AGATTGAGGATGAGAATGCTGCTGCTCCTCCTCCTTCTACTCCTCTTTCTACAGACGCTCCTATTACTACTCCTCCTTCTTCTACTCCTATTACTCCTCCTACTACTGGCCCTAATGACGATGCGGCGGAGGAAGCGGCGGCTGCTCTTATAGGCAAACCAGCATTTGCTATTTCAGGCGCTACCGGCGATTATCAGAACAAAATAAATCAAACTTTTAAATATGATTCATATGATAAAACTACTAAAACTTTTTCTTATATTAGTACCGATGGTACTGTTGTTACTTTTAATAATACAAATAGTCAATGGGAAATAAAAAAAAACGCTACCAATATAGCTTATAATCCTTGCACTATAGTAACTAGTACTAAGGAAGAAGGTAAAACACCAGATAAATGTAAGTCAGAAAACTGGCAAGTAAAAACAAAAGACCATTTTACAGGCGTATATAAGTGGATTAATAATACTTTAAAATTTACAATAATTACTGCTCCTCCTTCTTATACTCCCAAGGAGGCTACTCCTTCTGTTAAACTCGTTCCTGGAGATGCTCCTCCTACTACTCCTCCTACTACTCCTCTTCCTTTTGACGCCGACACAGACAAAAGAAAATTTGTGGAAGTAGTGGATGATTTATTAAAAAGTAATGGTTTTAAGGATATGAGATGCCACATTGATAACCCAGAATCAGAATTAAAAAAAAAAGACCCTACTTTAGATGATTTATTGAAGGAGTTTAAGCTAAAATCAAGTATCGACTCGGAATACTTTACACAGGCGTATCATTTTTGCAGGAATATGCGCAATAGTTTTTCCTTTTTAATGTTATCAGGCCCAAAATATGATGATTTAGTTAAAATAAGAAAAAATTGTTTCTTGTTGATGTGTTCTGATATACAAAGCGGAACAGGTGCACCCGAGCCTCCACCCAAGCCTACACTCAAGTCCAGTTCACTATCACCTGAAAGTTCATTGCAACAAATGATTGAATATTATTCACAAGATGGTGGTGATGGTGGTGATGGTGGTGATGGTGGTCCAACTCCAGATGAAAAGGCACGATTTAAGGCGTTGAATATTGAAAGAGACCCTATTATGGATTGGAGTTTTCCATATGGATCAAGTTCTGAGCCCGTGACTAACCTTGATAAAAGGTTTTGCGCAGGAATTAATTCAACAGGTGGAAATACATGTTTTTTCGTTACAGCCTTACAATATTTAATGTCTAATGAAGAATTTTTAAAAATAATGATAGAACTAAATTCTAGTCCGGATAAAGCGGATGATTTTGTTAATAATATTAATTTTAACGCATTCCCTTATGTTTCTGAAACTGCTTTAGAAAAAACGGCTGATAATTGTAAAAATAAAATTCAAACATCAAGAGATGTCTTAAAAAAACTATTATTAATTTTTAGATGGTGGAGACATAAAAAACCATTTAACGTAAATGATGTAAATAACATGGATGGCAATAAAGCGGTTGATGATTTGTATGATTTTTTAGGTTTTAAAAAGGCTGCTCAAGCAGATGCTTCAGAAGTATTAACGCAAATAGTAGGCGCTTTTGAATGTTTAGATAATCCATATGTTGACAAGTTTATAAGAAGTGGGATTAAAAATAAAACTGAAATAGCAATCAGTTATCCCGAAGTTGGTAGTATTACCAGACCACCTACATCACATGTTGTTCTCGATTTCGGTACCCCAATTACCCCTCCGGGTCTTGATAATTATTTGGCAGAACAATATTCAAAAGAAGATGCCGATAAAAGTAAAGATTTAGTAGCTGCAAATTTTAAATCTAGTGTTCAAGATACTATTGATAGTTTATCTGGTTATGATGATTCACAGGATTATGTAATAACACCAAGTGAGTTAAAAGAATACCCTACAAGAAATAAAGTACACGAAGCAGTCACACAAATAATTGGAAAATATTATGATGGTAGTAAAATTGAAGATGGTGTCAATTTAATAGGAATTTTAAAGTTTATTTGTAATAATATAAATAAACCTTCCATAATAAGTGCAAAAAATGTTGCATCAATACTAGAAAAATTAAGAACGTTTTGTGATATAAAAATGAATGAAGGCAAACAAAGATGTGGTGGTATAGATAAATTGTTAAATACATTATCCAGTATTAGAGAATCTGAAGAAACGAATAAAGAAATAGAGGATATATTTGATAAATACTATCTCAATGCACCAGAATCAAATAGAATCACTTTTAAAAACTTATGTGAAAAGATTAAAAAAGAATTCGAAAGTATAAATACTAAATTATTAGAATTTTTTAATACGTTGATTGAGAGTGACACCGATGAAAAAAAACTAACAAAACTAAAAGAAACGTTTACAGAAAATTATTGTCTTGAAAACATTACGACTACATGGCTTGGTTTACTTCAAAGAGTCATGGAAAATCCACATACGGATAAAGGATTTCCTGTTAAAGTTAATAAAAAAATAAAATCAACTTTTGGCAAGTATATAATGTTTAATTATAAAAGAACAGCAGGTATTGATATTAGATATGATTATGAAATTACTATTGATGAACGTATTAATGTAAATTCAAAAGAATATATTCTTGTAGGGTTTACTTCTCATTCTTATACTAAAAAGTCTGGCCATTATGTATTTGTAAAATGTGATACCAATGGTAAACCAGGTTTATATATATCAGATAGTACTTTGTACAAGTATACTGATCAATATTATAGACCTAATTATAAATGGTCACAAGGTGTAGTATCAGTTACCTATAAACAAGTAGGGGAAGAACCTCCTCATGCTGAGGATGATGGTGATGCTGCTCCTACTCCTGCTCCTGCTCCTGCTGGTAAGGATGATAAGACAGCATTACTAAAAAAATATACTGACATACTCTATCCTCTTTTTAAAACCGGCTTCAGTGCATTAAAACCGGACTCTCCTAACCTTCTTAACACTTGCGAGGATTATTACACACAATTTGCAAGTTATATAAAAAATGCATTACTTGCATTTGGAATTAATGTTGCGGATGACTTTAGTGGTGAAATACCACACGAGACTGCATGCGATGGTGTTACGGATGGTAACTTGAAACAATTCTTAAAATTGGCTGCATCGGTAATTAATAAGTTATTACAAAAAATTGATGGATATGGAACAACACTTAAAGGCGTTAAGAGAAAACTTTCAATGTTGAGTGATTTTTTGATAAAATGTAATCCTGATGCTGATTCTCCTGCTGACCCTGCTATCGCTGCTGCTCTTGCTGCTGGTAATATTAGGTCTTTCATTCAAGAAGCAATTGGTGATACCGGCAATGATTACGATAGTGATGATAGTGATGGCGGCGCTGTTAAGAAGTATAGAAAAAATACCACATCAACCGGTGGACAATCGTGCTTAGACTCAAAATATAATGCTGTAAGTCTTGACGATACTTTTCTTGTTAAAGTTCATGCCATTGCTAAGTGTTATTCACCAGCATATTATTTCCCTGCGTGGGTTTGTTCACAAGATGATGCAACACAACAGAAAATAAAAGAGTGTCTTGCTTCTGCTAAGGTTTACTATGATACGGGTGATAGTTTAAAAGATGTGGTAACGTTGGCAGTGCAGCGAGAACCGAGTAATATAAAATTATCAGACGAGCCTCTTGGGACTATAAAGTATAACAAACCAAAATTAGAATGTATGTTTGGATATAGCAATTCACCTTATGCAAATACGCCTTTAAATATTGCAGTTTATACAAAAACGCCATATTATACTTTTTGTGATACTTACGCCCCCCATAGTGATTTTCGAAAAAATCAAGAAAATATGAAATCTATGTTAACTGAGAGCGGTAGTTTAACCGAAAATCCTAAAGAAAATTTAATTTATCCTTTTATGCATGTTGTGCACGCGTATGCTCCTGCATTTGATTCCGATGGACAACCTGACTATCAAAGGTATGCCAAATTAAATAAAACTGACACTACACAAGAAACAGCTAGAAAAGAATATAAAAAAGATATACAAAAAATGTTAAGTAAAATAAGTAAGGCATATGATGATTTTAAAGATGGTAAAACATATGCTCGTCTTATTTTAACTGGTATAGGACAAGCCAATTTCGCATCAAAATCTGCTACTATTTTAGGTGGAGATGGAACAGAAACTTGCAATCAAATATATCGTGATTGTGTAAAAGAATTTTTTAAAAATGATGATAGTGTATTTTATTCTTTATATACAAGTGGATTAAATTATAACCCATCAGAAACCGACCCGTTTCCTGAAACAAGAATGTTAGTTAATATTGACTACATTAATGAATTTGTGATTGACGCAGACAATCAAGATAAATTGGGTATACCCGCTGGACAAACATTAGGAGACAATATACTATGGGTTAATGCATGGGATCCATTTAGTATGCTTGGTAATGGAAACTATGATGATGCTTCAGTCGATGGATACTTTGGAAGAAAAACCGCAATTGCAGTTATCGGGTGGCCAGTTACAAATCCTGATATAAAGTTTGAAGAAATTGATTTTAAAGCAACATTATTGAAAAAATATGCTGACATACTCAACCCTCTTTTAAAGACCAGCTTCAACACATTAAAAATGGACTATTCTGACTCGTTTACACACTATCCGAACCTTTCTAAAACTTCCAGTGATTACTACACCCAATTTGCAAGTTATATAAAAAGTGCATTATTTGCATTTGAAATTAAAGTTAATGTTGACTTTAGTGATACAATACCACCCGAGACTGCATGTGATGGTGTTACGGATGGTAACTTGAAAGAATTCTTAAAATTGGCTGCACAGGTAATTAATAAGTTATTAGAAAAACTTGATTTTTATGACAAAACAGCGAATTCAGAACTTAGAGAAATTGTAATAAAACTTTCAACATTGAGTGATTTTGCGGATAAATGTAAGGGTCCTGATGGTCCTCCTAAACTTGATGCTTCTGTGCTGATAAAAGGTATGTCAAAACTAAAAAAAACTAACGTTCTAAGTCAGAAATATATAGATTTAAGTGACACGATGAATCTTGCAAAATTTAAAACCTATGTTGTTCTCTTTGAAGAAGCAATAGAACATCCCGAGGAGGAATATCGGTTTGGACTTTTAACAAAAGAATTAAATGCCGCTAAAAATTTGGAAACAATAGATGACTTACTACCATATATGACAAATATGTACGATGTCACGTATGATTGTAAAAATGTTAAAGATCATAAAGGTATACCTCTATGCGGTAGACTAAAAGATGCTATTGATTCTGTTAAAGAACAACAATCAAGTAGTGGTTCCAGTAAGTCGCCTGTGAAGAAAAAACCAACTACAATTAAGAAAGATGAAACTGAAGAAAAAGATAAATTAATTACAGCTATTAGACTTGCTAATGAAGCATTAACTACAGCATCACAAAAGGTTGAAAAAGCTGATACTGGTAAAAAAGACTTTGATAAATTAGCCAATGACGCTACGTTACAAGATACTATTTCTGCTTATAAAAGTGCTCTCGATAGTGGTAAATCTGCTGTTACATTAATTGAACAAGCTATTCAATATACCGCAAGTGCCATTAATGTTGCCACTGATGCCTTACAACTTGCTAATGAATTTTTACCCATTGCTTCTGATAAGCCTGAAGCAGAAGAATATATCAGTGAAGCTAAATTAAATTTCACTAATGCATCTATTGATAACCAAAAAGTTAGACAATATCTTAGTCAAATTAGTAGCTCTAATGGAAAAATAATTAAAAGTTACAAAAAAAAAGAAGAAGAAGAAGGTAAAAAAAAATTAGATAGATTTCCAGAACACATTGAAGTATTGAAAAACATTGTTAATGCGATTGTGGATGGTAATGAAATGATTGATGACACAAGTTTAGATGTAGAAAAAAAATTAAAATCTTTTGATAGTGTAACAAAATCAGTTTTCCCATCTAAAGGCGGGACTATTAAGGATTATGAGATGGAAAGTAATACAGATCTGTTAAGCTACATGAAACGTATTAAACCTGTATATAGTTGTAATTCTACATCAACTCCTGAATTATGTAAACAACTTGATGAACTTATAAAAAAACTTCAAGATAAAATAAATATAGATGAGGAAGCTGACTTTGGCGGCGGTGGCCATATTAAAAAGAAATTAATACGTAAAAAAACATATCGTAATTTAAATAAAGTCAATAATAATACATCCAGAAAAAGGACAAAGTTAACCGAAGTATTCAAAACCAAAAGAAATAAAAATAAAACATTACGCAAAAAATAGTTCTTATCCATTATGAATAATATGTAGTAGTATAGTTTACTATATATTATTTCATATATGTGGTAGTTTACTACCTCCCGGAAAATTGAACTTGTAATCATTACTATAATAGAATACAGACAATCCAAACGTTACACTACTCGTATCCATCAAACAATCAAGCAACATGCAATCTTCTATCAAGTTCTTCACCAATCAGAGACCCGCGTCCAGTGTTGGTTCCGACACCGAATCTGACACTACCGCCGTGGATGTGGCTTCATTCAACCGCGGCATTATACAGATTAATATCCCCCCGTTTACTGACTCATCTTCTTCACAGACCCCTACCGCCGTCGCTTCCCAACCCAGACAAAAAATCCGTGTTATCATGTATGGTTCCATCGATTGTTCCGGTTCCATGGGCGAAAGTGCATCATCCCGTTGCCAGTCACAGCATCAACAATGCACCACCAAGATGGATTTCGTCCACGCGACATTGAAGAACATGGTTGACACGATTATTTCCCAGCAAGAAGAGTTTTCGCATGTCGAGTTTTACCTCGCTCTCGTCAAGTTCCATTCCACCGCGACGTGTGTTCTTCACCCGATGCGTGTGACACTGGAGACAAAAGACGAAATTCTTCAAGTCATTTCGCACATCATACCTCAAGGCGGCACCAATTTCGAGAAATGTTTCAAGGAGATGGCGCACCTGATTTCAAATGAGTCGCAGCACATTTCACCCTCAGACGATATCCCCGAACATTGCACCCAGCGTATGCACGTTTTCCTCACCGACGGCGACAACAATGAAGGCAACAAGAGTATCCCCCATCTCACCGGCCTCCTTGGTGCATCCACTGCTCAGCCCACACAAATCATGATTGGATACGGCACAGACCACGATTCTGCTACGCTTCAATCCCTCTGCTCGCATTTCCCCAATTCACGCCAGTGGTTCATCGACGACATCGAGAAGACTGGTTGCATTTTCGGCGAGATTCTCTGGTCAGCAGTGAATGCGGCATTTACCAAAGTGTCCATCAAAACACCCAATGCCGAGGTCTACGACTTTGAGACGATGCAATGGAGGAGCGAAATCTGTCTTGGCGATTTTGCGTATGATTCGTCGCGCACCTATTACATCCGCGCACCATGGCAGCACGACGAAATGGTTTGCAATTTCGCATACACTTCCATCGAGGCGCCCCAGGATACTTCATGCGATATTGTCGTGCCCCTGAACTATAATGTGTCTGCAGAGACTCCAGAGACAAAAGACGCTGAAGTTGAAAAGGAGTTATGGCGTCTCGACACCATTACGACAATTGACAAGTCGATTCAATTCTTTAAGGCGATGCGCCGCATGACATTCCAGGACCAAGCCACTGAAAAGACACGTCTCGTCGACGAAATCACTGCATTCCAGGAGAAGTTCCTCAAATACGCGACCGAGAACAATCTCATTGACGACCCTTTCATCATCCAACTCGCCGACGATTTGTTCGTCTGCATCAACGGGCTCGCCGTTTCAAGTATCGGCGAAAGATATATTGCAGCAAGACAGGCGTCACAAATTCAGCAGCGTGCAGTTACCATCAACGACATCACACCCCTACAACGCGAAATCATCGACTCGACTCCGATTGCGGAGGATGAAGTTCCAGCATTATCAAGGATGCGCGGACGCACTGCGTCATTTACACCCGGAAATATGGCATCCATGACAATGCCGTCTTTTGACGACAACTATGCCCATTTTGCAACTGATGTATGCACCCCGATCAATCGTGCTCGTTCGTCATATGTTGGGTGTGTCGACAACGATACAACAACAACAACAACAACAACAACACAAGTGCCACCCACGCCATCCGCTGCTACGCCTACATCTACACCTGATATGCCAACCGACCAAGAACCCAAGACGCCTACCCCAAGTGATACTCCTGTCGACGACAATGTGCCGAGCGAAACCCAGGAAAAAATGTTGAGCAACTTGACACCATCGTCGCGCGGAATTAAGTCAAATTTGCGAGTCATGACACGCGATGCGATGATCGGGATGCGAAAGTTCAAAGTTCGCGGACACGCGCAATGCTACTATGGCGAAGAAGATGATGGTAGATACCATGGATGCAACGATTTCATGGATTCGTGTGGCGGCGATGACGCATTTTCAAGCCATGCTTCACCAGGATGTGCCAGAATCGGGCGCATGCTTTCTGCGCCATCCCAGGCACAAAAACCGAATGACCGCACTACAAGTTCGCCGTTTTAAGTTTAGGTAAGTAAGTAGATGCACGGACGGACGACTCGAATAAATGGCGGAATGAATAGATTTACATTTTTTTAACTATTTCGGGACCCATATAATAAAATATATAATTAATGCGAAATCAATATAAACTTTTGTTGATATAATATATTACTATCATAGTTACTCTCTCAATCCCAATGTCCGGTATTGAATCTCCCGTTATTGTGACTATGTCACCTGTATCTTCGCCAACACAAGCAAATGCAAATGCAGCAAATGCAACAAACACACAAATTTGCGAGAATGTAGCAAGTCAACTAATGCTAGTTCTTCCAGATTTAGAAGAAATTTCATCGTCAAATGAAAAAGTAAATATTGAGCTAGAGCAAGTAAAAGAACATGAAACTCCCGAAGTGTCGCCGCAGCAACCATCATCTCCACAAACTGAACAAGTAAAAGAAACAAAAACCCAAACCCAAACCGAATCCGAATCTAAAACAAAACTAATTGATGAAGATAAAGCGTCTGTGATCGTGAAAGATTTCAAGTATTGTTACAGCGAGTTTGAAAAACAAATTAAAAGCCAGAATGTTGTTATTTCTATGGAGACTATTATGCGTATGCTTAGAATTGCGATGGTGGTAGTCGAACAAACTAGTGAGACAGGTAAAAACAAGAAAGATTTTGTAGTTCGAATGATAGCAAAAATAGTTTCAGATAGTCCTGATTCAACATTGATCAGCACAGAAATGAAACTTGAGATTTTGAATATGATTTACTCGCCGCTTTTTGATGATACGATTAAATTGGTGGTGGACGCATCAAAAGGAACACTTGATTTGAATAAAGTGCACGAAGTTGCAGCTCAAGTCGCAGTAGGATGTTTTAGCCGGTGTTTAGCGTTCCTGGGCAAGAAGAAATAAAGTTATGATAAGGTTGGGACTATGTTTATATAAATAAAATCGTATTGGCAGATTTTATTTATATGATAATAAGCATACTAGTCACAAGAGTGAATCGTATGAATCGCCGATTTACATACAGGGCATTCGCATTTATTCATTTGATGCACACACCGGTAGCAAGATATTACGTGGTTGCATGGGTGAAATTGCACATTCTTTTTATTTTCGTAGCACATAATACATTGTTCTTCTTCGTTATCTGTCAAGTCGATCATAGGTGGTTGACCCCCCAAACATATCAGTGCGCTTCCAGGAGATGATATGGTATGTGAATGCGCGTGCGCGTGAGCGTATGCATGTGACGCATGCGGTGGCGTAATGATCATACCCACATCCATAGTAATACGCGTATAAAAACCTAAAAATCCTGCTCGCGCAAGCTCGTTATCGCATATTCTAACTCGTGTGTGACTACTATCATTTTTCTCATAGTATACGCTATTATTATCATTTCGCGAAACTGAGAAAATAATATTTGGAGTCAATCGGTCAATATCAATCGTGACAACATTCGCGTTATCAAATCCAGCAGGAAATGCTAAATACGATGAATACTGCGAAGCATAACATTTGCGAACGCGCGTATCATAAATAAAATCTATATACGCCCATGTCTGGTAGTTGCGCGCTTTCACCCATCCTGCTCCACTACGACTCCCTGGACCTGTGACACCATCTACCAAAAAAATATAAATATCATTAAAGTCAATAATGGGTATAGGGTTGGGTGTAACATCTTGATTTCTTCTTGCACCTTCTTCTTCATTTTCAGGAAATACGTATTCATTTATTGTTGTTGTTGTTGTATCCGCGTGACCTCGGTCATCCCATCTATAAAATGTCGGCATATATGCGTCATTGTCGGTTCTAAAAATAGTTATGCCGTCTTTAGAATATGGTCTGCTTCCACTACTCATTGGCAAAGATTTGTAGCCGGTATAAATATCGCGCAACAGAGGGCTAGCCACTTGCCACGTCCCATTTATTTTTACTCGAATATCTGCAGTTGCCGCATTATATGATGAGCGTTGCATACTATGTTGTTATGTTACGAATATAGTAGTTTACTTACATATAAAAAAATATATTTAAGTAAATTTAGTATTTAGTATTTAGTATAACCGGCGCAATGCTTTACTGAGCTGCTGCAGAAACACCGCCTCCAAATATCGACGGAATGCTATACCCACCTTTACCATCCAGCACATATTTTGCAATAACCCGTTTTGGGTATTTGTCGATTTTCATAATATCCTCTGTATCATAAACATTCCCCATTTTGTCAACATAGTAAATAATTCCTTTGATATCTTGTGCCCAAATATCGACCTTCACATTTTTCGGGGTTGAAGGTTCGTTCACATTCTCTTCCATAACGCTATGTGGCGTCCCCTTGATATGCGTCCCGCAATAGGATTCACCCTCCTTTTTCCGACGCGTGCATTGTTCACCGCTAGCCCTCTTTGCGCAACATCGGTCGTATATAGGCACGACGCTTTTGATGCGTTTACGTTTCATAAAGTCATCTTTCCCTACTTTGATTTTTTCATAGTTGTATACAAATGCGGCGAGCGAGTTGCATTTCGTCTTAACATCTCCTAGAATAGAAGCATCGCGACCATATCCAGGTCCCGAATCTTCCATCCCCTGAACTATCGTCTGTATACGTCCAGCAATCTGGTTCTTAAATTCAATCAAATATTCGTCAATTCGTTGATTCAAACGTCGTTCCATTCTTTTGGTATAAAGAACTTGTAGAGGAGGTATTCTTAATATAATATAGTATACATATCTTTATTTCAATTTTATATATATTATATCAAAACAACATGGGTTCGTTCCGGAAAATTACATCATCCCTTCGGGGTCAAGTGCATCAAAAATGAGAGGTGGTGGAATTACTTCCGATACTGGACTTGTTACTATCGTGTCATTTTGGTTTGAATGTGATGGTAGTTGTTGCAACATTACATTTTCATGCGCATTTAAGTTGTTTTGCGTTAGTGGTAAAATATCAATGACAATATTGTCACTAGTAGTTGTGTTGCTTGCATTTGCTGCATTGGCTGCATAGTTGTTATTATTCACCACCACTTCTTCATCTATAATACCAATATCAGGTATACTTATATTTGATACAAAGTATGAATGTGGCACCGCTACAGCCTCGCGTTCGTTATCACCCGTTACAGATGCGGGTTTTGATGCAACAGGTGTAATATTTTGCGAACCATTTTTACTCAACCCGACTCCATTACCAGCACCAGCACCAGCACCAGCATAGACAAGACTTGCAGAAACCGCATTAAGCACATTTTCTGTTCCTTGTCCTTGTGTTTGTAAGTTGGATACACTTGGCGTGTTTGACCGATTTGACAGATTTGACCGATTTGAATGTAAAACAATAGGAGTAGATGCTTGTGCGATAAGTTGTGGGATAGGTAAAGGAGCCGATGCAATAGTAGCAATAGGGTTGTGAATAAGAGCAGGTGTCTGCTGTTGAGAATTAAAAAATTGCTGTAAGTTTTGCAGTTGTTGAAGCTGTTGAAGCTGTTGAAGCTGTTGTTGTAGTTGCTCGGAGTTTAGAGGCTCAGGACGCTGAACAACTGCACTTGATTGAATCGCATTATTCATTTGAATCATAGGCGTATGTCTAGATGCGGGTGTAGATAAAGCTGATGCATTTTGTTTATTCAGACTATTCCCGATTTTTTGCCCACTATATGAAACTGCATCTGTCAGTTCAACGATTTCATTTACATTTTCCTCTTTAATCATATTTACTAATAGTGGGGAGGTAGATACTATACTATTGATAGTATTTACGGCAACACCGGCAACACCAGCGACATCATTTACCTGAGAACTATTTTCTTTATTACGTCTTCTTCTTCGTTCACGATACTCATCTTGTGTTTCAACCTTAGACCCGGAATTGGAACTAGGTGGTCTTGACCGATTTCCTGTTATTAAATTAACACCACCTTTAATAAAATTAGAAACAGAACTCATAAATCCCGAACTATTGCTTGCACTTGACATATTTCCATCTCGAGGAGGAGCATGAGGAGAATGATTATGGTTATTATGGTTATTATGATTATTATGATTATTATGGTTATTGCGACGATGACCTTCACTCCCATCTCCTTGTCTTGAATTTTGTCCGCTTCTACTACCACGAGATCCATGAATATGATTTGTTACTCGTGCGCCTCCATTGCCTCCACCACCTCTTCCGTCGTTGTCGTCGTCATCGTCGTCGTCATCTCCACGGCTTCCGTATGAGTCAGGCGATGATCCGCGACTGCGTCTTCTTTCACGCGAACTTCTTCTTCGTCTTTTACCTGTTCCATCAATAATAGTATCTTCTACATTTACTATTTTATCACCATTTACTACAACTTCTGTTAATCCGTTACATAAATTTGGCGTATGTGCATTAAATGTTATTTTTCCACTAGATGCATCAAGTTCGCCATAGTTTTTCTTAAATATTTTTACTATTTCTTCATCAATGAGAGGTGCAATATCTTGTAAATTTTTTATATCAGTTTTAATGATTTGAAGCATATCTTTTGCAGATATACGCTGATCTCGTTTCAGTGACAACTCTATCATTATTTTTTTATTAATTTGTTGAAACTGAAGAGAACATAATCGATGTGATTCTGACCTTTTCCCAAGTTGAAAATATGTATCAATAGATTTAATAATACCTACAAAAATACTACTTACACCTAAAATAATATTCATTTTGTCATACCCAATATCAATACCTGTTGCAAAACCGATCGCACTAGACAATATGATAACAGGGATGTTAATATAGTTCGACCTTTCATTGTATTTTTCATAGGAATAACGATGTAAGATTGAAAATGATTCGCATTCTTCCGCATGAATTTTTAATAAATATTCTAAATCTGTATTATAGTCTATTTTATCTTTGTCTACTTTTTCCACTTTTTCTACATTATCTACTTTATCTTTTTCCTTGTCTGACATTTATGTATGTTATTCTATATATATAAGAATTATTAAAAAACTAATTTTTTTAATTATTATATTTTATCTTCTTTCTCTCATTATTTATACTTATCATGTATAACTCTTTTACTTAATGGTGGTATAATAAGTGAAAAAATATTTAAAATATTTTTTTTATAGTATATTATAACCCGAATAACCCCAGTTACCCAGCATATCAAAGATATATTTAATAATGCTGACATAAATGAGTCACCATGATAAACGCGAATATTAAAATTTTTCAATGTCTTAAATAAATTTTCAAATTGATAATGACGCACTTCTTCATGGTTATTTATATTTAAGTTTTTATTGTCAAGCTGTGATTCTAATTCTACCAACATACATTTGTTGTCATTAAAATACCAATGACCATACATCGCAGGTAATAAACATAAATAATATATTAGATACTTAGATGGTAAAAAAATACCTATTATTAATGATAATATAAACGCATAATGAAAATATCTTATTAACCCACTTAATGTAGACTCGTTCATATAAAACTATTTATATAATGACTTAATATTTTATTGTTTCATTTCTCTCGTTTCTCTCATTTCTCTCATTTCTCATCCTTTGCAAGCTTCGCATATGAACCGATGAATAAAAGTTTTTTTAACACTCTTCCATCCTTTTACTATATCATTTCGATAGTATACCAATGCTCGAATAAAGACTATTATCCATAGTATAGAACGAGAATAATCTAAGAAATTATCAAAAGAATCGACGTTTGAAAAATGAATATTTAATTTACTTAACTTTGAAAAAAATAAACTTTTAGAGTAATGTTTATATTCTGTTATATCATTAAAGAATTCACCACTTGTTTTAAATTCTAAATCTGTTAATATACACTGATTATTATTAAAATGCCAATGAATATATGTAAAAGGCCATAAAAATAAATAGTATATCAAATATTTACCTGGTAAAAATGGTCCAATAAAAAATAGAACAAGTAAAAATAAATGTAATAATACTAATATTTTTTGCAATAGATTATTCATTATATTATATAATTTGATATATATTATATAGTATTATTATTCATTATTCGTTATTCATGGGTATTTAGTATTAACTTGTATCCATAAGCCCACTCGCTCTTTCATTATTTAATATAAACCAAAATAAAATTAACCCATTGGCCCAAATCAAATAACTTTCAAAACTGCTTTTATCGACTCCTAAAAAAACCAATATTGCAGTAATCGCTGGATTCAAAAAAGCCAACACAAGTATTAAAATGATCCACATTTTAAAACTAGCAATATTACGTTCCGTCTTAGTTCCCATTTTGATTAAGTTTTATACTATATACTTATTATAATAAAATATTGGACAAAAATATATTACAATAATCTATAATCTTTAAATTTATAACTATATTTATCAGGTATATTTTTAGTATCTACGTAATGATATGATATTACATGCTGGTGATTATAGTTACTTATGCAAAACATAACTGGGAATGGTAGTTTTTCAATATTATCTTTATTTTCCGTTTTCTCATCATTCTCGTCGTGTTGCGATCCTCTGACAAATTTGTCTCTATCATATGAAATCATATATTCACCATTATATGCAGTATTATATTTAGAAACCCATTTAGTGTCATTGTCTCTAAATTGACCCGTATTTATTTTTTCAGGATACTTTTCGAACAAATATTGCGCCATTGCCGAGTCATCTATTTTATCCCGTTCTAAAAACATTTTAATTTTCCGCGGGAATATAATCGTTCGCAATAATCCACCTTTTTGAAATTTTTTCATATCACCTTCTATATCGTAACATGCATATTTAAAGGATGAATGTAAATCTGTAAAATAGTAAAAAGGACCATAACGCGAGAATTGCGACGACTTTTTCAACGAAAAAATGGCATTATATTTTGTATATTTATCGTTGTTTCCATTATAAACGACTATAGGTATTTCAAGCAAATTGCCACTCGCGTATATGTTCATCATATCCGGATAAGAATAAAAAAGGTTAACAACACTATCATGAATAGGGTAAAAAATCACTTTTTTATAGTTGAATATTTCACTTATAGTTGCCCACCATAGTTTGTTTTCTTCAGGAATATGTTGGATAGACGTATTGCTTTCTTCACTTTCGGTATCATTCAAAATACATTCAACAAACAATATATATCGTTCACTCAAAAATGTTTCGTCAATATTATTCATATGGTTTGAAGGAATAAGTCTACCCTTTATTTTGTAGTTTCGATCTATAAAAATAGTATCAAGAGTTGTTACTACCTTTTCGTAAATATTATCTCCATTGCTACCATCACCTTGGTTGCACATTAAGTTGGGAAGGTAAAAAACATTGTCTGACTTGTATAATATAAATTCAAGAAATGGTTTGTATGTGTTTTTATTGATTTTATAAATAAGAAATTCTACTAAAATATCATTCGAGTCTTGTCCTTCGTCATCATCTTTATAATCTTGAGAAAAATGAGACGAATATTTATGAGAAAATGGGTATAGTATTTTTGAGTGTTTCTCTCCTTTCTCTCCTTTCTCTCCTTTCTCTCCTTCATCGGTTTCTGACTCTTTCTCTTTCTTCTCATCCTTGTCCTCGTCCTCACCTACTTCATACCCGGTTGCTTCTCTAAACAAAAAATTTATATTCTTTAAATCTTCTTTATCTCCAATATAGTTAGCTTGTTCATCTTTTTGTTCTTGTTGTTGTTCTTTTTCTTTTTTAATGGGTTCTTGTTGTTTAAACGGGTTTTGCGTTTCTTCTATATAATATTTAGGCTCGGCAACCGATTCGGGCTTAGGTTTTTTATAGAACTTTGACATAGATTTTGACATAGATATTGCTTTTTCTTTTGTTAGTATTTCATTAACATTTGTATTTGCATTTGCATTTGCATATAGGCGTGTTTTTGAGGTTGGAAGCATTATTGCGTAATAATATAGCAAGAATATACACCTTACTATATTATTATTATATTTTTTAAATACTATATCAGTCCTTATTTATTTTGCGGCGAATCGATTCTTTTACTTTTTCTTCACGTGAATCTAATACAAACTTTGACAACTCTTTTGCCTGTTCATCATCATCTTTAAAGTATTTCATGAGTGCATTTACAAGAGTAGTTTTATTCAAAGATGCCTTAACTTTCGTTTTCGTATAAATAAGTTTACCACCATTTACATCAAAACAATCAATTTCATTTTTGCGCATAATTTCGACTAAATTATCGGCGTATGTTTTGCGCTTTTCTTTGAGTTCCTTTACTTTACGTTGTAATTCAAGTAGTTCGTTATCGTTCGCCATCCAACCCTTAATTTGTGCAACAAGCTGTTCTTTTGTTTCCATCAAAGTGGTTTATTTTGCGTTATATATTATACTATATTAAATAATATTCATATTATTTAACAATATTATTTTAACTATACTAAAGGCATAGTGATGTATAACACATAGTTATGAAATTACAAGTTGCTCAAAGGGTATAAAACGTTCTTCTGAAATAGCGAAATAAATGTGCTTATTACTGATCTTTTGACTTTTGTAAGACTAATATTTGTAACAGGTTTTTTTGAATGTTCTATGATATATTTCATAATAAATGCCTTAATTTTGTCTAATTCATTTACATATCTATTTTGTTTATTATTTAAGGATTCGTTATCGGCAATTTTTTTCTCTATTTTTTCAACTGCGTCAATATAAAACTGCAAGATAGAATTCATGTCATTTGTGTCCATAAATATTCGCGCAAGCGTTGTTTTATTTAGTTTTTCAGTTTTCTTAAAAACGTTTGGGTTATAAAAAAGGGTCACAAGGGTCTGCACTGCCACCACTTGAGGGATTGCACAAAACTTAAAGTTACTATTGTTTTTAACAAGTGACAAGTATTCGATACTATCAGGTATATGTCGTAATGCATTCATAATCATCTCATTCAGTAGGTCGGTATGTTTAGTTGTAATAGTAAGTTCTTTTATTTCGTCTTCTTCTTCTTCTCCTCCTCCTACTCTATTGGCAAAAATATCACCCATACTTGAAAAATGTTTACTAACAATATCTTTCGGCCACCAGTAACGTTTTTCATCGTAGTCTTCTTTAACATCGCGTATAATGTTCGTCTTTTGTAGAAACAACCCCATCGAATTCGACAAATTTTCATGTTTTGTCAAGTCGTTAAATTCCGAACCACTTAGTGTAAATATTTGCGACAACCCGATACCTACCAAACCTGCAACATAGTGGCAATAAGAATCGTATTCTTCGGTTGTATCCATGGATGGTTTATCTAAAAATTCAACCATACCTTTCGCCATTTCATGTGTAATATTTTTAATAACGTCACGATACTTAGAATGAAGTTGTTTATAGGTTCGATTCACTTTATAAAAATTCTTCATCAAGTTGCGATACTCTGGTTTATCGCCACATTCCATCGAATAGTCAACATTTTCAATATCATTATGGAAATTGAGCAACATTTGTTTTTTTTCTTCAACGGGAATACTCATATCATCTTCAATCGTATCCAGTCCTCTCAAGACCAAATAAAATATACAAACAACTTTCATCGTTTCTTCATCCAATTGCTTAATAACTATATTAAATGACCTTGATACATTTTTTAGTGATTCAAAGCAGAAGTTCCAGTTTTCCTCTATTTCTTTTAATTCGGCGCCATCTAGTTTACTATTATTTTTTTTAATACTATTTTGTTCTTTTATTTTTTCCGATTCTTTATCTTTCAAATCAGAGTGAATATTGACAGAAAAGTTAAACTGAATTTTATTCATATAAATAAAATAAATAAGAATCAAAACTATCAAAATTGCTAAAATAAAGTAAACAAGAAAAAGAAGAATCATGATTTTATATGCGTAGATTTGTCTATTTATTGATACTATATATTTTTTAACTATCATAAAAACATAAAACGACGTTATACATTTTTGTGGCAATCATTTCCAAATGTCTGCAGACCCCTTCCCTTTAATAATAACTAAATATAACCGAATTTTAGTTATTATTTTTTAATATGATAAAATGGAAATCTGACTATCCTATAATGATATAACATTCGTAAGAATCCAAATAAGAATACCAGCATGAAAATAAAATAATTAAGTTTTGTTGAATCTTTGTGTGTCATATTTATGTTAAATAGTTTTTTAATGAGTGGTCTTAAAAATTCTGCATTGCTTTGTTCTTTTTGTTCTTTTACACTATTATTATTTCTAAAATAGTCCTCCATTTTTGTCAATGTGCATAATCCATCAAAGTCGTTCCAGTCTAAAATAATGAAAATAATAATAAACAAATAAAGGTGAATATACCTGATAGGTGTAAAATACCACCCCACTATAATATATAATACAAACGCAATATGTAAATAGTTTAATGCATCGGCAATAATACCATTCATATTATTATTCATCGTATTTACGTTAACTATAAAGTCCTATATATGTTGTATACACAGAATAAAGTAAACGGGCGGTATATATAAAATATCCTACGTTTTAACTTTAATATCCGTGATTTGGACCTGTCTTGTTATATTTTTAATAACTTTCTTCTCTAACTTATCGTCGCATTCGATCGGTTCTGTTATTTTATTAAGCAAGGTTAAATATTCATATTGAAGATTTTCATCATCGAACCAGTCAGGGTTTAAATCGACCCATTCGGATATTTTTGTTCGCTGTCGTGTCGCGACATTGTGTATAGTTTTCTTGATTATCTTCTTATCATCGTCTTTCTCCCATTTGTCTTTATCTTTGATATAGACGATATCACGCTTCAAGTCTGTGCAGTGTATGGGTCGCTTATATACATCCAATTCTTTGAGACCATTTATCATAAGGTTACTGATGCCTTCGACTATACCATTCTTCCTTGTGAAGTAAAGGTCGTCTAGAGTTATCTTCAAAGAGTTGATAAAGTCGTTAATATTGATAGCATCTTTGCACTGCTCGTTCAAAAAGAAATTCAAATTGAAGTTATTGTTGTTGGTCGTGTTATTGAAAGTGTTGCCCATTTTGGGAATCATATTTTTTATCTGCTCTTGTTGGTCACGAATAATTTTAATCATTTCTTTATTGTCATTGATAAGCTCCATAAACATGTCTTTCGTGATTGCATTATTTATTTCTTTTTCTGTTTCTAAAGTATTGACTGCATTATTGGTGTCGCTGACAATTTCATTTTTGATTTCATTGTGAGCATCGCACTTTTTCTCGTGTTTCCATAAGCCCACGCGGGAGGTGTAAAGTTTGTGACAATACTGACACGATAAAATGTCGGCGCCAAAGTTAACATTTTCCATTTTTGTTAACGTTTTGTGTTTACGTGTCAAGAGGTGTCTTTTATAGTCACACTCTTTGCTAGATACAAAGTCACAAGTTTTGCAGGCAAAAATTCCGGCGTTTTTTTTCGGCGTTAAAGTTAACATTCTATACATTATGTTAACAAAAACGCCTAAATCCTTTTCCTTAAATATATTTGTCCAAAAAATCAAAAAAGTTTATCGTAACAAATTTTCAAACTCAAAAAAGCAAATGAGAGCATTATGCTCTAAATTGAATTGTTAACATTTTTTTCAAATCTATAAATGAAAATCAGAAAATGGACATTTATAAATGTCCTTTTTTCAAAATCTCAAAATACTTTTGAAAAAAACATTACATCATCACTTCTTCAGCGTCCGCCCTCCCCATTTCGCGGACCTTACCTTTATGCTTTGGATGATATTTTATGTTTTATTAGCATCCTTACCATTATGCTGTGGTTTGTATTTTCGCCGAAAAAATGCAAAAGATGGTCCAAAAGTTGGGAAAGCTGTTTTGCCGAATTCTTGGTTGGCTATTTTTGGGGGATGTTTTGGAAAATGTCCGGATCGTGTTTTTATAATTTTTGCAAAAGATGGTCCAAAAGTTGGGAAAGCCGTTTTGCCGAATTCTTGGTTGGCTATTTTTGGGGGATGTTTTGAATAATATGTTTTGTCAATTTCAGCGAGATGGAGCATAATAGTTTGCAACAGATGGATGGTCCAAAAGTTGTGAAGGCCATTTTTCAAAATTCTTGGTTGGATGTTTTTGGGGGATGTTTTGAATAATATGTTTTTAATATTTATTGATGTTTATAATTATATATAATTAAAGTATTTAGATTATATATAATAAACGATGCAACATAAAAGCATAAACAAAACCAGAAAAAAAAATAAAAGAAGTAAAGTTAAAAAATATAAATCTTCATATGGCAAAACATTAAAATCAAGATTAAAATCAAATACTATGACAAAAAAGAATAATAAAAAGTATAAAACCTATAAAATACATCGCGGTGGAACTACGCCGGTAGGCACACCCCGAACACCCCGAACACCCATTGGACCTGTTACACCTTTAACACTTCCAGGTTCTAATGTATCATCAAATGCTATACCGAGTTTGGCTAGTGTAGCCCAACAACTTCAAGACTATGCTTATAATCGTGAAAGTCCGTATTACTCACCTGGAAAAAGAGTCGTCCCAGTAACCGAACTTCCTGGAATGGGGAGAGATGCAGTATTAAGTCATGGCGAGAAAATTCACTCCACGGGTGATAGAATTTCAGATGAACTGCTTAAACAAATCATAAAATCACCATTAAAGCAAGTATCTCCAAAACCTAAATCGAGATTAGGCTCTCCTTCTTTTGCTCGCTCTAGAGCACCGGCGGCAGCACTACCTAGTGTTCCATTATATGATGTTCCGACAGCACCACCTTTATCATTTACACAACCACCAACGCCTCCTCAAGCAGTTTTAACGTCATCTGGAAAATTAAAAACAGCATATACGCCGAAGGTTTCATTGGCAGATGTAGGAGTAAGTAATATTACTACAAGCACAGGTGTAGAAATCCCTCATTATTATTTACTGGTAGAAGGTAATCCTTCTGAAATGTCTGTAGTTTTGCCACTATCCTATATTCCTATTCGTTCAGATGCTATAAATACATTACCACCAGATGAAAAAAATAAAGTTGATACTATTAGTAACTATAATGAATACTATTCCTATCTATCACCAAATATATATAGCATTCTCCAAAGTATGAATTTAACACACAAATTTGGAATATTACTAGTATGGGGTAAACTATGTGATGCCATAATAGAAAATATTAGAGTATCAAGCGTAAAAACTATACAAAGCCGAACACTATTCAGTGAAGAAGATGCAAAAACATTTTTATCGAATGTTCACAATAGTGAGTTTAATACTTTATTTAATATGGGTCCATCGCCATCAGAACCAAATAAAAAATTAGTAAGAGAGTTAGTGCAATTTAAAATTCCCGTTCCAATACACCCCCCAAAACCATCTAGTTTGCAAGTAGTTGGATACAACACACATCCTATGTTTAGAGCATACCTTACAGAAAAAGATGTAAATGACTTAGAATACATTTCGCAACAAAATCAACCCACGAATGATACAGAAAATGTTTTCGTGTTGGGGCATGGTAGTATGGGAAAAGAATTGTCACCACAACTCAAACTTCTTGCAAATAAATATATTCGATTAATCGAACTAGGGAAAAAACACACACTTCTAAGTGTAGAATATCCAAGTTTCTTTTTTCATTTAAGTAATATCTTACAAGACCCCACAAACAAAGTTATGTTTAGTGACACGAATAAAGGTGTAATTAAAAGAAAAAAAATATTTGATATACTATGCAAATATTTACTGATAAATAAGTTGTCTTCTTGTGAAATGAAAGATACATTTAAGTTAACAGATATAACACACGATAGAATTATTGAAGGACATTTTGATGACTCTGAAATTCAAGAAGACCATGTTATAAATTTAAAAACATTGAAAAGTTTTTATTCAATGGGCATTTTTAAACCGGTAGACTATAAACAAACTAAAATGAAAACACCTGTATACAATAAAAAAATATTTAAGTTATACCCTGGGACTACATTTTTTACGAGAAATACTAAAATTGATTTAGTGAAAACTCTTCTTCCATATGCAGTTCGCAATAACAGAGTCATAAATATAGTATTATTTTCATGTGCGATAGAATATACAAACATGTCTCCTTACTATAAAAACGTTGATCCATCGTTTGATAAACCTTTGAAGACAACACCGGCGATGAATTTATTAATAGAAGGTAAAAAATTTATTTTTAATCTAGGACGGATGACTTCATCATTCTTGGCAACTTGTTATAATGAACCATTTACTATGCTACAATTAAAATCTGGTAGTGATAGAATATATGAAGTAACATTCAATTATTTTCCAACAGGAGAAGTCCCTAACTATAATTTAATAAACAGAATAGGTCCGATACTACAAAATTTTTATAATACATTTTTTATACCATTCTTATCAGAAATATCGGGATTTAACTACCAAGCAGCATTTAGTTTTAGCGGTATAAATGGGGTCAACAAATCATATGACTTAATTGAGGATGGTAACCCTATTGCAGAAGAACCGCATGCAAACGAATTAAGAAAGGTAAAAATATATTTAATGGACGAAATATATCGCATGTATCATAAAGTACTCAATTACTATGTTGTTGTTTTTGGCAACTTACTCAATATTTATAATTATTACATTTCTTTATTTGTAACAAATACACAAGATGATATAAATTCAAGAGCAGCTATAACAGAGTATATACGAATGACACAAGAAATTAGTAGTTTTTTTTTAAAATTATTTGGTATTATTATTTTTATAAAAAATGGAAAATATGGCGAAACTACTCTTATTCCACCTTTCCCTGCGATCTTTTTAGTATACCCAAAATATGTAGAAACTTTGAAAGAATATAATGAGTCAAATATTAAAAAAATATATGATGAAATAAATGAAGGAATGGACTACTATAGGTATGAAGTGACAGACCCAACAGGAACAACGTTATTTCCATCTCCTGATAAAAAAGTGAGAGGATTTATAAAAAATATACCCCCTCCTGGTGATTTTTTCCATACTGCGCGCAGTACATATGAATATAAAGAACGCCCAAATCTCACCGAAGCGAAAGAAAGACGCATAGAAAATAAACAACAAATATATGAAAAACAAAATATTCGTCCTCTAGCTCGCAAAGTAAGGGCACAAGGTGACTATAATATTTCCGTATAGACAATTTTTATTTATATATTTTACATTTTGATTTGCATTCTGATTTGCATTCTGTCATTTTATGAATTTAGATTATATTTTTTTATAATCTAAATATAGTATAAGACAAAATAAATCTCTCACACACACACACACAACATGAATGATTATATAGATTTTTTAAAAGATTCTATTATTACATCGGTTAGTATGAAAATATTTAAAAATGTAGAAGATGCGTCGGTAGCACATATTTTCAAGTCAAAATTAGTAAAACTACCATTATCGGTATTTACAAATGTTGATAATTTTAACCCGGATAGACTAAAGAAAAAAGCAACCAAGGCATATCCCATTCACGACAGACCAAGATGTGAAAGTGATATAACTTGTGTAAAATATTATCAAAAACAACTACAACAAAAAAAGGAAATTAGTCCAATATGGATGATACAAATAAATAATAAATATGTGTTACTTGATGGAGCGCATAGGATAGTTGCGAGTTATATACTAGGTAAAAAAAACATAAATGCATATTTAATAACTTTGTAATAAGAGTTGGAACGTCGAGTCCAACATATCACTACTTATTCCTCAATGACACGCTGCATCAAAATAGAAGTCACCAAATAAGGGTCCATATTTGCAGCAGGGCGTCGGTCTTCAAAATATCCAAACCCGTCACGATGTGTATTGTTATTGATACGCACAGATGCGCCTCGGTTTGCGACACCCCATGAGAATACATTATAGGATGACGTCTCGTGAATACCGGATAGCCGCTTGTCATTATCCGCACCATAATGCTGAATATCTTCGGTGTGGTGTTTCTCCATATTTCGTATCACGCGGTGGATTTCAACTAATCCGTCAGCATCGTCACAATTGTCTCGCATGAGACTGGTTGAAAAATTGGCGTGACATCCCGAACCATTAATATATGTAAATGGTTTCGGGTCATAGCATATCGTTTTTTGATATTTCTCGGCGATTCTTTCGAGCAAATAACGCGCAACCATAAGTTCATCGGCCGCGCGAATACCCTCTGATGGCCCAATTTGAAATTCCCATTGGTCTTTGCTTACCTCAGCATTTATACCTGAAATATTTAAACCCACATTTAAACACGCCGCCATATGTTCTTCTACAAGTTGACGATGTGAAACCTGACACCCTACACCGCAATAATGCATCCCCATTTCATAAAACCCTTTTTTATATTCTTCATTATACGTTTTGTCATCAAATATAAAATATTCTTGCTCCAATCCAAACCACGGGTTTTGTTCTAGGCATACATCAAAAATAGTGGTAGCTGCATGACGACTATTTTCAAGTGTCGGTTTTCCATCAACGTAGAATGTTTCACACAATACAAGCTTCCGCATGATAACATGGTTTGGGTTTACACTTTTAACGCTATCTTGCAAAAGAGGATTATCGCATACAAAAATAGGCACAAGAATTATCTCCGACGATATTCCGCTAGCTTGCCCTGTAGATGAACCATCGTAGTCCCAACGCGGATACATGCCGACGTCATTTCCATCTGCCGAAACAACACCAGGAAAGAAATTAGGGATTACTTTTGTTTTCGAACGGAATTTTTTATTTGCATCGAGCCATATATATTCTGCAACACACGTATAATTATACATATTATCTAAAATTTATATGATAATATATATTTGACATAGTTTTTATATACTTTATATAATGTTTTATGTAAATTCAAGTATTACTATATAAATTATGATGTTTTTTACAATATTTCATTTCTTGTGAATTTCCGATAATGCTAATATTTTCAGCACACTTTATGCCACATGTTTTACCCATATTTTTACCACTTTTTAGTATTGCACAACAACCGGTTTTGCTACCATCAGTTTTGCTACATTTTGCGACCCCTTTTATATTTTTTTTATTACCAGTTTTCTGTTTAATAGTATATAACTTATAGTGTTGAGGACATAACAGCACATTTTCGGTTTCGTAGTATATGCCATATTTTTTACAATGATTATCTGTGTTGTTACCATGAGAACATTTAGCGACATGTAAAAAATATTCCGGATTTTTATTATAATTCGTTGTTATATATGAGTTTACATTTTTGATAACCCTTACAGATGGATAAGGGATATAAGGAATTAATTTATTTGTGATTGAACGACAATATGGACACTTTATTTGATAGTATGATAGTTTAGTAATTTCGTATACATTATTTTGCTTGTTTTTTTGATTAACTATTTCATTATATATAGGAACATAGTTAAACTTGTGGTTACAATTCAAAGTAACATGGTTTGGATGTAACTTTTCTTGTGTGATAAGACAAACATCGTTAGCAGTATTAGAAACTGAAACTATAGTGTTTTTGTCTTCGGTTGCTGTTGCGTTTGTATTTAGAATTTTTAAAAGTTCGCTATAAAAATAATTATTCGTATCTTTGTCAAAATTATGTTTTATTTCAGTTAATGCTCCACCAGATATTGCCGAACTAGAAGTATTTTTATTTACTAAATAATTACTACTATGTGCAGTTCCGTGTAAAAAACTTTGAGGAATATGAATACTCATTATAGCTTTTTTAGTTATATTATGAAATATTTATGTATGATTAATAAAATAAATTGTCTTTATATTATTATATTATAAAATGGCAACAAAACAAGAATGGGGAAATGCAACGTGGTATTTATTCCATACTCTTGCATTTAAAATGAGAGACGAATATTTTGAAGAGTTAAAAGACGAATTTCTTACGATATGTGCTAACATTTGCACAAATCTTCCTTGTCCTGACTGCTCCGAACATGCTGCAAAAATCATGTTTAACGTAAAAAGGGATCATATTAAAACAAAAAAGGATTTACAATTATTCTTTTTTGATTTTCATAATAGCGTGAATCGTCGCACAAATAAGCCCTTATTTAAGGAAGACGGCATGTATATGTATCAAAACGCAATAACAAAAAATATTGTTTTTAATTTTATTTCGACGCTTTCGAAGAAGTATCATAATATAAAGCTGCTGACAAATAGTTTTCATAGAGATCAGGCAATGAATGATTTTAAAAAATGGATTTCACATAATAGCACTAAATTTGTGGCGTAGCTCACTTTGATTATGTATTACGTAGTGTGTATCACTTCGCCGTTCTTGTATACCTTGCATTTAAAGGTTTGTTTAGATGGGCGTGAACATATAGGCTTACCACCATCAACAGCAAAGAATAACATTTTGGGATTTGATGTAAGAACTATAGAAAACCACGCAAATCCAATAATAAAACCAATTACAGAACTTATTAAAATTCCGACCATAGTAGTGCATCCGTGTAAGACTTTACTAACTGCATTAATACCAAATAATGCACCTATGATACCTAATAGAACTACATTGTAACTATTGTATGTCTGCATTGGCATAATGAGATAGGTAAAAATAAAAGCCAATAATGTGCTATTTAGGTTAGGAACCATATAGTTACTCAATAGAGGCACCTGGATAAAATTACATTCAAGTTTATACTTGCTTGAACCAAATTTGTCTTCATATTCACCACCAATAGACATCGCTATAATGGAGTGTATAAGTAATACTAAAACTAAGCCAGCAAGATACATACCGGATTTGCCTATATCTCCATTGCTTATACTTGAAATAAGTAAATATGCTGAAATGTATAGAGGAGATAAGGAAGAGAAATAAGCATATATATTTTTTAAATTTGATTCAATAGCAGATGTGCTTAATAATGCTTCTTGAATACTACTCATATTATATGTTTGTCTATGTATTTGGTATACTATATAATATATATTAATATATATTAAGATATATTATAATTGCTATTTTATATAAAATATTTTTGATGATTTTATATAAAATATCGTGTTTCGATATATGATTTATTTCTCTCCTTTCTATCCTTTCTCTCCTTCTCCTATTCTTAAATAAATAACAAAATCTATATAGAAATAATCTTACAAGTATAAGTATCTATTGCATTACAACACAACTTATAGTATATACGATGGGAATTCCAAGTTACTTTTCACATATAGTTAAAGAGTATCGCCATATCATAAAAGATATGAAATCACTACGACAAATAAATAATTTTTATTTGGATAGTAACTCGCTTATCTATGACGCTGTAAAAAATAATCCTACATATGACAAAACAAAACACAATGAATACGAGAACGAATTGATGGATATGGTTTGTGCCAAGATTGACTTTTATGTTGATACGCTTCAACCCCGTGATCGCGTATTTATTGCATTTGATGGTGTTGCTCCTGTTGCTAAATTAAGTCAGCAACGAGACAGAAGGTATAAGTCGTGGTATACAACGCAAATACAGCGTGACCTTGAAGGTGCGGCATATAAAGAGTCATGGAACACATCGGCGATTACACCAGGTACAGAGTTCATGAAAAAACTAAACACACATGTTACAGAATATTATGAAAAGAAAAATAAAAACCCTATATCTAGTGTGGTTCCAAAATACATAGTATCTTCGAGTATGGAATCCGGCGAAGGAGAGCATAAAATTTTCGAATATATTCGTAAATATCCTGAGTATCATAACTCACCGGATACTACAACGCTAATATACGGATTAGATGCTGACTTAATTATGCTTACCCTAAATCATCTGCATATTACGAATAATAAGAACATGTATCTTTTTAGAGACACACCGGAGTTTATCAAATCGATCGACTCGTCTTTAGATGCGAATCGTGACTATTTACTGGATATACCAGAGTTAGCAATCGCTATAGTAGACTATATGCATCAACAAGGAATTGGGGGTAGTAGTGGCGGTGGTGCCAGCGAAAAGAATACATCCGACACGATAGCATTGCAAACAAATCGTATCAAAGATTATATATTCTTGTGTTTCTTGTTGGGTAATGATTTTTTGCCACATTTTCCGGCGGTAAATATACGGACAGGAGGTATACATATACTACTAAATGTGTATCGCGAAACGTTTGGCAACGATAATACAAAATTTTTAACAAAGTTGGATTCCGAAACCGCAACAAATACGATTCAATGGAAAAACTTTCATGAGTTTGTATCGCATATTGCAAAAACCGAGGATTCGTTGCTTATAGAAGAACATAAGCGACGCGACAAGGCGGAGAAACGGATGGGATACCAAAGCCAAGGCCAAAGCAGGAGAAACGAGAGAAACGAGAGAAATAATACTAAATCAAGTATTTCTACAACAACAACGTTACAACAAACTGATGAAGTTCTTGGAACAGATATTTATAAAATGGATGACTTGTTAACATTGCCAATGAGAGAACGTAGTGTTGAAAAATATATCAATCCATTCACACACGACTGGGAATATCGATATTATAAATCTTTATTTGATCTAGAAATAACAGATGAACGTCTGCGACAAATTTGCGTGAACTATTTGGAAGGGTTAGAATGGACATATAATTATTACACATCGGGATGTATCGATTGGCGCTGGTGTTACAAATATCATTATGCACCATTATTTAAAGACCTGGTAAAATATATCCCACATATGAATACAACTTTTTTGCAAAAGAAAGAGAAACAAGCAATAGAAGATGTAGTCCAGTTATGTTATGTATTACCAAAAGCAAATTTAAATTTATTGCCTTTTAGTGTAAATGTCGTTTTATTGCAACGACTTGGGCATTTATATGGAGAAGACTACGATTTCAAATGGGCGTATAGTCGGTATTTCTGGGAAAGTCATGCTGAGCTTCCAACACTGAATATTGAAATGCTTGAAAATATTGTTCATGAAGCAAAAAATAAACAAACATTCGCAGTATCATCTGCTAAAATGATACCACAGCGTTCGCAAGGAGTTACGAACAATACACTTTCAAAACTTTAGCGAGTTAGAGATTCAAATTCGTAAGAAATAGTGGTAGTCCAATTCCTTTATGTTTAGGGGAACATTCAGGTGAACATATGTTTTCATTTATAATATTTGACATAGACGGCGCAGATGGTGTGTTCATTTTAAAAAAACAAAGTAGTTTACCGAGTATAGAGTTGGTTGCACTCGCATCCGCACACACGCTCGAACCATCACTATTCCTACACTTTTTAAACTTGAAAACCAATTCAAATACAAACCCAATAGATTTATATATTCCGTAATAAATAAACCCCCATAGTAAATTTCGAATAAATATAAATGTTTTACTAATTTCTGTATCTTCACCCCAAATTTCATTTTCAATAACGGATATTTTTTTCTTTTTAAGTTCGCTTTCAGCTACATCTTCTATTTTTTGAACCGCTTCGTCAAAGGACATACCCTGTTTGCGATAATTATCAATTCGATACTTATCCATTCGTTTCCATACTTTTGACCATATTTTATAAAAGTCATTATAATAGTCATCTTTTGTATACTCGCGTTTCTCGCGTTTTTCAAACTTTTTTTTAAGTTGTAGAGGATCAATAAGAGGACTATAATATGTAAAAAGTTTCATATTATTATTTATTTTCAATTTTTCATCGTCAATAGCGTAATCTTTATTTGTTGTGTGGACGATTTGAATAGGAATACTATGCTCAAAGGAGTGATAAATAAAACCTTTTTTTAATTCTTCGGATACATAAGGACGATGAAGTCGGCGCATACCTTCGGGGTATAATGCAAGATTACGACATGTATCTTCAATGCGAAGTTCTTCTATAATTTTTAAATTTTTTATAACTTGTTCTTTACTATTTCCATATGAAATAAAAATACAATATTTTGTAAGCATAGTTATTATTCCTAAAAATGGGAATATTTTTATCACTTTGTTTAATGAAATATACTTGGAATTATAATGCGTTACTATAGGATCAATAAAAAAGTCACTAACGGATGAATGATTTGACATATACATTATATTTTTACTTATATTCAAGTCTTCCTTGGATACTTTATAAATAGTTGGGTTTGTTAAATTGGTAAATAAGGTTGCAATATCTTTAATTGCCTTTTTTTCTGTTTTCACATTATAATTTAAAATCACGTAAATAGGATAAATATATGTTATATACAAAATAATCAAAATATGATAGATCGTTTTAATTCCAACTTGTGAAAAATCATATTTAAACATAGGCTCGATGTCTACCATTTTCTAAATAATTACTAATTGCTTCTAAATAATAACAAATAGGTAAGTAATATTAAATATTTATAGTTTTATTATTATTATTTAAAATAATAATAAATAAAGTATACAACGCAAAATAACTTAGAAAAATAAGCGAATAGTATATACTATCCTAGATAAAAATCCTATACAAAATGGAAAATGTAGTATCACGCATTGACAATAATTACAAGATTCTTAAATTCAAAGGAACAAGAAATAATTTTACTTCACTATTAGAAAACAATCCTGGTATTCTCATATTTAAATTTACTGCAGACTGGTGCGGACCATGCAAAAAAATCAAAGAGTATTCTTATAAGAAGTCCAATGAGTTGCCTGAACATATAACTATGTTGGAAGTAGATGTAGATGAGTGTTTCGACCTATACGCCTTCCTGAAACATAAAAAAATGGTGAACGGAATTCCGGTATTTCTGGCGTATGCTCGTGGAGTCACGGAAGCACCAATTGCGTCGGTGACAGGTGCGGGTGTTGCAGATATTGAAACCTTTTTTGCGGCATGTGTCGGTTATAAGTTTTCGGGGTGAGTATTATAAAATTGATAAGATATATGTTTATTATTACGAATATAAATATCTACCAAGACTAACAAAATGACTTCAACATCTTCACATGAACATGTCGCATCATCTATAGTCTTTAATACCACATTTACTCATAATATCCAGAATGTTGCGTTTGGTAATTTACCACCTGAAATTTGTATAGATATATTGAAGGATGGTAGACCATTTTCACATTTTATAGAACCATGGCTAGCACAAACTTACCCGGCATTAAAACATATAAAAGGTTGCAAGGATCACGACTTGGTAGATAATATAGACGAAAGTATAAAATATGAACAGAAAACATTCACAAAAAAAGGATGTATTTTTACACCATCCAATATGAAAGGTCAGGGTAGAAAATTTGACCAAACAATTTTCGAAGAAAAAACAAAAAAACTGATATTTATTATTGTTAGTAATGTTAATTTTCCGGAAATAAAAATCAAATTCGTAAGAGGCACCAATTTAATTATAGACTATCCAGCTGGAAAAATACCTTTTAAAGATTTCGACAAATTCTTTGGTTCTACTATAACCCTCCAAGAATAGAGTTCAAAACGATGTTAATTTCCGGCTTTGAAAGACTGCGTGGACCGGTTGTGTTTGTCGGGAATACATGTGCATTTATTTTTTTAGCAATATTAACAATATGATTTTCATATTTTTTATCCAATTTTATAAAGTGATGTGACTGAACGTTGTATTCCGTTTCATCATGACTATTAATATAACATCGCCCCGCATATACACCAACGCGTCGAATCACTATATCGTGAGGGTCCGTTCCTTTCACATATTGAAAGCCTTTTTCGGTAATCTTTTCAGGCACTATGCGCGGCACCGACCTTTTTTGCCATATTTGGAACACACATGGGACATCGTATGATGCGTCGCCACCCCCCAACACAAACGCGTTACGCTCTACGTCACTAGAATGGATGCAGTGAAAATGCGACTCAAAAGCACACGACATGCTCGGTTTTACGAATGACCTGGGAAGAATGAATGCAATGATATACGTCGACGCAATCTTGCAACTATGCGCGATGAACGCCTTTGCAAGAGAGGACTGACGACCGAAGGGTGGATTCCCAAAGATAATAACTGGTTTTTGGTTTGTTTTTGTTTTTTGCACCGGTGGCACCCATGTAAGGAAGTCTTGCTTTACTATGTTTGCACCCGCCCCCGGTCCAGGCTCAATATCAATACCGATTTTGTCGTATGTTTCAGGGATATTATTTAGGAAGGCACCATTGCCGGCAGACGGCTCGACCCATAGGTAAGACGAAAGTGGGAGGACTGGAGCAGGTGAATGCAGCGCAGCATCATGTAATACGGAAATAAGGATTTGTATACACTTTTTGGCAACCTCTGGCGATGTATAAAACTGGTCTTTGGTATTGGTTCGGTATTTACCGGTGTCTTGTGTTTCTTTCTCTTTATCCTTCTTATGCTCTTTACTCATAGATGGGATAGGTGTATAATAGTTAGATAATATAAGGTAGTCTTATATTATTTAATTCAATTTTATGTATTCTTATTATATTATGTATTTCGTATTTTATCAACAGAATCTACTAAAGTCAACACGAGGACCGGAGAGGATATTGATAGGCAACCATCGCAGAGCGGAAGGATTGCACAATTGTCTGGAAAAAAATCCAACACCGATTCTTCCACATACTCCGATTGCAAGATTGGTCGAAATAATAAACCGACTGATATCTGCAGAAACTTCTGCACGCGCACCGACATTTGCAACACCAATATCAAATGAAGCACCTGGTATAGGAATATTTGCCGAAAATGAGGCACTCCATGTTCTTCCGACACTAGTGCCCATACCGAGAACGGACGCCCATGCTCTATATCCAAAATTGGCCGGAGATGCACACGGCAGAACCCAAGCGGACGCCCCGACTGATATATAATTTTGAAGACCGATCGTGCAACCAAGCTCGCCACCAAATCTGGCATCTCTACATGTGCAGAAGTTGGGAAGGCGGAAAGTGCCAGTGAGTGGGCCACAAATACTCAATGCGGTTGGTTTCATGCCTGAACCAAAGTCGCGAAATTCAGCGACCTCAAATGCGTCGACATTGACGACCGCGTCGCTAATACTACCATCGGGGTCCGATGCTACACATGTCGAATTTTCAGCACAACTTGATAAAGCTGGACAAGAAAAACGCGCATCCATGCAGCGGACTGCGCTAGGAAGCGGCGAGCAAGCATATACTAAACCAGCGCCAACTGCAGTTGCGTTACTCATACAAGTTTGTGAAGGGGCGCAGAAAATACCATTGCCGCAGTTTTCATTCGCCGGAGCAATTGTTGGAAGGGCGTTGGCGCTTACAAAAAGAAGCGCACAAGCTAAAAAAGTGTCAAGTTTCATTGTATGTTAATTTACTTTACGAAGTTACTAACGTGTATGTATAATATATCTGTATATATTTATATCTGTATATATTTATATCTGTATTAAAATATATATGATAAAATATATATGAATTAAAAAATATAGAAATAAAATTAGCATATTATAGTAATACGCCGAAACCCACAAACATGGACATGGACCTTGATATAAACAACTATGAACTAGCGGATATTTTGAATCTTTTTAAGATTCCTGTGTTATTCAACGACAAACATCTGCGCGAAGCTAAAGTGATCGTATTGCAAATGCATCCCGATAAGTCACGTCTTCCAAAAGAATATTTTCTATTTTTTACCAAAGCATATAAGATGTTGTATGAAATTTATAAAGTGCGATTCCCAGACGAGAAGAAATACAAAGAAACGGGGTTTTCATATAGTGCGGTGATTGACCGCGAGTTGAACCAGAATAAAAGCAAGACTGCACACAATGCAGAGGACCGCGAATATCATAAGACGGAAGAAGAGGCGTATAAAAAACTACAAAAACTAGATTCAACAGATTTCAACAAATGGTTTAACGAGAAGTTTGAAAAGTTTCGAATGCACGACGACGAACAAGATGGAGGATATGAAGAGTGGTTTAGAGATACGAAAAGCAATAAGGATAAGACCGACACTATGGACGACGAAGGCGCCGATGACTACGAATTAGGAGATACCTGGAGCGAGAGAAACGAGAGAATCGAGAGAAAAAAGAAAATGTTGCGGGATAAAATGGCACTAATAGAAAGAAATGAAATTATGACACTTGATAGCATTGGATGTGGAGGGAATGGTGGATACTATGGATTAGGAAGAGAAGCCCCGCAAGAATATTCAAGTGGTTTATTTAGTTCGCTTCAATATGAGGATTTAAAAAAAGCACATACGGAGTCGGTTATTCCGGTAACTGCCGACGACTTTGTGAATCGTAAAAAATACACATCGGTAAATGAAATGCAAATGTTTAGAGATATAGAGAAGACACAATATGACTTTTCACGAGAAAATCATACAACAAAATTAGATCAAGCAACCGCGATACAAGTGGAACAAGACATGCAGCGGGTATTTCGAATGGCAAAACAGGATGAAATTGCACGTGACATAAACACAAAATTTAAGTCGGAATTTTTCCAAATTACAAACTAACGAACTAACAAACTAATGAACTAACCAACTAACACATAAACAAATAATACGCAATACAAATAATTATACACAATAAAATATATTCTGTATAATTATTATACTATATATAATCATTAACCAAAATCATGAAAATTACAAAACAACAAATTATTATGGTTGCAATACTTTTAATTATTGGATATATATACTCGCAATACAATAACAAACTTGCAATTGGTATAGAAAAAGAAGAGCATGATTTAATTCAACAATTTTTAGCAAGTGATGTGAAAAAAATGGACCGAAATAAACCATTTCTATGGATTCATGTTGAATACGACATCAATGAAAGAAACTGGCTCAATTTTGGGTCGCGAAATACCAAGAATCTGAACCAGCCTTATTTATATTTGTGTATACGAAGTATCGTCGAAAAATGCGGTGATTCATTTAATGTCTGCATAGTCGACGACAATGTATTTACCAAATTAATACCAGGATGGAGTATAAATGTAGGCAATTTGGCGACACCTCTTCGCCCGCATATTCGCGAACTGGCGATGGCACACTTGCTGAATAAATATGGTGGTATGCGTGTGCCGCCGTCATTTATGTGTTTTCATGATTTGATAAAGTTGTATCATCTTGGAACAAGTATTGGAACAGGCGCCCAAAGTGTTTTTGTCACCGAAATGCTGTCAACCAGTATTGCATCGTCTGTAATAACATTTTCACCATGTCCAAAAATAATGGGATGCCACAAAAATACTGAATTTATGAAAAAATATATCGAATATTTAGAAGAATTAGTATCGCAAGACTATACGAATGAAATGGATTTTGAAGGGAAAATAAGTAAATTCTTTTATGACGCAGTATCTATTAGAATGGTAAATTTGATTAAGCCTGAACTTGTTGGTGTAAAAGATGCAGAAGGTAAGCCTGTTTTACTAGATGACCTAATGAGTGATAGCACGGATATTCAATTTGCATCAGAGAATTTCGGTTTATACATTCCTGCGTGTCAACTTCTAAAAAGGCGAAACTTTGGATGGTTTGTAAGAATGTCGCCGAAACAAGTGCTTGAATCGAATACCCAAATTGCGAAATATATGTTGGCGATGCAGTAAGGCATCAAAACAACTCAATCAAGTTATTTGTGAAAAGCGCTAGTTCAATTTCATCTTCATGTATGTTATGAAAAATCGTCATATATTTACAAAGAATCTTTGTAATTTTATACTTATTTGTTTCATCTATGAGAGGCGTTGATTTGATAAAAAGGAAATAGTTATCCAGTATATCCATCACTGAATATCCTTGGTCATGTAAAGCATATAGCATTTTAACTGAATGTTTAAGATTTTTATTTTTAATACTATTCGTATATTCATCAAAAATATGAAAACTAATATTTGTGCATAATAGTTTTGCAACTTCAAGGTCAATAGGCGAATCTAGGATTTTAATTTTTTCCAAATAGTTGATAAGTATTCGTATTGACATATTTGAAATATTAAGAATGAATTTTTCAGCATCTTGTGTTATAGTTATATTTTCATTTTTTATGATTTTACTTGATATTTTTTGAAGACATACATCTTCGACAGGGTTCATTTTAATAATTATTTTACGAGACTGCAAACTATCAATGACTTTCTGAACACTTGTACACGATGAAATGAAATGAACTTTGTGACTATATTTGTCAATACAATTGCGAAACACCTGTTGACTTTGTTCATTTATAATGTCAATATCGTCAAGTAGCACTATTTTCTTACTGCCGTGAATAAGTGACGCAGTTTGGCAAAATATTTTAAGATCATTTCTGTAATATGAAATACCTTGGTCTTTTAGACTATTCAATACAAGAATATTTTCGGGGTTATATTTATCTTTATAATATTCGCGAATAACTGCATAGATAAGTGATGTTTTTCCCGAACCTGGATCACCTATAAGCAAGATATTTAAATTATTCATACCAATAAGGGTTTTAAGTAACAATACAACATTCTTATCTAATTGTTCAAAGTCACTAAAATATTGGGGCTGGTATTTATTAATAAATGGTTGATTAGTTTGTTTATAATTTGGTTGTGTTTGGATGATTTTTAAAACATCAGTATTTGTATTTATAACATTCATATATTGGCGTTTAATATAATTAATTGATGTTATTTATAATAATAAATAACCATTTAAGTTTATGTTTACGTAAAATAATAAATAACTATAGTAAAAATATTATTGCAAATAGTCAATACTGAAGCAAAATGAAAAACAATAAAGACGAGACATTTTACGATGTTTTAGGATTGGACGATAAATGCACTGCCGAAGACATAAAAAAAGCATACAGAAAATTGTCATTTATGCATCACCCTGACAAAAACGGAAACAGCCAAGAGTCAACCGAAAAGTTCCAAAAAATATCCGAAGCATTTAGCATATTGAGTGACCCTAATGAAAGAGTAAAATATGACGCAAATCGTAATAATCCGTTTGCGAATATCGGCGGAAATGCAGGGATGGGTGGCGGTGGCATACGAATCAATCCTATGGATATATTTAATATGTTTATGGGCGGAATGGGCGGAATGGGCGGAATGGGAGGGCTAGGAAGTTTATCAGGAGGGGGAGGAATGGGTGGACCAAGAGTAATAATACGCACATTTGGTCCTGGAGGGGCGAATCAATTTGAAGAAGTAGTATCTGATGGGATGATGGGGGAATTAGGAGGAGGAGGAGACCCTTTTAGTGCACTTTTTAATGAAATCAATCGTGATATGAGAGCACATATGCATTCACATATGCATCCTCATATACAGCATCATCACCCCCAGATGCATAATATGCACACAACACAAGAAATGCATAAAGATATACATCCACATTCACATCCACATACGCAAATACCACGAACACCAAGATTTACAAATGCAAACCAACATCCCGTTTCAAAACCATCCCTAATAAGCGTGGACATAAACATTTCACTAGATGATGTTGCATGCGGAAACACGATACCAGTAGAAATCGAAAGATGGAATTTGAATCGCGATGATAATGAGACGTATGAATTGGAGAAACATATTGAATATTATTCGCTGCCTTTTGGTGTGGAAAGTGGTGAGGTTGTTTTATTGACCAACTGCGGGAACGAAACAGCGAATCATACTCGCGGAGATGTAAAGGTGACATTTCATGTCGCAGAACATGCAATTTTTAAAAGAAGCGGGCTAGATATACATACGGAAAAAACGATAACCCTGAAGGAAGCGTTGTGTGGGTTTGTTTTTAACATTGAACACGTCAATGGTAAAAAATTTGTATTTAATAGTTCGTCGGGAAATATAATAAAGGATGGACTAATAAAAACGATTCCGCGACTTGGTATTCGACGTGGCGAAAACGTTGGCAATTTAAGTATTGTGTTTCACGTGGTGTATCCGGAGAAACTAACCGAAGAACAAGTGAAAAAAATAGCGGAAATTTTATAGACCTTTACACTTCGCCTCGCATAACCTTGCCTCGCATCACCTCACCACGCCACACGTTAAGAAGCATGCTTCAATGTATATGCGCGAACACGTGACGTATACTCGGCGCGATTTGTTTTGTAAAGATGCGCCAAGTCGGGGACAAGAGGGTCATCGGGATTCGGTTCATGCATAAGCGACGAAATACTGAGAAGTAATTTAGAAGTCGTAAGTGCCGGACTCCAATTGTTTTTAAGAATATCGATACATATTCCGCCATTGCTGTTAATATTGGGGTGAAGAATCGGCGTAATGAATTTGACATGAGGGGGCTTGAATGGATAGTCGACGGGGAAATCAATGTCGAGGAAGAATACACCACCGGAATATGGACCGCCCTCGGGTCCAGTAATCGTTGCGCGCCATTTCATAATATCGTCATCTAAAGGTCCAGCACTGCAATTGGTGGGTGGATCGCGGACAAGTTCGGATAGTTCTTTTTGAATACGTTTTGTTACACTCATAGTTAAGGGTGTATATGGACGAATATGGATAGATATAGATTTCTTACATTTATATTACTTTATATTTTTATATCAATTTTATGAATGATTAAAATTTCCATAAATATAAAATAATATACTATTATTTTATATACGTAGACACAGACCACAGACACATACACTAATGTGCTACAGCGTAGAGTCAAGCGCAAAAACTACTTTATACTCATTAGTTGCAATCGTATTAACACTTCAATCAAATGTGCCGCATTTTAAGTGGATAGGCTTAATTATGGTTGGATGGTGTGGAATGCAATTTGCGGAACTATTACTATGGCTTACCGATCCGCGTAAATCTTGCACGACTATGAATAAGGTAATCACACTAACCCTTATTCCTCTTGTTTTATTAATGCAACCCATGGGAATAATTTTAGGGTCATTCTTTGTAAAACCATGGTGGAAATGTAGCAAAAACAGAAAATTATTTATTGCCATATACAGCATTATAGTTATAATTTCATTTTTGATATTCTTCTATAAAGACCCACAAAAATATTGCACCATAGTTACACCGAGCGGACATCTTAACTGGTGGTTACAAAATTTCCAAAAAAAATATTCGACACGTGGAATATTTAATTATTACTTATGGTTAGTCATATTAGTTATTCCATTATTCATACTATGGGATATTTCATATAAAGCGATTATTGCTATATGCGTATTACCAATATTCGGGTTTTTTTATGGACTAAAGACAGATTCAAATGCTAGTATATGGTGTCATTATACAAGTTATATGGCGCTAGTTTCGATAGTGTTATACGGGTTATATAAATTCAAGATATACTATATCTTTAAGTGATAGAATGCGAAAAAAAAATATTCATGAAGATCTTCGATATATTTCTGTTAAATTACACCCATCAATAGAAACTATCCACCCTATTATTACCAAATTATTAATCCTTGTGGATGTGCCATTCAATTGATATGTGCCATTCAATGGATTAAATTTATTCCATAATGTTGCAGCACATGTTTCTACATTTTGTCTTTGGAGTTCACGTTCATATTCCTGTACTAAATATGACCCCGATTTAGGATACTTCGTAACACGTTCTCCTGTGTGTGTTACAATGAGTGTTGGTTCGGTGATTCCGTCCCTCCCATAGTTTGCGGCATATGCCCCACATTGACAATGTTCTACTATATGAATTTCATTAATACTATGTAACGCATAAGCTAATGCTATATGAGTATCAATAAAAGTATTCCATCCACTAAAATTTAATAATCCATTATATCCTAAAGATACACCTGCAGCAATTACTTCGTCATAATTATTATAATAACCTCTACAATTTAAATTACAAGTAGTATTTTCACGCAACCTAAAATCTATACAATTAAAAATGATAGCTCTTGCTGAGCTAAGACTAGCAAGATCGCGTTCAGTGGCACAACAATTGCACTGAGGTGTTGTTGGTATGTTGCGTTGCGGAGTTGCTCGAGTTAATAAATGATTTCTAACAGAACGATTCAAAGCACCCACACCTGATCCAGGGACAAATCGGTTTACGCTGCTATTGTCAGCAGCATTATTTGTAAAAAGAATACGACGTGCGCCACTGCCACCGGAAGCGCCGCGAACAAGCCCGCGAGCGATGTTGTAAGTTTGATTACTTGACATAGTTTAAAGAAGCTATTGACGCTATATATTATATATTACGTAAATATTATTTTTTATTCATTATAACTGAAATTCACACACCACAAAATTGAAACAAATAAAGTCAATTAAATCAAATACAGAACTCATAAAGTCAAGAACAAACCCCAGAAATGTCCATCGGAACACTTATTGCTGCAGCTACCATTGCTGCTGAAGATATTGACGCCGAAATCACTCCTACTCCTCGTGCTGAAGTCGAAGAAGAATCCAAATACCCCCGCTCGCTTCAAGAAGTTGCCGCGCTTGATTTATCGTTTCTCGGAGACTCATGGGCTGCAGATATGCTTCGCGATGCAATGAATGCAGTCGTTCTAGCCCAAGAGAATCCCAAAATACTCGAACAAAAAATCGATGTATGGACTTACTTGTCGACATATGAACCACCTCGCGGAGAAGGATTTATGTTTAGCCGAGGAGACATAGTTGTTGAGTCCGTTCAGCATAACATGCAAGTTGGTCACTCGGGTGGTAGCATGGCCATGACGATGCGTCATCTGCAACTACTTGCCAAAATCGGTTTCCCGCAGTATCGCGAAGGATACACAAAGAAACAAAGTTAACTATTTCATACCACCAAGTGAGATAAAATAATTTAAAAAAAAAAGAAGACATCAAGGTAAGTAACACTTTTTATTTGTTATTTGTTTCATTTTTTACGCATCGTTTGTCTACGTTTACGAGTATTTTTTTTCTTTCTATATCTACGCCCTCCATCATAAATCGCACTAGGATTATCCTTGTTACTTTCCAAGAATGCCCAATGTTCTTTCATTATTTTTTTATCGCGTCTTCGCTGCGTTCTTCTTCTTACATTGCCTGGGCTAGGGCTTGGATTAAATCGTGGGACATATTGAGTACCTTCATAAAGTCCTCTTCTAAGCTCGGCTTTATTTGCCGGTCTTAATGTTTTCCCTTTTTTATTATACATTTTTACACCTAAATTATCCTTTAAAAAATTTTCGTCAAAATATATGAAATTAAATAACTCATTATCTCTAATTTTATTATCCCATTCAATCTCTACGAAATACTCAACATCATCGTGATCTTCATGTTTTGCTCGTATAAAAATATCAACTATCATATTTCTTGCTTGTTTATCGGCTTCTGCTGTAAATTCATCCGAAATAGCGGGTGTAACAAAATAACGATCTACATAACTTCTGATATATTTTTTACCTTTTCCATGTAATTCTCGTGTTATATCGTGTAAGACTTCTACTACTAACTCCGAAGCAGTGTCCATAGGATAATATTGAGGCGGTACATATTGACTATTATATCCTTTGCCTAATGGAATAGAAGTGCTATGTTCTACGTAAAAAGTAGGAAAATCAGAATATTCACCTGAATTTTTAGGAAAAAAAACAGATTCGAATCTTTCTCCTGGAGTCCAGTTACCAACACCCGGAACTAAACTACCCGGACATCTATATTCAAGAACCATAACTCTGTCAACTGCTTGTCGAATACTACTACGATTTTCTTCTGCAGTATTTGGAAGGTCGTCGGAATAATCCCATTCAGCGCTCATAGGTGCACCTATATTGTGTAAAGGGTCTACTGTTGCACGCCATAGTGACATTGCTTGATTGTCTGTCCAATGTGGAACCTTTACATCTGGATCTGGTAAACTTTCTGGCGAACTTCCATACGAACTTCCGGACGAACTTCCTTGCGGACTTACACGCGGACTTACGCGCGGACTTAGACGCCTACGCGGACTTACGCGCGGACTTACACGACCAAGCGGACTTACACGACCAAGCGGACTTACACGCGGACTTAGACGCCTACGCGGACTTACACGTGGACTTGCACGACCAAGCGGACTTACACGCGGACTTATATCTTCATTTTCCATATTAGTATATTTAATAATATATATATATATAATATTATTAAAACTATATTTATATAACAAATATAGTAATGCAATACATGAAACTTACAAAAGATATGTCGAATCCAATTCGCGCCATTGCAGTATTCAGCGATAAAAAAATAAATGGCCTCGTCCATTTCACAGAAGAGCCGTCAAAGTCGCGTATTCGCATCGACGTTTCAATAACGGGACTAAAATCATCCGGTTTGCACGGATTTCATGTTCACGAATACGGAGACATGAGCGATTCCTGCGAAAGCATGTGCGCACATTTTAACCCATACAATAAAACACACGGATGTCCAGGAATGAAAGACCGACACGTAGGCGACCTAGGAAATCTGAAAACCAATGCAAAAGGAGAAGCAAAATACACTTTCTACGACGATTTTATTAGCTTGCGTGGAACAAAAACTAATATTATTGGTCGCGGATTAATTATTCATGCCGACGAGGACGATAGTGGACTGGGTGGACAACCTGATAGTTTGATAACAGGGCATGCAGGAAAAAGAATAGCATGTTCGGTTATTGGGTATGCATCACCTCCAAAAAAATAAAATGAAATCAAAATCAAAATCACCGAATATAAAATGACGGATCAATAACGCGTTTTGCACCATAAGTAAGTTTATTCGAATCGTATTCGTTCATTTTGCGTTTTTCGAGTTCACCATCGCTGTTGCTAAAAACGATTGCCTTAATATTTAATTTTTTCATTCGAATCGTGCAATGAAAACATGGCGCCGATTCGACCATATCACCACTTCGCGAACGCCGAACTATGTAGAGAACTATTTTTTGAACTATTTTCGCAGGTAATTCTGTAATACAAAGTTTATGAAGAACGCATATTTCGGCGTGAGCGCTGCAGCATTTGCGATAATGAAGCAATCCGTCTTTCGAATGGGACCGAATATTGTTACAACCTTTTGCAATGACTTTCCCGCTCAAAACCGCAATACATCCATGCTGCATAAGAAGCGTCGATTTCGCCGCCTCATCAAGTGCAATGCTCGCAAAACGTTGATCTTTATTACTGATGTGTCGTTGGCGATACACTTGCGACACTGAGGATGAGGATGAGTCAGAGTCACCACCAATGCTTTCATCAACTACAACATCATGACAACTCGTAAATATTTCATGCATTGGAGTTGCAGTATTAATATAACCCGACAAGTTTGGTTTCATAGTTCTTGTATATTTTGTCTTATATTTTTTGTTATATATTATTTTATATAACAAAAAAGGTTCAATTTCTTTTCATAATAATTATAATTACTATTCGCAAGTTCAACTACTAATCTTCTTAGAAGGAGTTTCGTTCGAAATAAGATAGATAGAGTTTTCGGTAACAATAATATACTCAGACTCTACTTTGTAAATATTTGCAATAGGACTGGTATACTCATCCTCACTTTTAACAAGAAGTTTCTCACCAGTATCTTTTACGCCGATGATAATCGACTTGTCAAGTGAAGAAGTCCAATAGTCCATCATGATGGGTTTATCTTGAACAATAGCAAGTTTACTGCAGTGTTGCAGACAAACATTGGAAGGGAGACGATAAGCAGACTCTGCAGTTTTATTTCCTCCACCGGAAGTCGAAGCCGAAGCATTTGATGATTTACTTGAAGAACTCATATTATATAATAAACAAATTTAATAATCTTTAAATGGTTATTAAATTAAAAACATATATTGATTTAAAATATCGATTTTAAAATATCGATTTTAAAAATCAAAAAAATAATTACATTTTTTACTTGAATAGCGAATCTTTTACTATATATTATTCTATTCCTCTAAAACGTTTATCGTTTTTTTTCGCAGTTTTGTATTATGTTTTTTAGGTTCAAGAATATTAAGTTGATTCCCGATTTCAGGGTATTCTGTTTCCAGCATTTTTTTTAGAAAGTTGTAAATACTATACAATACATTTTCACCACACCGACCGACGATCAAAACACTACCTGTTCTAAATATCATAAACGAAATTTCATTTATATTTTCAATCGAATATGGATAGGTTGAAGACAAAGACGGGTTCGGTTTTTGACCTGTTTGGTTGTCATCATCAATTTCAGGCACGTAGTAAAATTTACATTGAATACCTGGGTAAGAACATGAGTCGTAGTTACTATGGATACGATACTTATACTTTAATATATTGAAAAGTTTGTCACGATTAATAAAATACCCGCAATTGAAGTTCGAATTGATCAGCACAGTTTCACACTTGTCGGGGATATACCCTATATCATCGCCAACTATCGGTTTCAAAATACCAATCAATAAGTCGAGAACATGAGTAAGGGACTCGTCGCTCTGAATTCCCGGAATTTCGAGCTTTCCGGTATTGAAAACTTTCACATGCATTTCTTTGAATATATCGCTGACGGGATCTTTGATGCGCATAATAAGAACAAAGCAGTTGAAAAATGCGCGCTTCAATTTGCAGCGATAGTTTAAAATATCTTTTTTACATAATCCAATGTTGATTTTCATCTGCACTTTGAATTTAATGCGGCCCTCTGGGTTGTCAATGTGTTCTATTTCTTGTTCGTGATAATATTTCTCATTTTTAAGCAACTCTTTGATTTCTTTCAGTTCATTGGGATCTGTCGTTGATACTTTGATTTGCTTTTTAATAACACACTCTTGGGGTGTAAAATAAGGTGAAACGGGAATATTCCAAAACACTTTCTTAATGTCAACAGGTGCATTTAAATAGGATATCTTCGTCTTTGTTGAAATATAAATATTACTGCAAATTGGTTTTATATCTTCCGTAGCATCGGCGTTGAAGTCCATACTTGCTCCTGCTTCTGCTACTATATCATCAAGACCCAACCCATCAGCGTCATCGTCATTGTCATTGTCACTTTCTCCACTAAAATCATTATTTTTCAACTGCGCGCCTTTTTTACATTTTTTCAATGTATTCGGTGAATTCGGTGTATTTTTTTTAATAGTTGTTTTTGCTCTACTATTTGCACTATTTGTATTAGAAAGCGTTGTGGATGACAACGGCAACGGCAACGGCAACGGCATCTTTTTACTAACTCTCGAGTCATGAATGTTATTCGCATTGTCGCTCAGTTTGTCACAATCAGAATATGATTTTTTAATATTACTTTTTGCACTAATTTTTTCATTCGATAAAATAATCGAACCATCAGACAAGAAGTTTGCCCATTCATCGTCGATACACGCCATAGTAATAACTTTGGTGATAAAAGTGATATGAACGTAGTTATCTATTTTATGGTATATTTATTTAAGTTAGTTTACTTCAATTATATTTATGCGATAAATAAACATAAAGATAATTCGTTATAATAACGTATTTGCGGAATTTGCAAAAAATATTTTCATTTTATAAATAATATAGTTAATAAGATGCTCTGTTTCACAACTTTGAAGATGCATTATATTTTCAATATTATATAATATTGTGTTCGTTATATTGTGATTTCGAATAATATAATTTAAATATATTTTTAATAGATTTTTAGGTTCTATATTATAGTCACGACTTATTTTGTTTATTTTTTTGACGATGTCTATGTGTTTTTTATTTTTTATAAAATCATTCGTTAGTTTTACCCAAAGATCATTTTTAATTATTTTGCATTCATGAATAAGGTCTTGATTTGTTTGCATATAATTTATCATGCTTCTTATATCAGACATGAAATATTTTTGAATTGAAATTAGGATATCTGATTTTATTTGCAAATTTTCATTTTCATTTATTTTTTGGAGAAACTTAATAATATCGGACTCGGGAAGCTGATTAAAACGCATGCGCACGAATTCGGTTTGAAGGGATTCGTCGATGCGACTAATATAGTTGCAAATCAAGCAAAAACGGACGTTATAATTGTTGTTGTAGTTATTTAATAAATAACGAAGAGCAATTTGTGCAGTTTTTGTCATGTAGTCCACTTCATCGAGAATGACGAATTTCATACCTTCACCAAATAATGATTTTGAATTTACAAAACTATTGATTTGGTTACGAATAATGTCTATTCCACGTTCATCTGATGCATTGAGATGTATCATTAACCCTTTATTTTTAAGATTCATCTTTTCCTGGTACATGTTTACGAGATTAATAATAGTTGTCGTTTTGCCTGTGCCTGGCGGACCATAAAAAAGCAGATTTGGAAAATAATTATTGTCGATTATATTTTTTAATAGTTTTTTGTTGAGTGGATCGAGAACTATTTCTTCAAAAACTGCTGGGCGATATTTTTCAACCCATGGTGTAGAATTTTTTAAAAAGTTGTTTATTTTGTTATAGCTATTTTCATCGTTCTCCTTGTTCTCCTTGTTCTCCTTGTTCTCCTTGTTCTCCTTGTTCTCCTTGTTCTCCTTGTTCTCCTTGTTCTCATCGTTATCAATACCCATATTATTATCAAGCTCAGTATCACTAGAACTATCGCTATAACTATCACTAGAACTATCATTCGCATTATCAACAAACAAGTTACCTACTTTTTCATCCGATATTTTATTCATACCTATATCCGAATCAACCACTTTATTTATAATCGTATTCTCCATATAGTCCATATTTTCACTTTTTTTATAAAAAGAAAAAATTGATTTTTGTTTTTCTTCTTCCGCCGGGTTTTTTAGAAATTTAGTATTATTTTTTGTATTTGATGATACTATCTTTAACATAGTAGAATAGACTTTGTTTATTGTGTATTCATTGATATTTTTAATAAGTTTTTTTACTATAAATATAATTGAAGTTATATATATAATAATATTATGATAAGTATAACCAACGCCGATATAATAAGAACAAATACTATGACTTCGTCACCCATATCTATACCTGCATCTGCGTCAGCAACATTACCAGACAACTCTAAAAAAAAAGGATACTTAGAATTGATTCTTGGACCCATGTTTTCGGGTAAAACTTCCACATTAAAAAAGATTTATGACCAGTGTATGTATTGCAGTATTCATGTTATGGTTATAAATTATTCCGCCGATAAACGCTACTCATCAGGAGACGTAATGTCTACCCATGATAAAATTATGATTCCGTGTATTATGGCAAACACTATAGCAGAAATAATTGACAACCATAGCGAAAAAGTAAGTAATGCAGAAGTTATTCTTATCAATGAAGGACAATTCTTTCCTGACATTGAACGAGTGATTCCCCTTATTGAAGACTTGCATAAACGTGTATACATTTGCGGCCTTGATGGTGATTTTCAAAAAAATAAAATTGGTTCTCTTTTTGAGCTGATACCATATTGTGACAATATATGCAAACTAAAGTCACTATGTAGTGAATGCCGCGATGGAACTCCGGGACTATTTAGTTATAGAATCACAAATGAAGTTGACCAAGTTGTTATTGGCGTTGATAATTATAAACCATTATGTCGCGTATGCTATAGACGACTAACGATTGAAAAACATGGTGCAACACTATAAATAATACTATTCTGTGCGCTTAAAAATATATTAAAAGGATTTAAACCTGTTTTTTTAAATGATAGTATATAGTTGTAATTATTTACATCAAGGATAAAAAATGGATAACATCGATAATAACACGAACAAAGTAGTAAATCCCTCAGATAAAAAGAAAAGAGGTCGTAAAAAGAATTCTGTTATAGTATTTGCAAATAATGACGATCATGGCGATCATGGCGATCAAGATTCTTTAATCGCAACCGAAAATACAAAAGAAAAGAAACCAAGGAAAAAAAGGACGAAGAAGGGTGAAAGTAGCAGTAACTCAATAGTTAAAACAGATGCAAATATAGACATAAATGTAAGTGAAGATACACCGACATCTCTTATAAAGAAAAGAAAACGTAGAACCCGAAAAGATATAGAAAATGCACAAATTGCGAATACAAATACAAATATTATAGTATCATCTACAAATAACACTAACGACATTAACGACAATAATACTGACAATCAAATCGATGAAGTTAAAGAAGAAAAGGTTGCAAAAAAAAGAGGAAGAAAGCCAAAAGGAGGAAAAATTACTATACAGACGCAATCAAATAGTCATATTCAAAATGAACTACCAAATATTATATTACATCTTAAATGTTCTCTTTCTGATTTGAATAAAAATAATATTGAAGTAAATGAAACATTTGATACTATAAATAATAATGGAGCATGCAATAACAATATTGCCACTAGTAGTAATACTATCAGTAATAATAATACAGAAACTATACAAAGTTATAATTCTACAAATGCTATTGGAAGTGAAATTAACAATAATATAGATCGTGGTAATAATGATAGTGGCACTAACATCACACTTTACCACCGCGACTTGTTAATGAATAATACAAAAAACTCTCATTCTCAATCTCAAACTATAACAAATGTTCACAATATGATAACAAAAGATGATAGTCATGCAAAAGATTCTTCACTTAATGAAACATATTCATCAGCGATGTTTCAAGTATATGACCCATGTATAGTAGTAGACACGCAACCACAACCACAACCACAACCAGATTCGTGTAACATGTCGTATTATAGGAATTCTAATGAAATCATAAATAAAAACCCTGCTTCACTTTTTTCAACTATTTATTCGCCCGATATTATTTCATATAGTCAGAATCATAATCAGAATAACACATTTGGAGGTAACATACCAACACAAATGCACGATGATGAATACACAAATGCTTCAAATCTTAATGAACGCGACATTTGGAAAAAAATAAACCAACTGAAAATTAGTTTTCATAAAAGCGATATATGTCAGAATACAAGAAGCACGGGCGCACAACGTTCGGCGTGTTTTTGGTGCACATGTGAATTTGACTCACCTGCAATATATATCCCCAAATCTGTGCTTAAAGATATGTATAATGTATATGGATGTTTTTGTTCACCAGAGTGTGCTGCAGCATTTCTCATGAATGAAAGTATTGACACGTCAACTAAATTTGAAAGATATCATCTTTTAAATTCACTCTATGGTAAAATATATAAACACGAGAAAAGTATTAAAATTGCACCAAATCCTTACTACCTTTTGAATAAATTTTATGGAAATCTTAGTATACAAGAGTATCGTAAACTATTTCAAAGCGATCAGATGATCTATATAGTGAACAAGCCACTGACGCATATATTGCCGGAACTATACGAAGATAATAACGACTTTCTTCTAAATAATAAAATTATCCCGACAAATTCGGTGAATCTTAAAAAGAAAATATTAAAAAGTAATTTGTAACTCCGCCCCTGCCCCTGCCTCTGCCCCTGCCCCTGCCCTGCCCAAGTCTACGAATGCGTAGATGGTTCGGCTGAAGATACGATAGTATTTGCAGTTGCACTCACACTCGCAGACTCTTCGCGTATTTTCTTTTGTCGCTCTAGCATCTGGTTCATTATTTTATTTCGTTCTTGGGTTTTTGTATAATTTATAGCTGCTTTATCCATAAAATCGCGTATAACTCCGTAACGCTTCTGGTTCAATGAACCTCCGCTACTAGTTTCACTCTCATTTTTATCAGGAATGCCTAAAAATTCTTTTACTACAAGCATGACATTTCCTTTATATTTTTGAAGACCAGCAATAGCTTCTTCTCTTGAATATGTTGTCTGACACATAACAACTTCGATGCATTTTTCATAGTTTTGTTTTTGTAACTCCATATAATACTTTTGCATTTGTTCTCTCTTCAGTTCTTCGGGTGTGGGTGCGTGTTCGGGTTCGGGTGCGGATGCAGATACAGAGACAGAAGCATCGCCAGTCGGTTGTTCCTGAATAGTATTTGATTCTTCCATAGTATACTTTCTATATATCTATTTGTTAAATATTTTTTAAATCATATTAAACGAATAGTGATATTTATATATAATATAGATACATATCACTCCTCCTACTTTTTCTACGTAATAGTAGTCATAGTCATTACACAAGCAAAAATTAAAATGAATAGAACACACAATATTGATGTTAAAGATATTTTAAAAGATGTTGAAGTATGTTTGAAGCAAGGTTTGGAACGTAAAGTCAGTTCATTTTTTGATGATTATGCGATGTTTCAACAAACACATAATGAAGTTTTGAATTTATCCATAGTTAAAAAAATGCTACATGTAAATGGCAGTGAATGCAAACATGAGTATAACGATCATAACGAGCATTACAAACGTAGTGAAACTATGTATCATGAATCTATCGTATCGCGATACGAAACAGAATTAGAAACTTTAAAAAATGAAAATAAAAATTTAAGTATAGAGTTAGAAAGATATAAAAAATACTTAGATTTTTATAATGACAACGACGATGAGGAAAGCGATGAAGAACCATTTCAACCTTTAAATCTCGAAATAACTGAAAAATATAGTGATATGGACGATAAAAATAAAAATACCGATAATAACCGCAGTTTGCAGATACAAATCGAAAACAATATTAAAAATATTGTTTTGAATGATGCGGATAAGGACATGGTAGAGGAGGAAGAAAAAGAAGAGGAGGAAGAAGAAGAGGAAGAGGAAGAAGATGAAAAAGACGATACCGAAGAGGAAGATGAAAAAGACGATACCGAAGAGGAAGAGGAAGATGAAGAGGAAGAAGTTGTTGTGAAGAAAGAGTGTGTATCCGCAGCAGTTGAAATACATAGTTGCAGTAGCGACAGCGAGGAAGAAGAAAACTTGATCAAGTCGTTGGATAATTCAGAAGAAGAGGAAGAAGTCATGCCAACATTTCCTACAGCACAAGAGCTTACTAAGTTAAAGGAAATAAATCATGTAGTTTCAAATGATACCACCGAGGATGTTGAAGTGAAAGTTGATGTTGAAGCAGAAGCTGACGCAAATAGCGTCGAGTCTGAAAATGATGTGCAAGAAGACACAGAAGAAGACACAGAAGAAGAAGAAGAAGAAGCAGAAGCAGATGAGGAAGAAGAAGAGTTGTTCGAGGTTGATATCAACGGCGTAATGTATGTTTCAAATGACGACGAAGATGGAACTATTTACTCCTATGTAAACGAAGAAGTAGGCGACGAGATTGGACAATTTATTGGAAAAGTAGCACACGTTTACAAAGGAGCAAACAAAGGTGTTTATGATAGAACAAAATGCAAGTTTAATTTGTAATTTGTAATTCGTAATTCCTAATTCATATTTTTATTATGATTAATTTTTATACTAATATATAATATACAATAAATATATTATATAATACAAGACAAAGAACAAAACAATACATAGAATAAAATGGTTTTAGAAGGTATATGCCCCCCTGCGCTGTTATATTTAGCATTTTCAATTATTCAAATAATCATTGACTTGTTTCGTGGAGATACATTACAGGCTCTACTTAAATTTGTTGTAATGATTATATTTACTATAGTTCTCAATGCAATATGTGCCGCAGGTATGTCTATTATTTCGTGGTTTATCGTATTTATTCCTTTTATTTTAATGACATATATTACCACTATTTTATTTTTTGTATTTGGATTTAATCCAGAAAAAATAATGAACCGCGAAAAAAAGTGCGGAGAAACTCAATTCGGATGTTGCAATGATGGTGTTACTGCAAAACGCGATCCAACCGGTCGCGGATGTCCTTTCATTCCTGTAGAATGGAATAATAGAGACATTTATTATCGTTATGATTATGAACGCGAACGCGAGCGTAGGCGACGCGAACGTGACCATAGGTATAATCCTTCACATAATAACATAGGCGGATGCGGTGGAACCAGATACGGGTGCTGTGATGATATGACTACCAGACGTGCAAATTGGGGTGGAACGAATTGTCCAGATTATAAACCTCGTCCACGCCCAAGACCAACTCCGCCTCCAACTACACCACCTGTAGGTGGTTGCGCAACTACACAATACCAATGTTGTCCAGGTAGTACTACTATTGCTAAGAAAGATCCCTTAGGATCAAATTGCGCATTAATAGGCACAGGCGGCATGACTTCTTCTCCTCTCCCATCTCGTCCATCAACATCACTTAAATATTAATAGTAGTTTTTACATATACTTTTGACTTTTATAAAAATAATATATATATCAAACATATATAAATATTATTTACATACTAATATATCATTGATATTATAGACGCGCTTACATGTATAACCAATCTAGGCCCACACTAACACCGAATGGTTGTATGTATAATACTACAAATACAAGCCAATTGGTTTGTGTAATAGATAGTAAAAACCAATCTCAATATCCTTACTTACCAGATTATCGTATGGACATTTCAATATTTAGTTATATGTATACTCTATTTTTAGCATTTGGGTGTTATTCTATTTTGAATCCTGCATCTGCTCGATTTCTTGCATTAAAGACGATATTCAATTTAGCAAAGTTTACTATAACAGGATATAGTTTTTTTAAAGATCGTATCTATAGACCCTATATGAAACACATGCATCCAAAGCTACTGAGACTATTGAATATCGATGATGGAATAAATGAAATCGTTGTTATTAAAAATGGAAAAACTATTCATAGTTTCAAAACCATGGAGTTATTTGTAAAGAATAATCCTATACCATTTGTTAAAGAGTTTAGCGATGACGAACCCGAAGAAGACCAAGATCAACATCAACACCAAGACCAAGACCAAGACCAAGAACATATAAATCCTCCTCACCTCAACCAGGACTCCTACCTATCAGACAAAGTAGACTATAATAAAAAATGCGATCAACTAACCGATCTTATTGAGGCATTTAAGTCGCATTCATTGGATGACACGCCGTCAGCGTCAGAGACATCAGCACCAGCATCAGAAACTAACGAAATTGAAGAGTCTGTAGAAACAAGTGAAACAAGTGAAACAAGCGATGACATACCCGATGATTATATTTTAGACCCGAATGCATACGATTTTATTATTCGTAACTTCTACTACGAGGATGAAAAAACTGGAGAAACTCATAGTTATGTTTTTAAGTATGATATATTTTATAAGAGCGAGATAGTTGAAAAATATGATATAGAGATGATTAAGGATAAGTATTTTTCTACCAGAAAATTTATCGGTATTTCACTTAAAACAAATGGAGAAAAGTATAATATTAATCTGACATCACCATCGAACTACTATGTTTCGGACAACTCTATTTTGAACTATTCATTTATGAAATGGTATATGATGAAACACTACCATGTTAACCTTTCGCGCAACTATATTATTTCTTGTATCGACAATTATGTAGAAATGTATAGAATACATCCTGGTAAAAAAATTATAGTTCATAAGAATCGATTTGAAATAGTAAATGATGAAACATTCATGAACGACAACAATAAAGATAACGATAACGATAACGATAACGATAACGATAACCAATGTGATACACATAGTGAATCCGATACAGATAGCGAAACACCAATTTCCTATATGCAAAATACAAGTGAAACAGGAACTGATAATATAAATCTAGAAGAAGGTCACGAAATGTGTGACATTGAAATACTTGAATATGATTGACGCGAAATCAAACGTAGTCTAATAAAATATATAACTAATATATAAAATTAATTAATTATTATAAACCTATATAGAGATAATATATGTTTATAATATACTATAATGGCTATTATTAATACTCAATCGGCAATTCACACTATGGAAACTGAGAAAAACGATTCACGTTCGCATGAATTATCACTATCCGTAGAATCCAATAATTTTCATAAATTATCTGATACGTGGATTTTGTGGGCTCACCTTCCACACGATACCGATTGGAGTATTAAAAGCTATATTAAAATCTGTTCATTCACAACGATTGAGGAAACCATTTCGATTATAAATGTTCTCCCTGCAAAACTTGTTACGAATTGTATGCTTTTCTTGATGCGCGAAGGCATTGGACCTACGTGGGAAGATACACGTAATCGAAATGGTGGCTGTTTTTCATATAAAATCAGCAATAAAGACGTTCCACAGGCATGGAAAGAGTTGACGTATATGTTGGTAGGAGAGTCCATGTCAACAAATAAGAATTTCATCCCTTTAATAAACGGAATAACTATTTCTCCGAAGAAAAATTTCTGCATAGTAAAAGTATGGTTGGCAACTTGCCAATTTAGAGATGCTAGCATTATTCGCGAATTGCATGCGATTACTCCACATGGGTGTCTTTTTAAAGAACATATGCCAGAGTATTAAAGTATGTATCATATGTTGTGTGACATTAAGACATTAATATAATATAGTATAACTTAGTTAGGAAGAATTTTATGGATAAATATCACAATATTTTAATATTGTGATATTTTAATATATAAATAATTTTACATATAGTATAATAAAAATTATATTATGACTTCTGTAGACATGAATGTTGGCATTTATGAAAAATTTAAAAAACAAGATGACAATGCACCTGCACCTACACCTATACCCAAATCAGAAGCAAAGTTATCGTATTTATTAAGAGGCAATGTAGTTGATGATGTCCCGCTATTACAACCAGCTGATTTTGTTAAAGAAAAAAAGCCATTACGTGTGTATGTTTCGTCACTACTTCGAACATGGGAGACCGCATTTCTTTTATTTTTACAATTTTTAATCAATAATAGTGACCCAGGGTATATACCTGTTTTAATACTAGTAGTATCTCCGTTTTTACGAGAAGAAGAAAATATAGGAGTTAATGCTTCAAATAAACCGGGGGAAATAGTTGATAATATTATGCAATTTCTTAAATTTATTGACTTATATATTTTATTATCTAACTTGAAAGATGATACCAACCATGAAATAGGAGACAAATTTAACTCTTATCCAAAAAAATTTAACCTAGTGGTTGAGTTTTCTTCAACCCAAAAATTATATATACACGTTGATACTACAATCCCAAATTCTATCGTCTTTGAGTATCAAATTATTGGAATAAATAGTAGTGATCCCAAAATTAAAGATTATCTTGAAACAAGGGTATCCCTTAGTGACGAAAATATTACATTTATTAAAAGCATAGTTACTAGTGTTTCTAATGTTGCTAGTTCTAGTAGTTCTAGTAGTTCTAGTAGTTCTAGTAGTTCTAGTAGTTATGTTAAATATAATGACACACTTTCTACACCTACACAAGTAGAGTTACCATACGCTTTAACACAAATGGATGAATCAAATTTTGATAATTTTGAAACTTTTTCAGTTTACTCTCCTGATATTTTTAATTATCTTAAATGGGTGATAAGTGTTAAGAAGCACCCTAAAAATATCCCTATTTTTGTTGTTTCTCATTCTGGAACTATGAAAAAATTTTTAAAAAAAATATTTTTTTGTTTTAATAAAGGTGTGAAAAACATAACCCCAAGCAGTACTTTTATTGAAATGTATGAATATTGTACAAACACAAATGTATGGTCTTTTCGATTAAATTATATGGGATATAGTGTAATAGTATTTAGACATGGTTTTACGTGTGATAATATGTATAAAGAAGGTAAAATTAAGTTTGATAGATTGAATGGGTATTATTCAAATTTAAGTATATGGGGTATATGTTCTGTAATAGAATTTTATGAATTAAATAAAGAAATACTTAAAAATCTTACAGATATAAGAGAAAGTATATTATCTATTATGCCTGGCTTTCAAAAACAATCTAAAAGTGAAATAACATCAAGAACACTACCAAATGAAATAACATGCGGTAGTGATATAGATTCTCGTTTTAATAATAAAAATACTGGAAATAAAATTATAAATTTTAATTGTACGAGTTCTACAAATTTAGAAAAATATATGCAGCCAATGCGTGTAAATTCCGTTTTAGATTCTGATATAGATAAAGATATACAAGAGTTAATTTCAATTGAATTTACCGATTGTCCTGATACTGGTACGAAATTTTTAGGGCAAACTATTGGTTCAACTTTTGGATGTATTAAACTATCGTGTGTTTATAATGGAAAATATGTTATTATATTTCCAACAATACATTCTAGTAAAGATAGAATGTATAAGATAAGTTTTTATAATACTGATGGCAGCCTATTATCAGAAAAGGAGGTACAAATAGATAATCAAGTTCAAAATATATATGAATATGAAAAAATATTATTATATTTATTAAAGAATTCTAGCTACGAATATACCAACACCATTATGTCTAATTTTAATATTTCAAGTGTAGTAAATATTTTAATAGATACAACTATGGAGCGTATAGTTAATATATTGGAAAATTCAACAACAAAACAAATAACTGCTGGTATCTCTATTTATTCACCATAGTAAGTTCTGCAAATCACAGAAATAAAAATAAATAATCCTATAAAATATTATTATTTATTTTGCAGACTATGCATCACACCGCTCCTATCTCGCAACTACGAAGATGGCAATGGTGAAAGTGCCAGTTTTACTTCACCCAAACTTGCAACATAATATTTAACAACAAGTGGCAAATCATTCTCCAAATACATCTCAATCTGGCTACACAGATTTGTGCACTTGATAAAGTAACTCAGATTCTTAAGTGAGAACTCACCCTGAATAACTTTGCTCGACGATTGCTTCTGGATAAATTTCATGCTCTCATCCGACTCTACACGTCGCACCTCGGCAGTAGCAAATTGCCCCGAACATTTAAAAATCAGTTCATTCCCCACCGATTTAATCTCCAGTTTCTCCGAAATATACGATAGATCGCGAATGATTTTCTGGAAATCCGCCGAAGGCAGGTTAATCACCGACGAAAATGTAACATTTGGCTCCTCCAACTCATCCGAATCCGGCTCAATCAGGCGCAACTTTTGAGTCTTGCATTGTTTAATATCTCCGTTCTCAAATTTCAAGCCAAGATGTGAGACGATTCCGTCATTGTAATCTTTGCGCTCAATATAGATCGTAAGTGTGTCATCGTTGTCAATCGAGTTAATTAACTTAAACAAGTGAAACATATTTACACCAATGATGATTTTTTCTTTTTCACACTCGTATAACTCAAAATTTTCGGCAGGCAAATGCAAGTGCGCCAACATCGTATGCGACTTGTCCATATTGATGATGCGCATACCATCCTTTTTAAATGATATATTTGTCTCAAGCAGAATATCTTTTAGTGCAGTCATAAGTGTTCGAAAGGGGGCGATTTGCACAGTCTTAATTGTCAATACATTGTCGGGGTGGGTCAATCCCGAAGACGAAGATGATGAAGACGAAACAGAAGATGAAGCACTCATTTGAAATATAGTTGTATACCTTATTTTAATAAAAATCTTTAAATAGTTATGCGTATTAATAAAAATATGTATTCATGTTATTTATTAAATTTAGCCTAAATATATTTAATATTAGTATTATATAATAGTAGTATAGTAACCATATAATTATAATGGTAACACAGGAATCAAGAGAACCGCGAGAGCAACAAATACCAAAACCAGCGACTGCACCTGCGAATACACCCTCACAAAACCCTCCACCTCCTGACAGCGAAGAAGACAAAGTATTCAAAGTAGAAAACGGATGGAAAACTGAAAAAGAAGGATTTATATATGTATCAATAAAAGGAAATGCTAGAGAGCGAGGCCGTGCACATGGTGAGTTGCTTGCAGATAGAATTATAAAATTTATCCGGACATATGCTTACTATATTTATGACAGCACGGGATATACTATTCATCTTTTTATTGAAATGATGGCAGATTTATTTATGTCAAAAAGCACATTGGATGATAAATATAAAGAAATAGTTGAAGAGTTAGAAGGTATCGCTGCTGGTGTTGTAAAAGCAATTAATGATAAAGGTGATAAAATAACCGAAGATACACGTAATAATATTGACTCTTCAACCTCATCTCCGCGCATAAAATTAACACCTGAATCATTTTATTCTGCCCCGGGTTCAACTCCTCCTCTTGATAAATCTTCCGTTGCAATTGATACAAAAGCTATTTTCCTACTAAATGGAATCTTCTCTCTTTTCTACATTTTCCCACATTTAGAAAAATTATTAAATGAACCCGAGTATAGCGAAATAAAAAAAAAACCTATTTATGCTGAATTTTTATCAAACGCATCTTATAAGAAACCAGTTGCATCAAAAGAAAAATTAGAAGCGTCGAGTGAAACACCTACGCCACCTGATCAGGGTCTACTGGCGGGGATTACTAATTTTTTTGGAAACAAGGGTAGCGACAAATGTAGCGCATTCATGGCAGTTGGTCCAGCCCATACCAAAGATGGTCAAATAGTATGTGCACACATCACTTTCGATGACTTTATATCAGGACAATTTAATAATATTATTTTAAATTTGCAAACTTCTGACCCTGCCAATCCTTCAACTACATCCGCAAATATGCTTATGCAAACATTCCCTGGTGGTATTTTTAGTGGTCTTGATTTTTTTAATACTTCGTTTGGTTTTATCGGAATGGAAACAACACTTGGTGGATTCGACTCTTTTGAATTGAAAGCGCCGATTTGTTTTCGTGCAAGAAAAGCAATGCAGTATGGAAAAACACTAGATGACTACGTTGCCTATTTAAGCGAACATAATTCAGGCGATTATGCATGCACGTGGTATATTGGAAAAGTCAAAAAAACAGAATCTGATGATACCAAAGAAAAAATTATGCGCATTGAATTAGGCAGAAGATTTGTAAATGTTAAAGAAACAGAAGACGGATACTTTATCGGGTTCAATGCAGCTTATGATCCGCGTATTCGAAATATTGAATGTCAGCATGATGGCTTCTACGACTCGCGCAGACACCAAGGTGCGCGACGTATACGTCTTGAAGAAATTATACAGGAGTGTATAAAACGCGGAATAAAAATCGATGAAGATGTAGCCATAAAAATAATATCCGACCATAAAGATGTTTATTTAGATAAACCCAACAATCCCTGTTCCCGCACTATATGCGCACATTATGACGAAGACAAACGTGAATATATGTCAGACCCATCAAGACCCAAGCCAGATCAACCTCGTGGTGCACTTGATGCAAAAGTAGGTTCATCAAAACTTTTTAGAAATAATCAATTTTTGGCAATATGGGGAAGAGCGTGTGGTGCACCATTTAATGTTGCAGAATTTTGTGAGAAACATATTCTGTGGGCAAATCAGAAAGAATATTTGGAAGATCGACCAACGAAATCATGGGTTAAATGTAGTAGCATTCCTGTTGAAAAAGATAGTGAGGCATTAAGTGCAATGAAAATATATAAGAAATCGGTTCATGAATCAGGTGATAGCGATATTTTTTCTTCGTCGTCGTCGTCGTCATCATCTCCGTCATCTCCGTCATCTGCACCATCCACGCCATCTCCGTCATCTGCACCATCGGCAACTATACCAGTGGCACCAACACAAGCACAAGTGCCATCTTCAAGGCTCGGCCTGGAAGCTAATACTAATCTATTAATAAAACAACTTCAACAACCGCAACAGCAACAGCAACCGCAACAGCAACAGCAACAGCAACCGCAACAGCAACAGCAACGGCAACAGCAACAGCAACAGCAACAGCAACAGCAACAGCAACAGCAACAGCAACAGCAACAGCAACCAACTAACACAAAACTAGCACTTGACGATGACGAGTTTGACTTCAGTGGCGGAAAATATAACAAAAAGGATATGAAAATGTTCATGAAGATGCTTAAAAGTAAAAATAAAAAGAGCACAAAACAAGTGCCCAAAAATAGAAATACAAAAAAGAATAAGCACTAATCGATAAACAATAAATACGCACTATACAAAGTCAATCATTACGTCGTCTGTAGTTATAATAAACTGCAGTAGCATTTTTATATCATCGAATAACATTATATTATTATCATTATATGTTGTTATTGGTTTCAAAATATTATTTTTCTCAAGTCCACTTATATATTTAAATGTTATACGCTCCAGTGAACTATTTATTATATTGAAAAAATCATTTTCAACTATATACAAGTGAAGTGAATGCGTATTTCCTTCTTTGCACAATATTTTTTTGAGAAAGTTGACAAGTATATATATATTTCCATCATCGCGATACGAAAATGAAAAACTAATTTCACTGAAGTTTTCACTTTTTCTATTTCCAAAAAACAATACTTTTTTTGTATTATTTTCGCATTTTTCAATATAAAAATAACACGTCAGGTCATAATTTATACTTTCACGCGAATATTCGTGTATTGCAATAATATACCTACTACTTTTGGTCATAGGTGTTAGTGTAGATGTATAGACCGAATTTTCCGACATGGATGTTGTAGTTGACGTATTGATTTATAAATAACGCAAAATATTTTTAATAGATTTTGCGGCATATATAATAAATATAATAGATATAAATATAATAGATATAAATATAAAACTATATCATATACTACTACTACATACACAATTTTATACTATGTCTGCAGCAGCTGACAAAACCAAGGTATCTCCAAAAATTGGACCAAAAAAGGCTCCTGCGCCCCCAACCGAATGTGAATGCGATGATCTTCTCGACGTAGTCCGCGGATTATATCAAAAATATGCAGACGATGAATATTTAAAAACGAAACTTACCACACATATCAAAACAACACTACCTACTCTACTACAGCAAAAATGCGATGAACGAAATATGCGCGAAGAACGTCGCAAAACATTAGAAGAAACGTCGGACGAATTTATACGCGAATTTATTAATAGTTCTGCATATTATTATAATCCAAATATTGATCTCTTTTTTGTTTATCAGCATAATACATACAAAATAATCAACGAAGATGAAATTGAGCACGATATAAGAACCACGATTACTGACCAACAAAATCCCGAACTTTCAATTTGGAAATATAAAATCAAGAATAGTATTATCAAGAAAATAAAAGAACGCGACCTTCTTTCGTCGATTCCTGAATCGGAAACTATTCAGCGAATACTGAACGCACTTACGCCATTTATATTCAAAAACAAGGATAGTGCAAAATATTTTCTCACCATTATTGGCGACATCCTTCTTCGAAAAAATACAAATACTTATTTTATCCCGTCGAAAACGAAGCATTTTATTAGCGAACTTAGTGAGGAAAGTTATGCGCTTTTTGGCACACCCAACATGATGAACCATATCAAATTCAAATTTTATGAACACAAATATGAAGAGTGCCGTATTATTGACGTGGTTGAAAATATTATTTCATTTCCTTTTTATACGCACAATGAAGGTATTAAAATCGGTCTTTCGCATTCGATGTCGTCATCGTCCTCGCTTTCATCGCTTTCCAATCTAAACTTAAACATGGTGTCATCCAGTGGAGTTTCAACACCGAAAAGTCCATCTACATATAACTCGTCAAATATTATCCAAAAACAAAGTATGCTTGACCTTTTTTGCGTCGCCGCGCACTATTCGACACGTTTTAATAGCGCTGATTTGTTTATTGAAAAACAATGCAAAGATCATGCGATCCGTCAACATGCTTTTTATTTGAAAAATATTACAGATGATGAAATAATGACAAAATTTATATCTGTCACGATGGAACCATGTCAAAATGCCAGTGCACGCATTACATGGAAAAATATGCTTTACCTATGGAAGTTGTTTATTGAAGAAGAGAAAATACCGAATGTATTTTTTACAAATGTTCTTAAAAAACACCTTATGAAACGCTTCGAGTGGATATGTGAACCATTGCAAACAAATGAACAAACGCTTACCGCGTCCACTGATACCCAGGATACACAAGAAATATTTTTGAATGTCACAAGCAAACATTTGCCACTTGTAGGCAAGTTCATGTCCTTCTGGAATGAAAATATTACATGCAATCATAGCGAAATCGAACTTGAAATCGATGAATTGTCGACACTATTTTTAAACTATGGAAATGTATACCACGGAAACCAGAAAAATGTGCAGACTATTACTGACCAGACTATTTTAGGATTTATTCGACACTTTTTGCCGGATATTTGCATCGAAGAAGACAAATATTTGATGAATATTGGATGCAAACTATGGGACAAAAAACAAGAAATTTTAGCATGTATTGAAGAATTTAAAAAAATGCATATGGGAAATGGAAACGGGAACGGAAACGGGAATGAAAATTCTATCGTCTCTTTAAAGGGTAAACATAAGAATAAGGATGCATCTGCAGTAACAACCTTGCCTACATCTACGACACTACCTATTTCTTTTCCTGTTCATACGATATATGACTTTTATTGCAAGTGGGGATACAAGTGTAATAAAATGGTAGTAAGCAAACGATACTTTGAGAAATTCTTTATTGATAACTATAACGAATACTTAACAGAAAAGAATGGGACACTATGGTGGAATTATTTGTAGTTTGTAATTTGTAGTTCGAATAAGGCATAGTTATGTGTATTTATAATATAATAATAGTATATATATTATTATATTATTGATTTGTTATTGTTGTATTATAAATTATTTAAATGAATGATAATATGAGTAATAGGAGTGATAGGAGTGATAGTGAACCAGCTACACCTATAGCGGTCGAGGGTTTGTATAATGTAGGTCAAGACCAACAATTTCCACTATTTTTTACTGCAGTTGACCAACTTGTTCAATTCGAGGCCGCTCTCGTTGAATTACAAAAGGAATTAAAAAAAGAAATAGATGATGATAAGAGTGGCAATGAAAGAAATGCTGAACAACAAGCTTTTATGGAATTACAACCTTCAGAAGCTAATGATGATAGTGTATTTAGTGTTGGTGCGGAATCACAATTTTCAGACTCTACTCCTCCAGCTGCTGGTGCTCCCGTCCTTAACTTACAACAAAAACTAACGTCATTATGCACTCTGAGGGATAGTTTATCATCCAAAATACTTGAGAATGGTGACAAATTTTTTGAGGAATTGCAGACTAGGGTAGATATACCAGTATATGGGAACCACCCTATAGTAGCAATATTGGGAAAGGGTATGTTAGTTCCAATGCTTTCATTTTATGGAGTTGCAACAAAAGAGACAATAGCAGTAGGTATTAAACCTAATATAGCTGGTATAGCGAGTCGACTAAATGTAATGACACAACAACATTTTACAACTCCTGCGGGATTTACTCTTGATCTATTTCCTGATGCAGCAGTAGACTGCACTATGCCTACTGCTGCAAATATGGTCTGGAATGTAAGGCTCAAATTGAATGGAAATATTTTTACACTTCTTACCTTTCGTGTAATAGCCATGACGCATATAGATTTTCCCCCACAACAACTAGCATCATTGGGTTCTCTAGGTCCTTCGCATCTTAACCTATCGCTTCCAAATAAATACATACATTTGTGTTTTGCTCTTTTATCAAAAGCTTGTGCAAAAGACTTTAATTGTTTATGTGCTATGTCGGATATTGATGTTGAATTATTTAAACTAATATATATTCACCCTCTACAACTCGAACAATTTTCTTCATTTTTTAAAATTTTTATAGCTGCGCTTGCCGACCCGCAACTTGACTCAAAGCGAAGTTATATGATTACCGCTCTACATAATTTGGTATCAAATATTGTCGATGCATCACAAACAGGTGAGACATTAGCATATAAAAGGTTATTTGATGGTGATGTTTCTGGTTCAGGTGCTAATACATTTAATCCTATCATGAGACAAATTACTCAACTTATTCAAATATTGAGGTCATCTGGATTGGGATTAGAACTTCAAGTTTCATTATGTGGTGGTAGAATGATATATAAATTGGGTGATGTTCTTAGAACATATGATGTTTTTACGGCAGTTGCAAGTAATCCTGCAGCTATTGCTGTTCTTGGTGGTGTTATTAATGCTCAAGCCTTAGTAGGAGAAATGTTGAAACCATTAAATTCGCCATCAGATGCAGACTATACATTGACTTTTGCGGGATTGGGTTCTTTAATTCCTTCTTTACAAGACCCTGGATTTGTTCAAACACTTTTAATGTTTTTTACATTATGTTCTCAACTTGGTATCAAAAAAACTATTGATGAATTTTGCACATCTCATCCTCAATATGCAGCATTATTTTTAAGAGAACATGCAGTTATTGGTATGTCACTAGTAGGTGGTGACTTTCAACTTTCTTCGACAAGAAGTTCGTGCGACGCATTGGCATTTCTAGATGCGATAAATGTTGTACATGGACCGCCATTTCTTAATGATTTTCTCCGACAATTTCCACGCGACCCTAATCGTCCTACAAAATCTTCCCTTGCAGAATTCGACCTCGTTCCTAAAATGCTCTCAGGTGATTACATAAAAAAAATAGCCGGTTATGTTTTTGGCAGTGGTTATGTTAATTCTAAAAATAAAAAAACTACAAAAAAAATTTCTCAAAATATAAAAAAAATAGCAAATAGAATAAGTATATATTCCATGAGCACAGATGAAGGATTTTCTTCGCCAATTAAAGTATTATTTGATATTTTTTTTACACTATTTAGTATTGAAAACTTTACAAATCGTGCATTTGTTACCCAAAAAATTAATAAAGAATTAAAAAGAATTGCCATATGTGCAAGTATTTTATTTTTTCATTTTAATGAGTTACTTCCAGAATACGCATTTGGAACAGAACAATACACACAAATAACTACCATGCTTCAAATATTGGGTCGTGTTATAAACTATGGTTATAATCCTATATTTAAGTTGATAAGTGGCGAAATACATACTATTATGACAACTTATGCATCATGTTTTGTTCAACTACTACATTTGTATCATATCGATGTTGTATTTTATTCACGAGAACCTGGACCTACATTACCAGCAATTGGTGGAAGAAATACTTTAAAAACATTGGAAACTGCTTGTATGAACATGATAGACCCTGCCCCTGCCCCTGCCCCTGCCCCTGCCCCTGCCCCTGCCCCTGCCCCTGCCCCTGCACAAGCTGAAGGATTACTTCATGGTGAATTGCCAGATGTTATAACGGAAGGGGTCGGATTCTTACACGCTATTCAAGGAAATGGTATTTTAGCTAGTTTGCTTCAAATAAAAGAAAACGTCAAGGCCCAAGATTTAACATATAAAACACGAGGCGAATTTTTAACATCCGTTGAAGCTTTTGATTTATTTTTACGAGATTTTGTTCCTATGTTAGTGCCACCTTCTCCTTTAGTAGATTTGTTAAACCCACTTCTTGAAGTTTTTCGTAGACCTGAATTGGGATTGGCAGAACTTATGCATTTTCAACCAATAGTTGTTATTAAGAGTGAAAATCTTCTCGACCCTGTTCATGCAGCTGACCTTCAAGGATTAAAAGTTACAGGAGAGTATCAATTTGGTGTATATGTTATATTATCTATTTTTGGAGTAAAGTTTAAATCCGAATGGAGTAAAATTTCTTTATTCACAAGAATGTTATTTAATCAACTGCTTTCTAGGGGTAGTAGTATGCGTGATATATGTTTAACTCTTTTAGGCGTTGATTTACTTAAAGTTGACCCGTCAAAAATAAGAGTTTCATCTGAAAATTTTATGAAAGACCAGACACTTTTTCTAACATTACAGCCATGTGGGGTAGTATTACCTCTGCCCCTAAAAACATATTATGGAAATGATAAACTTCATCATGGTATTGACACATATAGAAATGGTTTACTTGATACTAGAGAAGTAACACATTCTTTTATACATCCATCTGGTTATAATAGAGACGAAGATGTTCTTTCGTTTCAGTTTCTTAATTCTGTAAATTTACAACAACTAATGGCATGTCCTGGAGGAGCTTTTCAACGTTTACTGCCTGATGGGTTTCAGCCAAGATCATATGAATTTTTACTTAAACGATTAACAGACAAATTTAGTATGTTAACTAAAGCATGTGATGAGGAATTAAAAAGTCAATTTGCTGAAGCTATTAAAAAAATTAAAAGTAGAAGTAAACCTTCAAGTAAAGGTAAAAATAAAGCCGGTTCTGCTGGCGCTGCTGGTGCAGCACCTACTATTGCACAAGAAATTGCAGAGGTTTTAGAACTTCATGGCGGAAAAAATACAAAAGATTTTAGAAGTCAAGTTAAAGTGCGAGAGCTTGATGCATTTATTGATAGTTTTGTTACTAAATTATTAGCAGCCGAACAGAATACACATGAACAAATTATTCAACTTATATCTAGGCTTATAATCTCTACTAACGATGTATGTTTTGAAGGAAAAGAAGATGATGTATCTAAATTTAGAGAACTTGCACCAGAACAACGTAGATACTGGGTTGACCATTTAAGAGAAATGATTGGATTTTTTAAAAATCTAACTATGTCTCAACCCATTCCCACTCCCGCTTTACTTGAATTATGTAGACAAAATATAACAAAATATTCTAAACTATTATTTTTACTAAAAAAATATTTAATACCTAAACCTACACAACCAGGTTTAGAATGGTTAGAAGCAACATCAGAACAATTGAGGGATGCTCTTGCTTCTTTATTTCAACCTCCGCCTGAGACACAAGAACCTGTAGCAAGAGAACGACGTCAAAGAACAGGTAGATCTCCAAGTCCAAGCAGAGGTAGAGCTCCAAGTCTAAGCACAGCTCCAAGTCCAAGCATAGGCAAATATGAAGCTAGAAGCAGAAGTCCAAGTCCAAGTCCAAGCCAAGGCAGAGTACCAACTATAGACGACGGCGACGGCCAAGGCGGTGGTTCACCTAAAGCATCAAAAACAAAACCAAAAACAAGGAATAATAGATACTCCAAAAATGCACGGACACGTAAAAATAAACAAAAACATAAGCGTAAACAACATCGTAATCGCAAGAATAAAAAAACTAAAAATACAAAATCCAAAAGCAAAAAGAACGTAACATTCAAGCGCAGAAGAAGGTGAATGTAGTTTTTACTAATATTTTTATGCAAATGTATAAAAATATTTACTATGTGGGAATATCTATTTATGATTTATATTTACGCATTTCTCTCGTTTCTCTCCTTTCTCTCCTTTCTCATCGTTTTCTACTTGCGAGACTTGCGAGTCTTCTTAGCGGCGCCTATCTTCACCGCACCGAATTTGCCCTTCTTTGCAGTGTAACCATGTTTTACCAGTCTTTTCTCACGTTTGGCAGTCGTGTGCTTCTTTGCAGAAACAACGCGACCATGCTTGTTCATCACCAACTGAGCGCGAGTCAATCCACCACTTGTTTTATAAGCAGTTTGATGCCATACTTGGGCGCGAGAACCGACAAGTCTTTCATAAACGTGTCCGTGTATCGTATATTTGCCATCAGGCCGTCTTTTATAACTTCCGTGCATTTGCCTATAGTCTATAAAAAAGAATGAGAAAAAAATATTATTTTGATGTAATTTAATCGTGGCTAAATATTGCTAAATATAGAACATATTGAAACATATTGAAACATATTGAAACATCCTATCCTTACCCATTTTGATTAATAGTTGCCGGACCACCAATCCTTGGACCTAAACCGGATGAATTTGCGTAGGGAATATAACGCATAGTAGAAGACACGCCTGGACCGGAACCACCAGGTGCACCAGCCCATTTTCCATACGCATTCAATGGAACGTTTACTCTCGTATAACACTGATTTGCAGTTCCTACAGATGTAACGATTTGGTGTGCAATTCGAATATTTAATGGAAGCCTAGAAAAAACATCCGGATTATAAACATTCTTCTGTAATGGTTTTGGTAGACAACATTTCGGCTTAAAATAAAAATCAACAGGCATGTTATTTTATTTTATTTTTTGTTCGAGTTACTATGATTAAACAATATATAAAATTGATATAAAATAATTAGCGTAAATTATATATATCGCCAAACTACCAAATCTACAAATCACTAAATCACTTAAACTATTCATCCAACTATGGCTACCAAAGCTACCAAAGCTCCCAAAACTCCCAAGACTATATCAACTGAAACAGCACCAGCACCAGCAAAAGAGCCTAAAAAGTCGCTCAAGAAATTGACCAGTATAAATCCATCTGCAGTCCCTGAAGAAATTGAAAATACCATCGTTCAAGAAATGTCTGCAATGGCTGTGTCTGCATCTAGCGAGACAGAACTCGGCAAGTATCAAAGGATGTCCGACAAGGAACATATTCTCAAAAAACCTGATACTTATATCGGCCCCATTAACATGACGGAAACAGAAACGTATGTCTACAATACTGAAACGTCTTCCATTGTCCAGCGCACAATTTCATACATCCCAGGTCTCTACAAGTTATTCGACGAAGGTGCAGTCAATAGTCGCGACCACTATGTGCGTCAAGCACAGGCAATTGCAGATGGTAAGCCCAACGCTTTGCCCGTAACATATATCGATTTTGATATCAGTGAGGATGGCGTTATCTCCATCACGAACAATGGTAATGGCATTGATGTCGCGCAACATCCAGAACACAAACTATGGATTCCCGAGATGATTTTCGGCCATCTGCGAACGTCTACAAACTACGACGAAAACAAGAAAGAGAAAATCGTAGGAGGCAAGAACGGCTTCGGATTCAAGTTGGTTCTTATCTGGTCGACATGGGGACGTGTCGAAACGATTGACCATACTCGTGGCCTGAAATATATCCAAGAATTCAAGAACAACCTGGAAGAAATTTGTCCGCCAAAGATCACAAAAGCGTCGACCGCGAAACCATATACGAAAGTCTCCTTTCGCCCCGACTATGCACGATTCGGTCTTGAGAATTCAACGCTGACGCCGGACATGCGCGCACTTTTCGAGAAACGCATCTACGATATTGCAGCCATCACTGACAAATCCGTCAAAGTCAGGTATAATGGAAACGAGGTCGCGGTCAAACACTTTCAGCAGTATATCGATCTCTATATTGGCGCGAAGGGCGATACAAAGCGAATCTATGAAAGCCCTGATCCGCGTTGGGAATACGTCGTGTCGCTTTCATCTAGCGGCGAATTCCAACACGTGTCATTTGTGAACGGGATTTATACACAGAAGGGCGGCAAACATGTCGAGTATATTGTCAACCAAATCGTGCGCAAGTTGACGGAGTATATCAAGAACAAGAAGAAAATCGACGTCAAGGCGACAACGATCAAAGAACAACTCGCGCTATTTCTGCGATGCGATATTGAAAATCCGTCGTTTTCGAGTCAGAGCAAGGATGAGCTGGGAACGTCGTCATCTGCTTTCGGTTCGACATGTAAAGTGAGCGACGACTTTATTGAGAAACTTGCAAAGATGGGTGTGATGGATGCGGCATGTGAACTGACTGCAGTCAAAGAAAGCAAAGCAGCGAAAAAGACAGACGGATCAAAGACACGGACGATTCGCGGAATTCCGAAACTAATCGACGCGAACTTTGCCGGGACAGAGAAATCCGGGCAGTGCACGATTATTTTATGTGAAGGCGATTCAGCAAAGGCGGGAATAGTTTCGGGTCTGAGTCGTGAAGACAGAAATATTATCGGCGTTTATCCGATGAAAGGAAAGATCATGAACACACGTGGAGAACAAGTCAAAAAAATTGCAGAAAACAATGAAATCAAAGAAATTAAGCAGATTCTTGGTCTTGAAGTGGGTCGCAAATATACCCCAGACGACGTGAAGTATCGTCTTCGATATGGAAAGATAATATTTATGACGGATCAGGATTTGGACGGGTCACACATCAAAGGACTCGGAATCAACCTGTTTCAAAGCGAGTGGCCGTCTCTTGCTGAGATTCCGGGATTTATTGGGTTTATGAATACACCGATTTTGAAAGCAAAAAAGGGAACACAAGAGAAGGTGTTTTACAACGAAGGTGAGTATCGCGCGTGGAAGGAAGGAACGCAGGCGGGAGGTGCAGCAGACCCCGCAGCCAACACCACAGGATGGAATGTCAAATATTACAAAGGTTTGGGAACAAGCACGGGCAAGGAGTTCAAGGAGTATTTTGAGCATAAAAAAATAGTAGATTTTGTGCATAGCGGCGATGTATGCAATGACGCGATTGATATGGTCTTCAACAAAAAACGCGCGGATGATCGCAAGACATGGTTGTCGACATATTCACGCGACAGATATTTGGATACATTGCAACCAAGTGTCACCTACGAGAAATTCATTCACGACGAGATGATACACTTTTCAAAATATGATTGCGACCGCTCTATTCCGAATGGCATGGATGGTTTGAAAATCTCATTGCGCAAGATTCTCTTCTCTGCATTCAAGAAGAATCTCAAGACTGAAATCAAGGTTGCGCAATTCAGTGGCTATGTTTCGGAACACTCTGGGTATCACCATGGTGAAGCAAGTTTGAATGCCGCAATCGTCGGAATGGCGCAGAACTTCGTGGGCAGCAACAATATCAACTTGTTTGAACCCAATGGTCAGTTTGGGACTAGAAATAATTCGGGTCGTGATTCTGCTAGTGAAAGGTATATCTTTACGCAACTGAACAGGATAACTCGATTCATATTTCGCGCGGAAGATGACGCATTGTTGACTTACTTGGACGACGATGGACAAAGTGTTGAGCCGATATTCTATGTGCCGATTATCCCGATGGTTTTGGTGAATGGCGTGAAAGGTATTGGAACTGGGTTTAGCACAGACATTATGTGCTACAACCCGCAACAAATCATTGACTATATTAAATACAAACTTACGCCGACATCTGCACCGGCATCCGCATCCACACCAACTATCAACCCGTATTACAAAAACTTCAAGGGAACGATTGAGCGTATAACTGATGGGAATACTAGTCCGAATCCAAGTTCCAATGCAGCCGCAAAATACCTGATCAAAGGTTGTTATACGATTTTGGATGATAAGAAAATCAGGATCACAGAACTGCCTGTCGGAACATGGACAGAAGACTACAAGAAATTCATCGAACAGCTTATTGAACCGGTTGCAAAGAAGAGTGATTCTGCAGGAGCAGGAAGTGCATCCGCGTCTGCCGCCATCCAGCTTGTGAAAGATTACAACGATATGAGCACAGATGTGATAGTGGATATTACATTGACAATGATGCCGAATATTATTGCAACATATCGCGACAAAGTTGTAGAACATGGGTGCACGATGCTGGAGAAGTGTCTTGGATTATACACAACGCAGTCAACGACAAATATGAATATGTTTGATGCGAATGAGAAACTGAAGAAATATAACACACCGGAAGAAATAGTGGACGACTATTACCCGGTTCGCATCGAGTATTATCAGAAACGAAAAGCGTATCTCTTAGATGCGCTCAGGAAGGAACTACTTGTATTGTCGAATCGTGCAAGATATATTAGTGAAATATTGGACGATACGATCGACTTGCGCAGAAAAACGACTGCAATGATGGTGCAGATATTGAAAGATCGCAAGTATGATACACAAGAAGGGGATGACGGCGACTCGGGTTCTGCAGGCTACAAGTATTTGCTAAAACTTCCAATGGATAGCGTTTCAGAAGAGAATGTAGAAAAGCTTCGCACGGAAAAGGAAAAGAAAGAAAAAGAACTGGCGCATCTTGAATCGAAAACAACTGAAAATCTATGGCATGATGATTTAGCAGAATTGGAAGAAGAATATGGCAAGTTCGTAGAACGATCTGCTGGCGAAGAAGGAACCAAGACCAAGTCGGAAGATGGAGCATCGACTAAAAAAGCAAAAGCAACAACAGCAAAACCAAAGAAAACATTGGCGCCGATTGCTGCACAATAAGTAACACAGCAAACTAAACTAGAGAATAGATTTTATATTTTTTACTCAAATAAAAATATAAAACATGTTTCCGATACCCGTCCATATACCCCATCCCGTCTAAAACCAAGGATTAAGTTCGAGTGTCTTCCCCTTGACATTATCATAAGTAGGCCACGTCATAAGAGTATACATATTGCTCGCATCACGTTTATATTTTAGATACGCCTTGATTTCGTTCATTAATTTAGGGACACTATGCGCCACAACAAACTTATTTAATGCCGCGACTTGTTCTCTTACATTGTTTGGCAAGTTTACTGCACTTTCAAGATAAATAGCTCGCATAATTATTTTAAGCTGGTCATTGTCTTGTTGTCCAATATTATACTCACCATTCGACAATTTATGCACTTCGGCGCGAAGTGTATTTTGAATTATTTGTATATTTGCTGCACTGAAAAAAGTATTGCTAACGTCGTTATCTACCCAGTTCCCAGTCATTGCATCGCGGAATGTTGTAATCTGATTTACAGGAATTTTATCCCACATTGAGAAACGGATATCAGGAGGAGGTTCCATAATATCGATCCGACCATTGGATACATTTTTAGTAGATACATTTTGAATAAGAGGGTTACCACATAATCCTATATTTGATGAAGCCATTTTAGAATATTTGTTTAAAGATACTATTATAATATATTACTATTTTATTTTATTCATGTTTATTCTTTATTGTTAATTCGAATAGTATACTAAATGTAGTATTCTATTATAAAATTTTAAAATCGTAAAAATACAAAATCGTAAAAATACAAAATCGTAAAATACAAAATCGTAAAATAACCAAAACATTTAGATAATTTAATACATTAGTGACCAACTAATTATATAATATATATTTATAGTATATATATTATATATTATATAGTTAGTTATCACCTCAATGTCATTTAATAGTATAGTATTAATAGTATCAGCAGTAATATTTGTATTATTACTTTCAGTTTTTACTTACTTTATTTACGAATCACAGAAAAGAAAGTATAACATTATTCCTGCAACGTGTCCCGATTATTGGAGCTTATCTCCAAATTCGGATGCAAAGGGTAGTATGATGTGTAATCCACCAGCTGATGGCATAAATTGGGGCACCTGCACACAAAAAAAACTTCCTACTGCTTACACCCAACCATCAGGATTAACAAAACCATGTGATATATTTTTAAATAAGTATGCATGGACAAGAACCCAATGCGGTGGAAATATTCTATGGGATGGTGTAACAAATAATGATGACTATAGAGCATCATGCAAACCAGCACCTACATCGTAAGTCGAAACGTCCTCATGCGATTTTATTTACTTACTAGTTCATACTTTATAATATTTTAATATGAATATACAATATTAAAATATAACACTACAATATATTACTAAATACAGACGATACTATATGGAATCTACTGCTAATATTAAACTAAATTTTAGAAAGACATTGATACTGGTAGCCGTAGTTGTTTTTTTATTTTTAATGCCAATTATTACTATTCTTATACTGCGCGAAAATAACAAAAAACAAATATGGGCACCTATGGTAAGCCAGTGTCCAGATTATTGGAAAATATCTAAAACTAAAGAAGGGTATATAAAGTGTTCTCCAAATAAACAAAAAAGTAACACGGGTGGGAACACCAAACCTTTTTTTACATACCAATTACCAACAAAAAAGAATAAATATGATTTTGCATTAAAAAATGGATTAATGTGGGATGGTATAGTAAATGATTCTCAGTTAATAAGTCAACGAATAATACCACCTGATAGAAACATTGGAATGTTACTTGGTAACATGTTTACATTAGAAACGTCTGGATATACGTCAACTACAAGACAAACCCAGGACCCGAACTATCTTAGTTAATAGGAAGTAAGAGGTATAAAAAAAGGAGAGAAAGGAGAGAAAGGAGAGAATAATCCAAAATAGAAAATACTATAGAATAATACAAAAAGATAAATAATATTACATTTGCAAATCAACATAGAAACATTTCTTGTATTTTAATAAGTTCTATTCCTATATAATAAGTTATTATCTTGAAAAAATAATAACTATACATAACAACCATAACCATAACCATAACCATAACCATAACCATGAATACACTAACAATAAACATGAATGAGATTCTTGAAAGAGATCAAATTTACGAAAAAATAAAAACAATATTGAAAGAATTCCAAGAAAATAAAAAAGATATTACACTCAAGCGCGGTATTTATGTATATGGGAACCCAGGAACTGGCAAGACGGAATTTATTACAAGTCTTCTGCGTGAACAGAATTACGACATTATTAAATATGACGCAGGTGATATAAGAAATAAGTCTATTATTGATACGATTACACGTCACAATATGTCCGACAAAAATATTATGTCAATGTTCGACAAAAAGGTCAAAAAGATCGTTATCGTAATGGATGAAATTGACGCGATGAATAATGGCGATAAAAGTGGGATAAACTCTCTTATAAAATTAATCCGACCTAAGAAGACTAAAAAACAAAAAGTAGAAGATGTTTCTTTTAATCCAATTATTTGTATTGGTAACTATCAAATCAACAAAAAAATAAAAGAGTTGATGAAAGTCTGTCATACTTTCGAATTGAAGACACCAACCAACGAGCAAGTGTGCACGATTTTAAAAACGCTTCATTTAAAATTTGACAAAACATTGAATGCAAATATTGTTTCATTTATTCAAGGTGATTTGCGCAAGATGGTATCGATTTGTGAGATGGTGAGTAAACAAAGTAATATTTTACAGAATGATATTATTCGCACCATTTTACAGACAAAAAGTTATAATGACGACAGCAAAAAACTCACACAACATTTAATTAATAATAATTATCCAATTGAACAACATAAAGTGCTTATGAATGAAACAGATAGAACAACGATTGCACTACTATGGCATGAAAATATAATTGATGTTTTGGGGAAATACGATAAAGATGTTGGGGTGCCTTTTTATCAAAGGGTATTAGATAATATTTGTTTTGCGGATTATATTGACAGAATCACGTTTCAAAATCAGGCATGGCAGTTCAACGAAATGAGTTCGCTTATTAAAACATTTTATAATAATAAGATTTACCACGAGTATCCTGAATTTACAAAAAAAACAAAATTTAATCCTGTCGAAGTGCGTTTCACGAAAGTGTTGACGAAATATAGTACAGAGTATAACAATTCGCTATTTATTAAAACATTATGCCAACAGCTTTCGATGGACCAGAAAGATATGTTTTCTTTTTTTATACACCTTCGCAAATTACATGGCGAAGAGGAAATATATAGTATGCTTGAAAACTACGATGTTTCAAAGTTAGATATTAATCGAATGTATCGCTATTTAGATAAATATACACAAAAAGTATTTGAAACGCCGAATGATAAGGGAGACTATGCGAGTGCATATGATAGCGACGATTCTGGGATTCTATAATTTACATTATAATAACTATTCTATTTTTATAGTTATTATATAATATATATATATATATAACATCGTTATAATGTCATACTATAGTTCATATTCTTCATATTTAAATACACGACTATGTTGTAAAGATCCTGTTGGTCCACAAGGTGCAACAGGACCACAAGGTGCACAGGGAGCAACAGGTGCAACAGGACCACAAGGTGCAACAGGACCACAAGGTGCAACAGGACCACAAGGTATTACATCGGTAACAACAACAGGTGCTGGTTTAACAGCAACAACGGCTAATAATGCTGTAGTGTTACAAAATACAGGTGTTACGAGCATTATTGCTGGAACGAATATTAGTGTTTCGGGTGCTACTGGTGCGGTTACTATTAATGGTGTGGCGGCAACTTCCGCCCCTTTTCCTTACTATAAACAAACAACTTTTACAACTACGAATCATTCTATTAATGATGGGACGGCAAATCCTACCGCTGAACTGACGAATGGTGGATTATCCGCCCCTGTTTCGTCATTATGGAATGCGGCAGTAGCAGCATCTCTCGGCTTAAGTTCTATTGTCGTTTGTGAGTTGACTTTTGAAGCCGTTTTTGATGGTTCTTTTATGGGTGGTAGTAGTATATTTAACCCTTCTAATCCTCCTACAACCGCAAATTTAAATGATAATGGGCAAAACTATAGTTCTATCGCTCTTTGCTATATTCCTTACTACAAAGTAAATGGCGGGAATACACTATATTTTACAAATTTTCAGTATTCGATGGGCGAAAGTGTATTAATACAATTGCCTTATGGCGTTACATCGGTTAGGGGTTTAGCAGGTTGGGATGCTTTTCAAACGAGTGTATCAATGAAATGCTCACTCGATGTTACGGGATTACAACCCTCAGATAATATCGTTTTTTACATAAACGCATATACGCAATACGGCGCAATGTCTCTCAACACAAACGTTGTCTCACAAACCCAAAAATTTATAGGAGGTTTGACATTGACGGCTACTATGAGTAAATAAAAAATCAACTATTAAATAGAAATTACGATAGAATACATATAAATATAATATCCCCTATTATATATATAAAATGCAACGCACTTCTAGACTTCCTCCAGTTCTCGCCCAAAATAAGGCGTAATTAGAATACCAGATGGTAATTCAATTAATATGTCTGTAGATACATACACAACCACGGGACACGCTTGTATATTTACCGGTTCTTTCAAATATGATAATACTTCTTATGGAAATTACACCATTACATCGAGGAATGTCGCACAGCAATTTATAGGTGATACTAGTTGTTATTTTTGGTATATTATCGGTCAAGGGGTCGGAACTTTTAGTTAACAAATAGCGATATTTTAGAGATATTATTTTATCTGATATATAAACATATAACATATAACATAAAATGGAGTAAATCCATTTACTTTTATGTAAAATATTATAAAAAGATATTTATATAATATTTACTTATTATACAAATAAATAGTCATATACTATGTCTTATAGTTCGTATTCTTCATATTTAAATAGTAACTCATGTTGTAAAAATATACCAGTTGGTGCTACAGGCCCCGTGGGACCAACAGGACCCAGAGGTGCAACGGGTGCGACAGGTGCGACAGGTGCGACAGGTGCGACAGGTCCACAAGGTATTCAGGGTGTTACGGGTCCACAAGGCATTCAGGGTGTTACGGGTCCACAAGGCATTCAGGGTGTTACGGGTCCACAAGGCCCGCAGGGTGTTACGGGTCCGCAAGGCATTCAGGGTGTTACGGGTCCACAAGGCCCGCAGGGTGTTACGGGTCCTGTTGGTGGTATTACAAGTGTTAATTCAGGAACGAATATAAATGTTGATAATACTAATCCACTCGCTCCTATTGTTAATTTTGCTACACCGACAACCAGCAACATTCTTCTCGGCGTTGGAACTGAAATATTAGCAACTTCTGGATTTACAACAATGTCAATAGACAGCACGGGTTTAAATGATACATATTTGAATGGATTGGTGGAAAATAAAGAAGATATTGATGTAAGTGCTACAAATGTTATTCAAACAATATCAGCAACAGATGGAAGCACATATCAAAACTCGGCAATCGTTAATTGTGGAACTTCTACTATAAGCGACCAAAAACTCGCCACTAATTTAACAACGACACAAGAGGGTTCTGCTGGTATTACTTGTAGTTCAACGCTGGTGAGTATGGGTGTTGGTTGTGGGTTTCTAAGTGGGGCGAGTGGAAGCGTGGGATTTCAAGCAACCGATACAAACCCTCTAATTGCTCTGTCTCAATCCGCCCCTTTTCAACCTTCCTATTCAACAATATTAGACAAAAATGGTATTAATCAAAACAATTCATCTGGAATTGGTTTTAATCTTCAAACGGCACAAGATCTCACTCTAACATGCCCCGTTGCGAATAAGATAATAGTCCCCAACGGCAACGATATTGATTTATCATCTACTACGGGTTCAGTCGTTCATACAACTACATACGGCAAAGATGGCATGGAAAGTCAAGATTTTCTTGCTGCGAATTATTCTTCACAAGCACAACTAACACAAACAGGCGGAAACTCTCAAATGACACTATCTTCCGCTAATCTCGCAACCTTCGCCTCACACATTTTACAAACAGAAGTTCCGCTGGTTGGAGACGCAACAATAGCACATACAACCCCGTCTGGAGCATCAAGAAATCTCGTCATCTCTTCACAGGGCAACCTTAATTTGAACAGCACGGCGAGCGCGGGTATGGCGGGGCAAGGTGTAATTATTCAAGCATCAAATCAACCCCTTCAACTTACCTCTCCTGCGTCCAATATTCAATATTCATCATCATCGGGACAGCAGGTTCTCGTGTCGTCGGTGAATAGTGTCTCTGCTCCAACTTACACGATTACGAATACGAACGCATCTACTGCTTCATATCCAGCAGTCAAAATAGATAGAACTAATCCTGCTTCTGTTGCAGGTGATACAATAGGAACAATCTCTATGTGGGCGGACGACGGAGCAGGAACAAGTAGAGAATGGAGCAGGATACAAACTCAAACGACTAATACTGGTGCTGGTAATCAAGACGGGACTATATCCATATTTGGTAGTATAAATGGAGTTGTGTCGGAAGTTTTCAATTTCAACGGCAATCAAAATGAGAACAACTCTTTCAAACCCCTTGATATGAATAATCAGCAAATTAGGAGCAATACTGGTAATCTTGAATTGAATACTACTGCTTCAACTGGAACTGGGAGCATTATTCTTACGGCAAAAAATCCAACTGGAGAGATACAACTGGTCGCACCTAATTATGTTAATGTATCAAGTGCTATTAAAGTTGGAGTATCACCCTCATACAACTTTATTCAAAACGACGCTATTGATATTTTTGATACAACAACAGCAACCGCAAATACAACCGCAACATTAGGGCGAGAGGGTGTTGGATTTACTCGCTTGAATACTCTTACTTCTTTGTCTCAATCCTTCTCTTTTTATAACGATAGTGCTTCTGGTGGTGTGATTGATTATCAAAACACTATTGGGACAAATGGAATGATACTGACTACAAACCAATCAATAGAATTAAATACAACAACTCTCAATCTCGCAAATACAAATACGACAGCTTCCGCCTCAAATCACAACGCAGACATAAGGGCAACCTCTACTGGATTGGAAAGCACTACATTCTTGAAACTACAATTGAACGGCGTGGATATTTGGGTTCCATATTTCACAACCGATCCATCTCTTTAGTTCAGTTATGGTAAATTTTTTTATGTGATTAATATACATGCATCACATAAAAATAAAATTGTATTCTATGATTAATCCTCGCTCTTAAGCAGTCGCGTCGTCCTTGCAACATTCGCCTTCCACCAGTCTAGTGAATCTTGTGTAAATGCATTGCGATGATAGCGCCTATGTTCTGCGGCCTGTTGAGGCGAATCATAGAAGTAAAAATCCGGCTCATACTTTCCACGACTCGCCCGCGCATCACATACCTTCCAGAGCAAATCCTCGCACAACGATCCGACGCGCCAGGGATATTCGACACCCGTCACCGCATTTACGATATAATGCCCTTGCACATTGGATGAAAAAGACCTCGGGCGTTTACTCCTCTTTTCGTTACCACCGCCGCCCGTCGAACCAGCATCATCCCAGTCATCGCGACCTGCATCTACTTTGCTCAAATTTAATCTACTCTTGTTCCTGCTAATTCCACTTCCAGCACCAATCCCCTTGGGATTCTCTTTCAACATCGCCATTTAAATGTGTAAATAGTACGTAATGTAACTGATAAGTATATGTAACAAAATTTCTTTAAGCCATTTTTAAATATAATTTTGACACACATTATCACGCATTATCACACATTATCACACATTACTTATCACAACAACTTCACATGATTCACTCACCTTATGTTCCAGTTCGTTAATGATAATATTTTTTTCATCTAGTATCGCCTGTTGTTCATCGATAAGCAGTTTTAATCTTTGATTTTCTTTCACTGCACTTCCATATAGGTCTTTCAAATTTTTAAACTGCTCTAGTTGTTTCTGTTGTTTGTCTAATAATTCAACTACTTCTGGGATGCTAAGTTCACGAGGACTTTTACCTTCTTCTTGAAATACTATTTTTAGTTGAGATGGGGTTTGTGCTTGGTGCGCTTGTTGCGCCTGAATACTTTTTATCATCTGTTTCTTCTTTTCTTCAATCTCGCCAATCTGTTTCAATACATCTGGTTTTAATTTTATGTCACCAGGCTCGTATGTAGCCAGTCTCTTTTCCAAATCTTCTGTGAAAAATTTCACAATTTTATCATCCTTAATAAAGTCCCCTAATGTTTTCAAACTATATTTTGCATATTGGCTATCCGGGTGTCCAACTATTTCAATATTATCCAATAGTATTCTTTTATCCATCGTATTGTGCGAATGTGAAAAAACCAATATTGTTTTCAGCGTGTCGAGTTGCACAAATGGTATCGTATATCCTTTTAAAAATTCGCGCTCTTCCGCTAAACATGCATCTTCGTTATACCGAGTCTGTTTCAACAACTGCCGCTTAAATGCAAATGTTCCCGCAGTGGCGTGGTCCTTGCCATAAGGTCCAAATTGCACCATCCGTTTTCTATCATTGAAATAAATATACATTTCACTCGAACCAGCACATAATGCGGAAGGATGCGTAGTAAGCATATTTACCGCATGCGAAACGCGTTCAGGAGGATAATAGTCGTCATCATCCATATAAACAATAATATCTCCTTTGGATTTATCGTGCATAATGTTTCTTTTTTTTCCAAGCGTCATTTTTGTATCATACCTGAAATACTTTACATTCGGATGCCCTCCTACCAAATCCTCAATCGGATCCGTTCCGTCGTCTATGATAATCCACTCCATTCTATCTTTGAGGTAATCTTGGCTGTCAAAACACGCAACCATCATTTTAATAAATGGTCTACGATTAAACGTCGGCGTGCATACGCTAACAAATGGGGGGTTAGTGCTTGTGTTGTTCTTCTTGTTGTTGTGCGAATTTTTATTATTTTTAGTCATTTTATTAATTATTAATATTATTAATTATTAATATTATTATATTTTTAATTATATTTTATGCTTAATACTATTTTTTGTTTCAAGGTATTTTAATAATAATGGCAACTATATTGTTAAAATATTTTTATAGAACTCTTTAACTGGAATGTTGCATGTATTGCATTACTAGACTTACTATAACTATCAACATAATCCCAGCGCCACCTACCCCACCCAAGTCCGAAAAACCATACATGCATATTTGGTAATAAAAAATAAATAACATGTATATTTTTAAGTCATCAAATATTTTTTTCCATTTACCCTTTGATGAATCTTCACTATTGTCATTTGACCAGGGATAAATAAAGAATACATAAAATACGTTAAGTATCATATAAAAACCACACCCCATTGCTATAAACATTCCAATCGTAAGACCAAATATCAACCCCCAGATAATATGATTCTGTAAAATTCCAAATATGAATGATGTAATTCCCGACCATATTCCTACGACAGGAAAAATAAATTGCATAATAATAGGCCACAAGAAAAATGCAGCTGCTTTATTAAATGTTTTACTTTTCATCTTCTCCCATGTATCATCTTTATCCTTACTAGTAGAATCCGAGATGCTAAAAATACTTAGTATCAATCGCATTGCGTATCTACCACCATTCATTCCGAGACCACCATACACTGCTTCAAATATATATTGTACTAATGCTTTAAAAAACCCTACTTCGCTTTTTCCATCTTTGTTTCCGTCTTTTGATAACCATAAAAAATATGTTATATCTTTTTGTCTTCTTTTTAAGGCAGTCACACCGGATGGTTCCGCACTTATAAGTCTCCCGTCTCCTAAATTGTAAGGAAAACCATAGTTATACCAACTATTACCTTTAGTTGCATTATTTGTATATGGTTTTCCATACTCATCGATGGGTAAAATATAATCCAATTTATCTTTTGATTCTGTGGCTAAATATATAAAATTTGTTGATAACCACCCCCACACATATGCAAACAATACGGATAGTAGAGCATGTATACAAAATATTAAAATACTATTCGGATCCATTTGGTCTTGTGCTGATTTTTGCGTATTTGATTTTTGTGTTCCTTTTACACTTGTAGGATTTGTAGTATCATCTTTTTTATTACTATCGGTATCCGATGAACCAAATATATTTGATGATGGACTTTTGCCCCCCAACAAACTTGTTGGGTCGAAACCTTCGATTACTTTCTCATCTTTGTCATCTTTCTCGTCTTTCTCATCTTTCTCATCTTTATCGTATTCTGCATCTTTATCACTTACTTTTTTATTTTTATTTTTATTTCTACTTCTATTTGTTAATTTTTCAATATTTGATGTTTTAAAATATGATGTTGACATATAATATAATATGTATTAATAATATATGTATTAATAATATATATATTATAACATTTTATATTATTGAACCTAAAGGTTATAATATTTATGAATTAGTCAAACTATGAATCAATAAAGTGAATAACATATTATAAATATATTGAGAATACGATTTTTGATTTTATGTGGAGGACTGCAAATCGCACCAGCTTGTATGGGCTTTTACCTTGCATACATGAGACCTGCATTTCCAGACATGAATGTGACAACGTTGAAACGCTCTTCTAAAATTACCAAATTGTAGTTATATTCATATATACGCCACATTGGTTTGTTGACACCAATAGGTATCGGGGTATTTGTAAGAGGATCGACTGCACTATCACAAATAGTGAGAAACTGCGCATCTGAATTATTTTTTGGATATAATGTGGTAAATTCAAACTGAACATTCGAAAATTTGCTCGTATTTAGCGCACCAGATGGCTGTGTATTAAAAGGATCCGTGTCAATGCAGAAGTTGTAACAATATAAGCCGTCTGGTGCATTTCCTGCTGTTCGCGTATACTTTTCGATATAGTTATATATTCCGTCATCAAGTGTCGTCTCGCGATATTTTCCATCCAAAAGAATCGCCATGTTCATCAATATATTGCGACTATTTTCAACATTAAATGGTTGTGTGATAAAATACCCATTTAGCTCGCTAGTTAATGGATTATACCCGGGTGCAAAACCAGCATTATATGGTGGCAATCCACAACCAAATGCAGTTATTCCTACATTACGCAACGACGCTTCAGCTGGAGATGCCGGCGCAGGTATTACATCAGAAGGCAAGTAGTTATATGGCCAATTCGTATAATTGCTCCACTGATTGCGCAGATTAATATCACTCCTTTGAAAAAAGAACATCCAACTACTTACCATACCTATCGTATTTTCTAGCCATACACGCTGAGTTCCGGTTACGTTATCGAAATTCCACTCATATGCCGACTTGATTAAATATTTTTGCTCATTTTGCGAAAACAACTTCGCCTCTTCATTAGAAAGAAATCCATATGTGCTTATCAAGTGTATATCTGCATTCCAGTCCGTTTGCGTCGAGTTTGGATAGTCTGCAGTGTTTAAACTTACACTAGGAGGTGTCTGTAGAAACCGAAACAATTGCATATAATTTAAAGAATAGTTGGGGCGAACACTAGGGTAATTATTTGCCACATCCATTACATCGCGTATAGTATAAAGATCTTGGATAGGACGCATAATAACATCTATCTTTAGCTGATTATATTGTAACGCGGTTAATGGGAATGCCATTTTGCTCGTCAGTGTGAACCAAGCATTTATAGGAATATATAATTTACGACTTCGGATAGACGGCTCCGCGCCTTGTGATAGCGTAGTGTAGTATGCATTTGGATATGCGTTTACACGACTTCCGGCATTTCCGGGGTCATTTAATCCGGGCACATTCCCCGTCATTCGGTCATATAAGTTTCTCTTATTCCCTGAAAAATCGCGTTGCACAAGTGCCAGTAAATATTTGCCTGTTAATACTTGCAATGTTTGCCCACCTACTGATACTATAATCTCTTTAATCATTTGCGTGCCTAAATTATCAATCCACTTGAACTCATATGGCGCCCAGTTTTCGGCACAATTACTTGGTGGCCATATTGGGCTCCATATCGTTGGCAATGTTACAACCAGATATGTATCCATCAACAAATCGGCATATCGCGGAACATTAAATGTAAATCTGGATTCTTCTGTTAAACGCAGTTTCCTCTGCCCGTGAAAATCAATACGAAATTTCTGCATTCCAAAATTCGTATATTTTGCATATGTAGATTTAAAAAATGTTTTTGTAGGGTTTCCATTTAATATAACGTTCTGGTTTCCAAAAGATACAAGATTTAGCAATCCGCCAGCCATTTATATAATATATATTTAATATATTTAATATATATTATAGTTATAATTATATAGTAAATTATATAGTAAAATATATATTATATATATTTAATTACAAGACACCCCACACACACACACACACAACATTACATAAACAAACTATCATCAAATGACACAACCATTAAACAATGCAAATGGATATGCGAGTTACATTATAAATTATGTTAAAGATTTTAAACTTGAAAATGTTAAAGATATAAGTAAGTCATCTGTCGCAATTCACTGGTTTGGTATATCTTTTATCATAGTTATTTTACTCTGGGTGATTACGTATATCACCGCCAAATTAAACTTGGATAATACAAACTGCACCATTATATCGAAGTCTAATAAAAAATCGACACAAATAACTCCTCTAAGTAATAAATTATCAACACCTGATTATGCTGGAAAAAATATGCGCGACTTTTATATCAAAACCGCATACAACTGCTGTGCATCAGGTGACTTTAAAAGTGACTATGTTTCGTTGTGTGCTCTTTATAATGTTATTGCACAGGGTTGTCGTTGCCTTGATTTTGAAATTTATTGTTTGAATGATACACCGGTTGTTGCAGTATCTTCGATTGACCAGATTGGAGTAAAACAAAGTTACAATTTTTTAAATGCCGCTGAAGTATTCAGTGAAATTAATAAATATGCTTTTAGTGGGAATACTATACCCAAGTTAGACGTCCGTTCAACAGACGAATCGCAACGTTTTTGCCCGAATCCATCTGACCCTTTATTTCTTCATTTTCGTCTTAAAACAAATAATGTAAATGTTGTCAATCAACTCGCTTCAATTATTGCGCAAACATTTGAATCAAAATTATTACCAATTGAATTTATGAGAGAATCAAATGGAAAAAATATGACAAGAACACCTATTAAAGATTTAGTCGACACTATTAATGGAAAAGTAATTATTATGGTAGAAAAAAATAGTAACACAGGAGGTATGCCTATTTTATATCAATCTGCAAATATGTGGGAACTTACAAATATTACAACAAACTCGGTTTTTATTCATGAAAAACGTTTTACTGAAATTAAAAACACAAACGCACCTAAAGAAATTATAGAATATAATCGTCAAAATATGACAATAGTTTTACCTGACTTGAATGAAAATAACACAAACTATATTTATATAGTTCCACGAATGTTGGGATGTCAGTTTATTGCAATGAACTTCCAAAACAATGATCAGAATCTTATTTCTTATAATAATTTTTTTGATAATATGAAATCCGCATTTGTTCCACGACCTAACGAATTATTATATGTCCCTGTATTTGTGCCTACACCCGAACCACTTGATAAGGCTCTTCTGTTTAGCAGTAAGAAATCTATAAATATAGGAGGCATCCAAATGGATTTTTAGATTTTTAGACAAAATATTATAACTATTGTTTTATAGCGACAATAGTTATACAACATGTGCATATGTTAACTTCTTCTTCTATTTTTTCATATTTTTCCTGGTTCGTTTACTCATTCTTCGATTTCTTATTTTCGATTTACTTCTACCTTTTCTCTCGTTTCTCTCGTTTCTATCGTTTTTACGCTTTGTCTTGTTTCGTATGCTTTGTTTGCTTCTTCCTCCTATTCCAATATATTCCGGTATCACAGGAATACTGGGTTGAGCTTGAAAAAAACTAGAACAACTAATGTCTATTATAGAGACACGTTTTTTTTCAGAATTTCCACCAAAGTATTCTTCATCTATTTTGTTTGAAATGACTAAAGAAATTTCACTTAATGTTATACCATAGTATTCTCCCAAATTAGGATCAGGTGATTTACCTGCAAAAATTTCACCTAGTCCAATATCAATAAACCTTGTTTCAGAAGTTACAGATATTTCTCTCTTGTCATTTTTAGCTGAAACCATATTATATCCATATATCCTTACACCTAAACCAACACCAAAATCGTTTACATCATGGTATGAATATGTTTTTTCAACATGAGCTGCATTATAAAGACCTCCTTTTACAATACTTCTTATACAAGGAAACCTTTCGTAAGCATTTGCCAGTGCATACTGACGTTTTATACATGAATCAGAACCAGGAACTGCTTGTGAAATTGCATCTCTACAATTTTCATAAAAATATTGTTGATCGTGTTGGCGCAATCCCCAAAATAAATTATATGAAAATGCATCAAATAAGTCATCATTTATTTTTAAAGCTCCATGTTGACTCCTACAAATAATAGCATTAACAACATTTGTTTGTGTAATATTATAGCTTTCACCACTTACATTTAAAACCGCATAGTCAACTTTAAAATTATCCATTACTATTTTAACACAACCTTTTACAAGTGAAAATAATCTACTTTTTATACCATGACTTACTTTTTGAATTGTGCTTACTAATTTTGGAAACCTTGAAAATTTTGACGCCTTTGAATGGATAGATGACCTCGGGACTGAACTAACTAAGGTAATTGCTGCAGGTGTAGCAGGTGTAGCAGGTGTAGGTTGAACTTCTTTAAATTTTGATTTACTTTTTTTAAGTTTTTTACCACCCCCACCTTTTTTAAAATTAGAAATAGACCTAGGTTTATATGATCTAGATCTAGATCTAGATCTAGAACTAGACTTATGTAATTTGGATGGTTGTGTTGGTCTTGGTTCATGAAACGGCGCTGATGCTGGAGATGGTGCTTGAATTTCTACTGAAGATATTTTCTCCGTAAGTAACGTTGAAAATCTATCTAAATTTCCCATAACAACAGGGTGGTACACTTCATCTAATAAATTAGGTATACCTACATTGATTTGAGACGGAGGAGCTGCTCCACAAATAGTTAACGATTCGTATCCATCAAATTTATTTCCTGGATTTATTAATGGGGCATTTCTTTTTGTAATGGACGTAATAGGTGTTTTAGTATTGTCAATAGGATATCCTCCATGCATAAATACAATAACAATAAATAAATATTCATCAACTTCTATTTTAGAACTGCGCGAACCACCACCATAGTCATTTAGTTCTTCTGTTTCTTCTACTTCTTTTACAGGAGATAAAACAGGTTTAAAAATACTAGAAGAACCATAAGGTCCTGAAGGTCCAGAAGTTACAGAATAAGTAAAAGCTGGTATTGCAGATTCAAAAATATATTTATCTAGTGTATTATCATTTTTTATAAATATACTACCATCTAAAGGTTCTGTTTCTGCTTTACGTAAGCTTTCAAAAAAATTGCCTGGTTTTCTTGATGCTTCTGCTGTTGTTGTTATTATTTTTTTTGGTGATAATGCCATATAATATCTTAATAACAAATATCCTAATATATTATCTCAATATATTATCTCAATATATTATCTCAAGGTAATATAACTATAATATCCATTATAATAAAGTAAATTTAATAAATAAAATCACAACAACAAAACAAAATCCAATAACATGAATAATGGAACAGATATTTTATTAAACACGATTTACTATGAAAACCGCGAACTAGAATTATTAAAAAATGCCATGGACGTAGAAGCAAAAAAACGCGGCGAGCGTATTGCGCAAAATCCAATCATGAAAAATATTATAGACGTTCTTGAAAAGTTTATCCATGACAAGAAACTCGTATGTTACGGCGGCACTGCGATTAATAATATTCTCCCCAAACAAGACCAGTTTTATAATCGCAATATTGAAATACCCGACTACGATTTCTTTTCCTCCAATGCAATGAATGACGCAAAAGAATTGGCCGATATTTATTTCAAGCAAGGTTTTTCCAGTGTTGAAGCAAAAGCTGGCGTTCATTATGGTACCTATAAAGTATTCGTTAATTTCTTTCAAATTGCGGATATTACACAAATCGACAGCAAACTATTTAGTAGTCTTAAAAAAAATGCAATAAGCAAAGGAGGTATATTGTATAGTCCGCCAAATTTTTTACGGATGGCAATGTATTTAGAATTGTCGCGCCCCAGCGGTGATATATCGCGTTGGGAAAAAGTTCTTAAGCGTCTCAACTTATTGAACAAAAACTACCCCTTAAAAGCGACCAACTGCGACCCCGATTCATTTGAAAAATCTCTATCCGCGCGTTCATATAATAAACAATACTTTCACGAAAAAGACAAAATACAGGATGTTATTAAAAGTGTAGCGGCATTGTCGTCATCGTCTTCTTCAGATAAACTTGTTCTTATTGGCGGATATGCTTTCTCACTTTATTCGCGATATTTGAAAAACCAAGAGCGTGCATATTTGACTGAAAATCCTGTTTTTGATATGTTGTCTTCTAATCCTGATAAAACTGCAAAACTAATTAAAGAAAAATTGGAAGCAGTCGATATCCGCGACGTAAGTATTGAAAAGAAGCCTTCCGTTTCCGAATACTTGTCAACACATTATGAAATAAAAATCGGTAGTCAACCTGTTGTATATCTTTTTAGACCCCTTGCGTGTCATAGTTACAACACAATTAAAGTAGATAATAAAATATACCGGGTTGCAACGATTGACACTATGCTCAGTTTCTATTTATTGTTTTTATATATTGATCGACCCTATTTCAATCCCAGACGAATTCTATGTATGTGCGAATACCTCTTCAAAATCCAGCAAAAAAATCGCGTAAATTTGCGCGGAATATTGCGGCGATTTAGCGTATCTTGCTACGGAAAACAGAAAACAATCGAAGATATTCGAAATGAAAAAGCGGAGCAGTTTAAACGTCTTAAAAATAAACGCAAAACTCGCGAATACGATAAATGGTTTCTTCGATACTATCCTGAAAATAATTCTGCGAATAAGCCTTTTATCGAAAAAAATAAACCGAAAAAGACGAATGAAGATATTATCAACGAGGCAAAACTGGCATTTGAAGCGAAAGCGATTGCATCAAATGCGATTATTAATCAGATAGAGAATATTCAAAAACAAAACCGCAAAGAAACATCAGTTTCTAAACGTAAAAATAAAAACCAAACGAAAAAGAATACAAACAAACAAGCAAAAGCTTATATGCAAACGATACCTGTTATGATAGAACCTAGTGTGAAGTTGCGTTCGCGTAATAAAACTATACGTCGTAAAATAAATATAGAAAATAAACAAAATACTATCCCATTGAATAAGGAAGTTGAAAATATACTTTATGTTAAAGATATTATTACTCCTTCATCGATGTCGATATCGACGTCGACGCCAAGTTATAACACTCCGGATAGCGAGAATAAGCTATAATTTGTAATAGTAGAATAATAAATATTTATATGCATTATTTATTATTTAATTTATTTATCAGTTTCTCTCGTTTCTCTCGTTTCTCAGCAAGACTATAGATATATAATTATACAAATGAACATATATAAAATGAATAGTGTAAGATATATAACCAATATACATAACAGATCACCATGACAACTCCAACTCCAACATGTGAAGCATTAGTATGGTGTGGGCATTATAAATCTAGGTGCACACTAATTGCAAAATGTTGTGGGCAAGAATTCGGATGTAGGTTTTGCCACGATACACAAGTCGAATCTCATATAATGAATCGTTATGATGTAGAAGAAGTAGTTTGTAATAAATGTCATTTACGACAACCTGTATCTAACTCGTGCAAAAATGAAAACTGCGGTAACAACAATAAAGAATTTGCAAAATACTATTGCGACATATGTCATCTCTATTCTGATAGTCATATAACCGAAATATATCACTGCGACAAATGTAATATATGTCGCATATGCAGTTTAGGGAATACAAAAGAAGACTATTTCCATTGTGACAAATGCGGTGGTTGTATACTTATCAACTTAAAAGATACGCACAAGTGTTTAGTCGACGTATTAAAGGGTGATTGTTGTATATGTTTAGAAAGTATATTTTTATCAAAAGAACCTGTAAGATTATTGGCATGTGGACACGTGATTCATGGAAAATGCTTAGATGAATTATTAAAAAATAATAGAATATCGTGCCCTTTGTGTAGGAAGTCAATGATAGATGGTGATGCGTTGCAGATCATAATAAGAAAAACGGATTATCTTATTGAGTTAAACCCTATTGAGTCAAGTATATTAACAAAAATAAAATGCAATGATTGTGATTTTAATGATAAAGTAACATACCACCCAATTGGATTAAAATGCGGTGGGTGCGGAGGATATAACACCACAAGAGATAGGGAAAGCGAAACATAAATTATAATAACAAACTATTATAATAATTTATTTATATAATATATACTATATAGTATATACTATAAACTATAAACTATAAACTATAATATATTTACAAATAATGAAATATATTTCAATACCATTATTTATAGCAAGTTTTATAATAGGAATGGTATATATTCACTTGTCAAATCCACCTACTAGAAATATAACTATCTTCCCCACTATAGATAACGTTGGAAAATTCCAGTATAAGGACAGCGCGGATAATTGTTTTGCATTTATACCACATGAAAAGAAGTGCCCATTTATGTCAAACTCTATTAAAAAAATACCGATTCAGGTTTAATTGATATAGTTGTAACATTTTACTATATTTATATATAATTATATAATTTATAATAGTATTATATATAACACAAATACTATTATAATAACCAAAGGCGATGAATCTTAAAAGATGGTTGCATTCGGATACAAGCAAATATATTATTTCAGTTATTTTAGGACTCGGACTTTCGACATTATTTAGAAAAGAATGTATAGGCGATAAATGTTTAAAATTTCTTGCACCTCCGGTAAATGAGTTAGAAAAAGAGACATATATGTATGGTAAAAAATGTTACACTTATAATAGTTCATCGGAAAGCTGTGAAGATAATAAAAAGAAAGTAAGTTTTGCGTAGTAAATAAAATCTATGAATCTTTATAGAATATATTAAGAAAATGGGTGACACAACAAGTATTGACGACCTTCCAACAGATCCAAGTTCAGGAAATATGAATAATAATGTTGTTTTACAAAAAATGGAATTAACTAGTGGCGCAGCGGGTAATAGTGGCGGTGGACCAAGTATACAAGGACAAGTATATAACCCTGTTATTGCAGGTTTAGGCGGCGGCGGCGGGGGCGGGATGGGACCTATACAACCACAAATGCCTTCATCACCGAATATAATGAATGAGATGATTTCGGGGCTACAACGAGCGAGTGCATCAGGTATGACGAACTTACCATCTAGGGATATACCCACGACTACTTCAAATATGATGAATGATGCACAAGTAAAACCTAATTTTATTCCTAATCCGCAATCACAAGGACAAAACGTAAATCAGTATGGTCAGCGCCCGATGTCATCAAATAATTATATTGAAGAACATGAACAAGACATGACAAGTGAAGAAAAATATAGAAAGTCGCAAAGTGACTATTCGAATGCTGAAAATATATATAAACTTATGCAAATACCAATTATAGTAGGTATATTATATTTTGTTTTTCAGTTACCCGTAATGAGAAAATATGTTTTAAAATTTATCCCATCTGTTTTCAATAGTGATGGAAACTATAATATTAGTGGACTTATTTTTATGAGTTCATTATTTGCTGGATCATTTTTTGGGTTGTCAAAAGTTCTCGAAATGTCTGAGTCGTGGTAGTGGTAGTGATACTAGCATATAGTCCATGAGATTGCAAACGAGAGAAACGAGAGAAAGGAGATAAATAATTCATAATTAAATATTCATGTTCATATAAATAAAATAATATCTCTTCCATAAAATTGATAATATTATATGATATTACATAGTATCATATCATATCATTCAACTCATCAAATCAAACTATGTTAGAAAATTATTCAACACCACTCGTATCACAATCCACTTACTATGGATGGTATTCAGAAGCAGTCCAATGTCTTCGCATATGCAATCCAACACAACACCCATACAAAAGTAAAGGCATCATATTAACATCTCCGCCGTATACATATTGGAAACAAAACGACAAATTGGTTTTAGTAACCGAGATAACAAATAATCCATACCCTACACCCCGACAAGTCAAAAATGGTGATATATTTTTGGGACCTCTTGATTCGTATCACGGACGTTCATATCGGCGCTTATTAGATAAGGACACTATAGTTGCACCCACACCTACACCCACACCTACATAGTAAATGAAATAACTTGTGGGCGCTCAATATTTATTTCAGATTTTTTTATATTACTGATTTGCTGTATTAAAAGATACTGGTTTGTATTTTCGTTGAACTCAACGCCACTATATACATATGTTGTATTCCGAATTTTTTCAGCAATAGGTACTATATAATTCAAGTATATTTCAATCGCGGGTTTCACAACTTCGATACGTCCTGTTTCCATATACTCTTTCATAATTTCTTTGAATAGTTCAACATAGGTGTAAAGTTCGGAGTTTAATACTTTTAGTTTTTCTACTTTTTCTGGATTATTTGTGTTGTCAATATAGATATTATACATTTTCTCGTATTTTGCAAGTTCGGTTTCCAATTCTTTTTTCGATTCGTCAAATTTTTGCTTGAGTTGGTCATCGGATATATACCTAAATAATAAATCTAGCTTGAATTTTATAATATTTTCTTTTATATTTTCTATTTTTTTATAGGACTGAGTTATTAGTTTCTCAATATTTCCCTTCTTGCCTCTTGCAATTTCGATATTTAAACCACAAGGTTGCGATTTACTTCCACAAACCGCTTTCAAAATACGATTTTCGTTTGTAAAAATAGTTCCCCCTGCAGCCTTACAAACAACACATTTTCTTTTTCGAGACAACTCGGCTATTTTTCCTTTCTTTTTCGAATATGGAATCGTGATATCTGAAATAATTGCATGTTTTTTACTATCATATGTTTTATCATATCGATCCTTTAGTTTATAATACTCTTGTAGTGAATTATCAATCGAAATATGCGGATGCGACATATAGTAGTTACTATATTTACTATTTTACTATTCTATATTTATATTATATTATATATAATAATAAATACTATATTCGCATATTAGTGTATTTACTATTATAATTTTACAATATACTTGATACATTTGATATGCATGATATGCATCATATGCATGGAATTAATTATAAGGATTCACAATAACATCCGATGACTGCACATCCCATACTGGTAAATCGGTAATTAAATTTGCACCATTCTTTCTATTTTTTTCAATGTTAACATTTAGTGCATTTAGTCTGATTAAAACATCTTGTTTTTCATCTCTAAATTTTCTTTCTTTTTCCTCTGGTGTAAGTTTTCCACGATATTTATAATACAAAAAACCACCTATTATTAAAACAAATACCAAAAATAAAACAACATTGAATACAAGATTACTAAACATATATTTTTGTTGACTGCAATGTTTCAATACTTTGCTCATAAAAAATGTAACACCCGGTTCTGTAAGACTTGGTTTTTCCATACAGAATTTTAAATAAAATAAAAATAACTATTACATTATAATATTATTTTTATAAATTAATTTATACATATTATACATAGTATACATTTATACATAGTAAACATAATATACGTAGTAAACATATTATACATACAATAAATATAAGCAATGTCAGCACAAACAAAAACAACTTCAACAACAAAAATACCACCCGCGCCACCACCTATAGAACCACAACTAGCATCACCAGACACATTTCCTACTACAAATTCTTCAAGCACCCCTCCTAACCCTGCAACTTCAATTTTTGCATTCTTCATCGTCACTTTGATATTTACGATTATAAAATATAGCATAAATGACAAGATGTTAACTTTAATTAACATGATATATATTGGCACACTTCTAGCAGTTCAAGTAACAATAAATTCTTCTTTAGCGAAAACAATATGCAATAATCCTCAATCAACCACAACAGGAGTTGTAGCAACTATTTTTCCAATGCTTTTCATTTTTGGTCTTTTGCAATTGTTGCTTACTATTTTTCCAGGATGGTTAGAACCATTCTCAAATACATTTGGGTATGCAATTGCTAAAATAGGTGGCGCAGAAAGTGTAGTTAGAGAAGTATTGAAAGAAAATGCATCAGGATCGGGGGATATATCAAAAGCAGTTAATAATATATACAACGACCCGTCTATATTTTTGAACCAATTTAACTATAATGACGAAGAAGATTTTAAAACAAAATGGACCAAAAGTAAAGATTTATTTAATGCAAATGCTGTTATTGGAACGGAAAAATATACTAGTTTCAGAAATATGGTAAAACTAAAAGACCTGGTTTCACAATTTGTATGGTATATGCTTGCAGGTATTTTGGTAACTTCGCGCAGTTATAACTATATTATCAACCAACCATGTGGTTTAACTCCAGACATTGCGGAGCAAATAGCATCAGACCATGCTAAAAATAATAATGGTGGTGCTGATAAAAATACAACCCCCAAAGGATTTATATATGATGCAGCGAACTAATACGTTGGCGAACTTTTATAATCATAAATATACATGACTACTACATAAACAAGTATAGCCAAAACTATTGAAAATAGCCATATCGGTAGAACAGATTTATTTTTATATCCAATACCAAAACGGCGAAAACTCAAGTCTCGGTTATATATAATCGACGGGCGAAATGAATTTACTATTGCAAATAAAGCAATAAAAACAAATATTGCTACAAAAACTATATTATCTTTAGAAATCAAATTTTGAAACATTTTGTAGTTTGTAGTTTAGCGATGGGTGGCAACTATATCTTATATATAACAAGTAAAATATTTGAAGACAAATAACAAATATTTTACTTACATTGCACATTTATCTAAAGTCACTTCGCGTCCAATATTTTTTATTATTTTTTTCTCATTTTTTTCAAAATCTTCTACAGGTTCACATATATTGCGCATCATAGTAAGATACTCTATTTGTGTATCTTCGCTATCAAACCAGTCTGGATTCTTATCGACCCATAAATACAATGAGTTACGTTCCTTATTTGCTACTTTTACTATCGTATTTTTTATTTTACTATGGTTGTCGTCTTTTTCCCATTTTTCCTTATCTTTAATATAAATTATATCTCTCTTTGCATCAGTACAATGAATAGGACGTTTATGAATATCTAACTCTTTCAACCCTTTTATCATAAGGTTACTTATACCTTGAACCATACCATTTTTATTTGAAAAGTCTAGATCCTCTAATGTTATTTTAAGAGACTCAATAAAGTCACTAATATTTAGAGCATCTTTGCACTTCTCATTTAAAAATACATTCAAATTAAAATTTGTATTGTTATTTGTAATATTATTCGTAGTGCCTATTTTCGGAACTATCTCATTTATCGTCTTAACTAATTCACTATTCTGTTTTATCAAATCTTTAACAAGTTCCTTTAATTCTTTGTCTGATTTACTATCAATCTGCTCGTGCATTTGCTTATATATTTCTGTTTCTTTGATTTCTAAAACAGGTGTAGTGTCCGCTGGTGTATCGATAGTAATACATGTTTTCTTATGCTTTGCTAGACTAGAACTATGGTTATATTTATTACCACAAATGCAAACAAAACTTTTTGATCCGTCTTTTGGTGTTTTTTTGCTAGTCTCGGCTAGTCTTTTATGCTTTATGGTCTCAATGTGTCTTGTATACTCTGTTTTTCTAAAGCATCTAAAGTCACAAATATTGCATAAAAATTTCGGTGTTTTTTCGGTGTTTTTTTGGTTAGTCATTTCTATATATATAGACTAGCAAAAAAACTCCTAAATCATTTTCATAAATATTGTAAAAAAAATAAAAAAAATTATCGTAACAAATTTTCAAACTCAAAAAAACAAATGAGAGCATTATGGTCTGAGTGAGGTTTTTAACTTTTTTTCAAATCTAGAATTGAAAATCAGAAAATGGACATTTATAAATGTCCTTTTTTCAAAATCTTAAAATACTTTTGAAAAAACATTACATCATTCATTTTTCATACCATTGCGTTCCATTTCACCAAAATCACAATATATTTATTCATGTTTTACAAGTTTTTACAAGGATTATTCTCTTTTTATGATTCGAAAACGTCAAAACCACACACTTCCCAGTCTTATGGCAGCGGCGCTTTGTGCGAACTTATGGCGTGATTATTTGATGTATTATTGGAATTTCAAGTTGTTACTGAATATGCTATCAAAAGTGCAATTTTGCATTTCGGTTGTGTTACGATAAAAATGCAGTAATGAGCATCGGTCTTTAAGCTGGTTTGGAAATAAAATATATATTGTTGGTAAACATATATTTTATGGAACAGGATAAATGGGGGGAGGGCTGTGTGACGTATCTCAATCATCGCCTTGTCCTCCGTCGCGTTGATTATACTCGCCATCATCCTCAGCACCATATTCATCATCATCCCCTTGTAAACGGAAATCGTCTTGTATTTCTGCATCGACTAGGGCGTCTTGTTGCATATTTTCTTCTTGTTCGGTTGTAAATACGTCGCGCATACGTTGCGTTACTTTGTCATTCTTTTTAAGACGATTTTCTTGTTTTGCGATCATCTCTTCGCGCTGGAATTCGGACTCCATCGCCGCGCGCTCTTGCTCATATGTTTCTGCAACATAGAATCGCAGACCTTTTGTGCCGCCGACATTCCAGTCACCAATTCGCAAGTTTTTCATCAGATTTTCAACTTGGCGTTCGTCTTTCTGCATGTCGCGCAGCTCTCTTGTAATAATATCTTTTTCTCTGTCTTTTGACTGCGTAATATCTTCTTTGATGCTTTTTTTGTTGACATTGATCGCGGCTTTGTCATTTATCATCATATTAATGAATACTCCTAGTAGTTCAGCAACCACCTTTTTTAGCTCGACATTTTCGGACGCAACCATCGACATTTCCGATACAAGACCGATACCATTTTGCTCATCTTGGGCCTGCAATACCGACATTAAATCTTGCTCCATATCTTCCGGGATAGGCGCCTCCGCAACAACTATTTGTGGCGATTTTGCAAGTGTTACATATTTCATTAAAACATTTAGTAAGTAGTGTGCAAATATATATCGCACTAGCTCGTCGTTGAAAATAGAATACTGACCTCTTACAACTATATCGCCGGATAGTTCCATGGGTCCTTGAACTCCTTCACGCTGCTGCTGCCGGCGACGCGATGACTCGACTCTGCTCGACTCGAGAATTCCTTGCATTACAAGACCACCTTGCCCTCTTGCACTTCCACGAGCACGCCCTGGCCCACCTCGCCCAATGTCGCTATCGGCAAAGTCGAATTCTATATCCTCGCCCTCAATTCCCACATCGACTACATCAATTACTCTTGCATATAATGGAGTATGCGTGGCGAATCGCAACCAATCTTGTGCACTCTTTTTTATATTTTTCATAACATCCGTCAAAATACTATCTTTATCTTTTAGGAATTTATCAAGACGCGAATAATATACCTTTATTATATTTTGAATATCGCGAGTATGCATGGGTGAAAGACCCCAGTGTTTCGGAATAGAAACTTTATTATAATCAATATTATTTAATATTAAATTCGGGTAAACGTCGACCAAGTTACGCATTTGGTTGATAACAAACTGCATACCCTTATATGTGGCAGTATCGCGTCTCGGACATAAAATACCTTCACCGACTCCCATTTTTCTAAAACTTGCCGGGTTTGTTAAAAAGTCGACAAACCGCGCCTGGGTTCGACCATCCAAGCGTTTTTGCTCATTTAGAAATTCTATAATAGAACCGACCATTGCAGAGTTTGTATCGGACAAATAATTCACCAGTTCGCGCAACTCTTGTGTATCTTCTGTTATCTTAATATTATAGTCATATGTATCCATAATGGTGAGAATCTTCTGCATAAATACTTCTGGCACATCGCATGTTCCGGGTGCCTGTGACTGACACGCCTGTATCAAGTCGCGCATCTGTTGCGCATACGATATTTCTTTTTTACTGAAGTCAAATGGAATAATGTGTTCTCGGTTTACTATATCCAAAAGAGATTTCAACAATTCTTCTGTATAAACATATTCACCGCTACTTTTCAGTTTTTCAACTATTTTTTTGATAGGTTCGTCACTATTGCTCTTGTCATATAATGACACAGGTGGTTTTTCGTGACATAGATGTTGAACACTTTCAGGAACAGGAATGTCGCTACTGAATTTGCAATAAGTAATAAACGCCAAATATATCGTATCTTCTTCAAATGTAGTTGGGATTACGGGGTATTTTGTTCGCGTATTTGTAGGATCAAGTAATACGGCTGACTTTTGCATATCAATAATATCACTCATTACGTCGCGAAGCTGGCGAACTTTTGCCTCATAATCGTAGATAAGGGGTTCAATTTCCGTGAAATACATAATAGTATTTATTGATCCCGCAGTATTACAACATGCGTTTTCGACAAATGGTTCATTTGATGCAGTTGTTAGAATTAGTTTTTCGCGGTCAACAACATTCTGAATCATCATCTGTATGGCAAGTGAATAATAAATAATCTTTGACTTGATTGCCGATATTTTTTCAACCTGTGACCCCTGACCACGCGAAAATTCTTCTTGGAGGGACCTTTTAAATGCAGGCGACAAAGGCTCAGGAGTGCGTATTTTAATACGGGACAATGGCGGCAAAAATGTATTCCAGTTTCGAATATCGTGCACTGCAGGAAGTTCATCGGAGAAACTTATCTTATTATACTCGCGCTTTTCGGCAATACGCGTTTGGTATGTGGGGTTCTTAAGAACACATGAAGAAATCAAACTCTGTAATTGGCTAACCAGTTTATCCTCGGTTTTCAAGACAGAAAGTGTATCCCATGGTTCAACGGCGCTTTTTATTTTAAATGCAATACACGCGACATATTTTAGCGAAGAGTTATCACCATCGCCGCCAATAGGGTATCCTACAAATGAACGAATACATCCCGGAAATGTTTTTTGCGTTTTAATGGACGGAATCGATACCTGAATCGATACTATCATAAATGCTAATGTAAGCACCAATATAGTCATATTTTTAAATGTCTTGTAACTCATTTTTCGTGCAGTAGAAGCCGTAGATGCTTGACTTTTGGAACTATACGCATCCTCCGTCGGAAAAGACTGCGAAGATAAAAACTTCATTGCATTTTCAATAATAAATATACGCTGGGACTCCAAGTCAATTCCCATATATTTTGTCATAGTTGTCAATATTCCGCTCATTATCTGGGCATCGGGGTTCTTAAATGTCGGGATTTTCTTGTCTCTTATACTTTGAATCAATGTATCACCAATACTTTTTTCAATGACTGCGTGCGTTTGTAGTTTATATCCCGCATCATCATACCCTTCGTCAGTATCCATATCAATCTGCTTAATTACATACCCACTATATTTATCCGTCCATGCATCTCCGTCTTCACTAATTGAGCCACGCTCCTTACATATAGCATCAATAGTTAACTGAATATCGCCCTGATTTAAAAACACAGACGCAATCGCCTCAAAAAATGACGGCACTAATTTTGTATTCGTCTCTTTACAATATAACCAAAAAGGACTTTCGTTTTCAACACTTAGAGACATAGAAGCACTGGCCTCGATAGCCTTGCGCGTAAATTTTTGAATAAAACGCATAATATTTTTCTGACGTTTTACGTAGTCGGTTTGGCCGAGAATGAGATCAAAAATGCGCGCATATGGAGAAAGACGTTCTTTACTAGAAGAAGGGTCGATGTCTATACCAGATAAATACTGGTTGTCGTTATATTTGTATGTGTTATAGCGGCGTATACTCGTCATTTTTACTATGTTATCAAGCGAATAACTATACTTTCTATTTACTGAATCCAAAATCTGCTTGCGACTTTGATGAAATCGCGAGTCAAATTCGTCATACATTTTTGTAATAATGTCATCTTTGAGTGCGTCTTCTGCCAAATCCTGGGTCATACACTTTTTATTTACTGCAAAACAATTGCTTTTAACATTGCAAAAATAAGATGTGTCATACATACTTGTAGACGATGGAATCGTGTCATCTTTTACCCACTTGCCATTGTTACGAATAAAATATTCATAGCGTGTGCCGCTTTCTGCACTTTCCTCACCGCCTTCGCCACCAGCACCTTCACCCTCACCCCCCGCAGCACCACCCCCGACACCCTCCTCGTCATCTATAACCAAAACCGCATACTGCCCGTCTTGAACAAGACGCTTGCCGCGCAACATGTCACGTATTTCAGACTTGGCATCATTCATTGGTAGTTTTGTCTTTTTCATATAGCGACTTGTAAGGAACGTCTCAAAGTCGGGAGCCGAATAGTTTTTGCGTTCGTGTTCTAGTTTTTTGAGGAATCCATAATCCGTAAAATCATATATTTTGTCATAGTGCACCTCTGCATCCTCGTCGTCTCTCATTTCAAGACGATCGTTGTATTTTTTTGAAAGAACGAAATTCTTGCACTCATTTTTTGTATGATTGTCTTCCATTCTGTCTTCGTATTTTTTCTTTTCTTGAGTATATAGCTGGTCAAAATCAAACGGAGTTATAAGATCCTCGTTTATTACTGCCATGGTGTTCATATAAAGTCGCGCATTATCAAGGCAAATAAGACGATACATTATTTCACTATTTGTAAATGAAACGTCTGGAAAAATAGAAGAAATAGACTTTGCGGCAGATATTTCGCGCCGCTGTAGTTGTTGTTTCATACGCCTATTTTCCTCGTTTGCTTTTACCATAGCAACCATAACAGGATAAATAATTTCACTTTGGACAAGAGACTTATCATCGCGCATTCGAATTACTTCTGCAAAGTCATCGGGATAACTTTTCTTCAACTCATTATAAACTTTAATAACATCGTCAAAATCTTCCGGATCAATAGTGCCGCCATTCTTTGCTTCCACCCTTTTCGCGGACATTGCAATCGCACGCTCGATAGGAGTCTTTGCAAAAGATGAAATATCATACTCAAAATCTGTTTTAGATGGCGGGGGTAGTGGTCCCATTGATGCTGCAGATCCACCGCCGCCATCACCAACACCACCTCCTGCCACTGCTCCAGCGGAACGACTTGGTGTATTTTGTTGCCTATTATCGGCGTTTTTATAATTCTCCGGCGCCAAACCATAAACACTAAGAATATCTGTCTCAAAATCAACTTGTCGCGAATCTTTTAGCAAATTATATAAACTGGACGAAGCCGCATATTTTGCAGCATATTTTGCAGCCGAAATTCCGGCATACTCGCGCGCGGTTTGAACCAGTGTTTTTTTATACTCTAGCACTTTCTGCTCAATCATGGATGCAAATACTGAATACTGCCGCGTCGTCAAGTCGCGCATGTATACCATGAAAGGCTGAAGCACGGCGACATAGTTGCTTAGTGTTATACTTCCTGTTGCATATTTACTCATAACGTCGATCAACAACTCCGTATTTGGAACGAACATTTCGATGAATTTCCTATATTTTTCATCGGAGTCTATGTCTTGGTCAGCTACAAACGAAACAAAACTAGATGCAAGTGTTGCAATTTCGTCGGAAGAATATTGACTACGAGATTCGCGTTCCTGTAGTTCAATCGTTTTTTGGGTAACACTCGTGTTTTTACGAAGCAAATTCCAGTATGGAATGAAATGCCTATTTGTATCAGCACGACGCATAATATTTGTATTTGGTAGTGAAATATTTGAAAAGTTCATTGCTGGTTCGGGCAAACTTAAATACGACGTAATGTCTATTTTATCGCTTTTTGTAATGGGAACAACTTCGACTATTTCGTTTGTTTTACGTCCATAAGAAATTCCTTTTTTAATTTGGAGTTGTGAAAGACCCATATTGTAAGTCTGGATAACAAATCGGTTGCGCTTTATGGTATCGCCTTTGGCTATACTTGAATAAAAATCAGTCAAGTTGTCTAATACTGCTGTAATATTTGTTTGTATGAATAGTGTGGTCGCGGTTTCTGGCGTTGTGAATGGCGTAAAATATGCATTCATCTTTGCAATATAGGAAAGGAATGATTCTTTATTTGAGGCATAGTCTTCAAATAGTGAATTTGCCTCTTCAAGATTTTCCTCTATTATATTTGTCGTAAAATCGAATGCATTGGATGCGTCAACATTATAAAATTTGCGAATATTTTTTACGACGGGAAGAAGCCAAAATAGTTTCTGGTTCAACGCCAGCAATGACTTTGCGAGAGGTTTATAGTTCTCCAACCTACGTTCAGGAACCACCGCATTTCCGTTTGCATCAAAATTAGAAAATTCGTCGCGAAGCTGTTGAAAACGTTCAATAATAGTGTGAATATTATTTAAAACCGATTTTGTCCTATCAGCATTGGGGTATTTTGATATCAGTTCATTTAAAAGGTCGCTTGTTTGGCTTTCAATGCTGTATCGTTTTTGTTCTTCAGGTAGCTCTACATACTGGATAATAGGCTCTAATTCTTCGCCAAAAACGATTGAATCTGCATCGAAAAGGATTTCCTTTAGCGCGGTTTGGATTTCTTCAACGGGGGGAGTTGCGGCACTGGGCGAAGATGTCGGAGATTTCCTGATGCGGCTTATAGAAATAGGTTCAACACCGACTTCTTCTTGTTGGCGAATAGTTGCTGCTTCTTCGGCGCCAGGACCACCAGCCAATGCTGCTGCCGCTGTTGCAAGCGATTTATCTTTATCATCGGTAATAGTGGGAGGGCTGCGTATTTTTATCTCTTCAATTGGTATATTTTCAGGGATACCCTTGTATTCAAAGTCAATATAAAATACTTGTTCACCAGGGTATGCCTTTATTTCAATTCTATCATTCTCTAAATTCGTGATTTGTCCGGTAATAATAGTTGGCAAGTCTCCACCAAACCGGATATCAATCCATTTACCAGGAATCAAACCATTTTGGCGTGCATATTCGGGATGTTCAGGGGAGTCTAAAAGGTTCATTCCAGTAATAGATTCATCGGTGAAGCCACCTGATGGACTCATCGTAAGAACCAAACGTGATGCATTGGATGCATTTATTAGTTTAATTTTTTGGTCGTCGATGTATGTTATCAAATAAATCTGGTCATGAATAGTTGAATTTGTTAGGGCAACTATCTGTATAATATCGCCTAGACCAATGTCTACACTTACTGGTTCTTTTTCTTGGGGCGATGTTGATATTTCTGACATTGATTACTTATATATATAACAGAATTTTTTATGAATGTATATATGAATATATATATGAATATATATATGAATCAATATTTATTTATTTTTATTACTATATTATTAAATCTACCTAACCATAGTTAACCATAGTTGACGTATATAATAGTTATCAAATATACATAAAGACATCTACATAAAAGTATATATACACACGCATATATACTTTTTACACAGCATAACCGAAGGACTCCAATACAAAATGTATAATCTTAAAAGCATTGAGAATTTTGACAGACTATTGCAGATGATTCGAGAACAGAACAGCAACAAGCAAGAACTACAAAGTCAAAATACAACAAACTATGAAGAAGAAATTCAGAAAATCCTTAATCCTCTTAAATTAACTATGAAACCTTGGAAGACTGCAACGGGGATGTATTCAATTATTACATACGACAAACGTGGTATGGGTGTTACATATGAAGATTATAAAACGATTGGTATGTTGCGTTCGGTAGTTGTGAACGAAGAGGGAAAAATCGTTTGCTATTCACCACCAAAGTCGCTCTATGTTACCGAAGAACTTGAAAGGCATTTTGATGCGAATAATATTATGACAGAATTGTCGGAGGCGAACACGAATGAATGGTATGCCGAGGAGTTTGTAGAGGGGACGATGATTAACCTGTTTTACTCACAAGGACCAAGTGGTGAAGCATGGGAGATTGCTACAAAGAATACTATTGGTGGGAATGCACTATTCTATTCGCCGAAGAATCCGAAAGAGGAGATCGAAATAAGAGAAAGTGACACATTTCGCAATATGTTTTTTGACACGTGTGCAAAGATTGGCTTTGAATACGAGAATTTGCCAAAAGACGTAGTATATAGTTTTGTATTGCAACATCCTAAAAATCGCATAGTTTTGCCTATTACTGAGGCGTCGATTTACTTGATTGGTGTGTATCGCATAATTAACAACGACGACAAACTAGAAGTCATTCAACATAGTCGTAACGGATTTCTTAAAAATATTATTAATTGCGATAGTATCAAAACACCCAAAGTTCTTTCATTACATGAAGAAGGTGCAGGCTCAGACTACACATTTAAAAATTTCAAGAAAGAATACGCATCGATGAATTCTGCATATAATATGATGGGAGTGATGTTTTACAATATGGTATCTGGTCAGCGTATGAAGTTGCGCAACCCAATGTACGAGATGGTGAAAAATATTCGCGGGGGTGAGCAGAAAATTCAACTGCAGTATTTGACGTTACGCCATGGTGGACACGTAGCTGACTATTTGAAATCTTTCCCAGAGTATAAGAGCGTCTTTAGTTACCACAGAAGCCAAGTGCATTCATTTACACGCAATTTGCATCAAAATTATCTGGATTGTTTCGTGTTTAAGAAGAAACCTTTTGCAGAGTATCCTGCGCAGTATAAACCACATATGTTTGTATTGAATAAAAAATATATCGAGGAACTGCGTGAGAATAAGAATAGTGTTACATTTAACTATGTAGTTGAGTTTATAAATAACTTGAACCCTGGTTCGCTTTTGTTTTCACTCAACTATGTCGTGAGGGAACATAAAAAGGAGATTCAAAGAGTAGAAGAACCTATTAACGACATGACATTATCAAGCGCAGAGACTCCACAATAACGTAGCGTATATAACATATATAAAATCAACTTAAACGCTATTCGTATACTATATGTAGCATACTGCATATCGCATACCAAACCAGAATGGTCAAAACAAGGAGTCAGAATAGTCAGAATAGTAAGGATAGTGCTACTAGAAGCACCATCATTACCGAAGGTGTTGTTACAAGGTCACAGAAACATAAGCGAGAACACCAACACATCCCACTTCAAAAAGCATTAAAAAAGAAAGTGTTGCCCAAAGTGGAGTTGACAGATAGAATTAAAGATAAAATTAAAAAACGTGAACAACTTCGTAAACAAATACATCAAAATCAAACATCTATTTTAAATGAGATTCACATGGATGCTAACACATCAAAAACTCAAAACAATCACGAAATGACATCAGTTTGGAAGAACTTTGAATCTGTATTCAAATATATTGACGACTTTATGCGCTTCAAGAAACGTGTAGAGGGTAAATAAATATATAAATAAAATCATATAAAAGTATAGTCAAATACTAATATACAAAACAATTTGTATATTAATATTTTTAATTTAAATGACACATACACTATGTTTAAACATGATAGTAAAAGATGAAGCACATATTATTAAAAACACTCTTACAAAACTTCTGAATAAAGTAAAAATAGACTATTGGGTTATATCCGATACAGGGTCGACAGATAATACGAAACAAATTATTGTCGACTTTTTCAAAGAAAAAGATATACCCGGTGAATTATTTGAAGATCCGTGGCAAAATTTTGGACATAATCGGACTATGGCGTTACTTCACGCATATAATAAAAGCGACTACTTACTAATATTCGACGCAGACGACGAAATATGTGGCGATTTTCAGCTTCCAAATTTTGAATCGGATGCATATAATTTTCAGTTTGGTGATAGCAACGGAATTCAATATATAAGAACACAAATAGTTAACAACAGAAAAAAATGGAAATACGTCGGGGTGTTACATGAATACATTACGTGTTGCGAAAATTCAAACGAAGCGCATATTATTACAGGTAACTATTATACTACTTCAGGTAGAACAAGTAGTCGTAACAAAGACAAAAATAAATATTTAAATGATGCACTTATTTTGGAAAAGGCATACGAAGAAGCAGTTCAAAATAAAGATGATATTTATCATCGTTATGGGTTTTACTGCGCGAATAGTTACTACGATGCACGTAAATATACGGAAGCATTAAAATGGTATAAGATAACGCTGAAAAATAATAACTGGACACAAGAAAAATATGTATCGTGCCAGCGGATATATAATATTTACAATAGTTTAGGTGAGATTGAAACCGGAATTTTTTACCTTGTTAAGGCATTTTCATATGACACGGAACGCGTAGAATGTTTACACGAGCTTCTCGTATATTATTCCTCAAATGATATGAATAATACTGCTTATAACTATTATCGAATAGTGAAACCATTTTATGACGATATTTTTTTGACGGAAAATGGCGAATGTATAATGAATGGTAAACTTTTTTTGGATGTAAGTAAAGCGAACTTTTACGTGCCATATTATATGATTATTATAGCATATTATGCAAACGATATAGAAACAGGGATAAAAATGTATAAAATTCTATTTACAAAAAAATATCCGGAGATGAATCGTTTTTATATCGGAAATTTACTTTCTAATATTCAGTTTTATATTGAAAGGGTTAAAAATGACACAGAATTTATGAATTTATTCAGAGAATATATTTTATTTTTATTATCACGTAGTTACCCAGTTGAAATTCATGATGTCATGGATAAATACGAAAAATATGGAATAGTGGTCCCAAATAAAGAGAGAGAAGAAATTATATTCATGAATAATAGAATATTTACAAAGGAATATTGTGAATCAAGCAATAAAATATTATTTTATACTGGATATTTGAAAGATAATTGGAATTATACATATAGTTTGAATAATCCGGTTGGTGGTTCAGAAACTGCAGCAATATCTCTTGCAAGAAGTTTGCCTCCAAAATACGAAATATATATTGGTGGCGATGTAATCGAAGAAAAAATAGACAATATTACATTTATAAACCATAGTAACTTGAACACTTTGTTACGAAACACCGCATTTCATACCATTATTGTTTCAAGATATGTTAACTTTTTTGAATTTTACAGATACATCTATGCATACCAAATATATATATGGGCACATGATATACACTTAATAACATATGGTTCAAACTCTATTCCATCAGACATATTACTACTTAATGATTCTAAAATAAAAGGGTGTATTTGTCAAACCGAGTGGCATAAAAATTTATATGAAACATCATATAAAAGTCTAGTAGATAAAATACATGTTATAAATAATGGAATCGATACCTCGATGTTTGAGGCCGTCGACACCAACGCCAACACCAAGACCAATGTAACAATATCAATAACAAAAGTAAAAAATCGTTTTATTTATTCGTCATGTATGGAAAGAGGTCTTGAACGATTGCTTGAGTTATGGCCACAGATTTGTAAAAACCTGGAAAATGCCGAATTGTATATATGCACGTATAATAATTTCCCAAGGACGGATAGTCATAACTACGAAAAAGATATGAAAATTAAAAAAATGATGGATAGATATAGTAACGTTAAATATATGGGCAAATTAATTAAACCAGACTTATATGCACTAATGTCGACATGTGAATATTGGTTTTATCCAACGAACTTTAATGAAACATCATGTATTACTGCAATGGAAATGCTTATGTCTGAAGTCATATGCATTTATTATCCGATGGGAGGGCTGGTGAATACGATGAGCGACTATGGTATCCAAGTAAATGAAAGCGACGAAATAGAAACTATCACGGAGCTATCGGCATCAACGCCTTTTGCCGAAAGTAGGAAAAGGGAAATACGGCGGCGTGGAAAAGAATACGCAATGTCGTGTGAATGGAAAAATAGGAGCAAAATGTGGGAGGATTTGTTGTTTAATGATGTTGGCGATAGCCTGTCTGCAGTTGCACCTTTGCGGTTATCATACGTCGAAAAACAAATGATTGCACTACATGAACGCGATATAGTTCCACATGGCCATAAACGTGTATTGAATGATATTAGTAAACATTTTACACCAAAAGTTATTTATGATATTGGTGCATGTGTTCTTCACTGGACACGCGAAGCTAAAAAAGTATGGCCAGAACCGGAATGCATTACGATAGCATTTGATGCAATAAACGAAGTGGAAGCATTATATAAATCAAAAGGTATATTGTATCATATTGGAGTATTAAGTGATGAAGATAATAAGTTAGTAAGATTTTATGAAAATAAGGAAATGCCTTGTGGTAACTCATACTATAAAGAAATAGGACACGCAAATGCGGATGCAGTATTTCCAGAAGATAAGTATACAGAGAAGTGCACTATGACACTTGACTCAGTAGTCCAACAAAAAAACTTTCAGCTGCCAGATTTGATAAAAATTGATGTGCAAGGTTGTGAGCTTGATATTCTAAAAGGAGGAATAAATAGTATCAACCATGCAAAATATTTGATTATAGAGTTACAAAATATTCAGTATAACCGAGGCGCGCCATTAGAATACGTAACGATTAAATATTTGAACGACAACGGATGGGAAATAGTAGAAGCAAAGTTTGTAGATAATGGCCCCGATGCGGATTATTTATTTATAAATACGCGGTGGTTGGAGTCATAAGCTGGATACAGGTGCACACACAGATTACACTAATGTAAGAACCGGACTTGTAAATGAACCTTTGTAATTTCCTCTGCCAAATGATGTTAATGAAGAAGATCCTGGGGTGCTTCTTCCCAATGAAATTGGTGAATAAGTTGCACCTGGTGGGATTACCGATGCTGAATTAATTTCTATACTATGACTCGTTCCAGCAGTTCTAGTTTCATTATTAATAAAAGGAACTCCGTCTAATGTAAATGTCATGGAAGTTATTGGAATAGCAGTCCATGTTATATTGCACGATGGAGTATTCAATGTATTTCCTGTAATAGTGTCTGTTACTGCACAATAAACACTTGTGTTTCCTACAACACTTGCTCCTGTAAAAGTAGTTGTAGCAGCAGTAGGATTTATAATCGTGCACCCAATGCCTGATGAAATCCATAAATAACTATAGGTTCCTCTACCTCCTGAAACACTTGCTGTAACGGAAGTTGTTGTTACATTGGCTACCGCACTTAATGTTTTTGTAGATATACTTGTTCGCAACGCTATCAGCATATTTCCAAAAAATGATCTCGGCATCTTATATAGTTTTGTTTTTAATATAAACTATTATTTTAATAAAAATATTAAAAACATAAAAAGTAAATATTTCATGCAAATAAACTTATAATATATTATACTCAAAATACAGAACCTGATATAAAATAAATACCGGATCCACCTTCATATGTTACGGATAATAATATATATCTAGTATTAGCCCCAGATAAAGTAACACCAATATTGGTAAAGTTGCACCTGAAACTTCCTGTATTTACAGCATTTATAGTAATACTATTTGCAGTTCCACTAAAAGGTAGAATTAGTGTATACGTTCCTTGAGATACTGCTCCAGAAAATGAAAATGCTGTTGTTGCAATATTGTTTCCTGTTAATCTAACATTTGGCATAACCGATGTTCCTTGAAAAAAATTACCAAATGCAGCAGTAAGTGTTTGTGTAGTTCCTGTTAAAGCAAGTGGAGTAATACTTCCTGTTCCAATAACATCTTGTGCACCTGAAATTCCCTGCGGTCCTGTAGGTCCCGTCGCACCAGTAGGTCCAGTAACGCCCTGCACACCTGTTGCTCCTTGTGGTCCTGTTGCACCTTGCACACCCGTTGCACCCTGCGGACCTGTAAGACCTTGCTGTCCTGTAACACCCGAACCACTTACAGGACTATCTCTATATGTTCGAATATATCCCAATGATGATGTATTTGTAACCCCCGACATCGTTTACTTACTTATTTATATAATATAATAAATATTTATATTATAGCCAACTATTTTAGCTAATATTTTTACGCGTAAAAATATTAATATATTATATAGCATAGTTAAAATTACTGCTTAAGATATTTAAAAAGATGATTTCTAAAAAACTTTTAATATTTATTTTATTATTTATGGTATTCCAGTATATTCTTTTAATAACAGAATGGAAACCTTACTTGGATATGTATACTGATTTAGAAGGTTATAAATATAACTGGTTTAAAAGTCAAGATAATAAGTTAAAATTAAATTCTTCTTTGATAATGACAATTGGTTATTTTTTAACAATTTTTGGTTTTAGTAAATTTTTAGGTGAAAAACTATACAAAGTTAACTTATTTTCATTTTTGTTTATTATTTGTATATGGACTACTTGGGATTTTGCATATTATACTATGTTTGAAAGAGCAACTAAATATCTACCTGTTTTATTGTATGATATATTTATTGTAGGTGGATTATGTCTAGTGTTAACACAATTTATTTTTAATAAATTTTATAAAATACTAGAAAAAAATATTCCGATGTTAGTTTTATTGTATTTTGTAACTATGTTTTTATTTTTGTATGTATGTTACAAATATAATCCTGACATATCTAATATTACAGGTATTTATAAACCACATCATTCTTTATTTTTTATTTTATTTATGTTACTAATTATTTATTATTTTTTCAAAATTTAAATAGGAAATGGTCTTTGATTTTTTTCAATCACCAAGGGTGTCGGCATAATCAGCGGTATTCTATCAAAAAAAGTGTATTCAGGTAGTTTCTTAAGTTCGGGTACAACGGGCGCTTGAGGAGTTACTAAATTCGTGGAATTTATTCCAAACAGCGCTGATTCAATATCAACAGAGTTTTTTGAAAAAGATTCGCGCGACATATACGTCGGGAGATATCCTAGTGTTGGAAGCGCATCGGTATACGCTCTTCCATTTTGTGCGTTTTCGTATGTGATATGCGTAAATATACCACCATTCTGGCGTTGTTCTAAACAATAGTCGCTTTTGGTATTCCTATTTTTCGTTGATGCCATTTGTTTGTTGTTAGTTGTTTATTTTTATTATATCCTATTATTATTTATTTATATTATTATTTTTGCGGTTTAGATTTATATTTTATATTTTGAAACTATATTTTTAATTTCTCAATTAATTTATTTTTGGTATCTTCAAACGTAAAATACGAATATACGTTATCAGGAATAACATGTATCACTGCTTTGCTTACTATATCTGAAGGACATAGAGAATGTATTGAATTTGTATTATCATCCTTGCTTTTACTTTTATTTTTGCTTTTGCTTTCATCTAGTGTATTTTTATAAAGCAAATAAATCAAACAACTATGAAATAAATCAAACGTATCAAATGAAAACATAAGTTGCATTACAAATTCATAGTTTTTTTTCTCCACGACAAACCGCGGATGCGCTTCCAGTATTTCCACGAAATCTTTATCGCATTTCAATTTTTCATATACTTCTTCCAATATTTTCATAATAACATCGGAGTCATATTCTTTAAGACCAAAAGCTGACAAGTAGTCAAACCTATAAATAACATCTTGGGTTTCTTCGTCGCTAGGGTCATGCATCTTATATGTGCAAATAAAATGAGTGTTATACATCTCTAGTCGGTTGTTGATAGTTGTTGATATTTATATATAACTTTGTAATCATAATCGTTTTAATACGTTTTTACCACATATTAAAATGATTTATTGTTATATGGTGCGTGTGTTGCAAACGATACACAACGCTTTACATACCACAGGAAGTATATTTAGTCTCGCGCTCAAGTTCACGTGAAGGAATGCCACCGCGTATCCAACCATTTACTGCTACACCTTCAACGAGATTTTCTGGGTTTGAAATAGTGGATGCAATAGAAGGGATAAGAGGATACATATTATGGTTGACAAAACAAACCTCAGATGATGGGTTTATACTTTTTCTGTTGATATTGAAGTCACCCTGCCATAGCCTTGATTCAACCAGGGGATTGGATTCACCTTTTCCTAAAAATGGCACAGTCTTAAACGGACGCTCAAACAAACTAATACGGCATCTTGGGCGCGTCATGATACTGCCATTAAGTAGCTCACTATTGGTGTCAATATTGCAGCCACCGGCACCGACTTGAAACCCTCCAGTAAAATTTACACCAGGTTGAGATGTTGCAAAATCAATTGGGCGCGCCATATTGCAATCTGCTGCAAAAAAGTTCTGCAACATATAGTTGGTTGAATTCAAATTTTGAACATTGCGTTGACTTTGTCCGCAATTATCGTTGCCAATTCGTGATAAGTTATCAAATACATAGTCTCGAACGATTGCCATTTTATGAATAATATCTCTATGAATCTATATATGTATATACTATTGAAAATATATTTTATTAAATAATATAAACTATATTTTGAAAAATTATTTTTTAATTTTTATCCATGATTTATTTTTATATTTTATTTTATATCTAATTATAAACTCCACCAATGCGAGGAAACCATCTTCCGAGAGCATGATCATTTCCTTCTTTTCCAGAAATCATGTCACCGAAACAAAAGTTCGCAAAACCTCCCTGGTCGTTTGGAATAGTAGTATTTGGATTGGTATAAAAATTCCTCATACTAAAGTCAAAATTATAGTTATCACCCAAATCGCTAAATAATTTACGACGAATATATTCTTGTTGTTTTTTAGTTCCATCTCCAAATGTTGTATCTACAACATAGTCTTTTGTCTTATTATTTAAATCTTTTTCAACTTCAGGATTATATGCAGGCGCCGCTTCGCTGCGATTTGGATCATACGATATTTCGGGCAAAAGAACATTCATCATTGGATTATATTCGTCGGGATTTGTATAATCGTTCTTTAATTCATTATATAGTATGGCATTTTCAAAGCCTTCGGCTACCTTTGGAGTATTTTTTATGTTAGATTTTTTGTTATTATTATCGCTAGTCGATGTATCTTTTGTCTGTTGTGATAGTTGATTGCGTTGGACATTAAATAAAATAGCAATTACTGCTAAAGTTATAACTGCTGCTAATATTATTTTTAAATTAAGTGTAATTAAATATCCTAAAAGTGATGCAACAATAACAAATCTACTTATAGCATTTAACTTTTCTACACTTTGCATATTTTCAGAAGGCCATATGCTACCTATATATTTTTTATTAAATAAAATAGTGGGTTCATTTAACCAAAATGGCATTGATGGCGTTGATGGTGTTGATGGCGTTGATGGCATTGATGGTGTTGATGGCGTTGATGGCGTTGATGATATTGATGGTTTTGATGGTGTTGATGATGATGGCATTGATGGCATTGATGACATTGATGGTTTTGCTGGCGTTGATGGTATTGGTGGTGTTGATAGTATTGATGGTGTTGATGGTATTGATGGTGTTGATGGTATTTTTTCCATTATATATATATATTCTTAATTATTTTTTATTATTTTTATTCATTACAATTATGGATAGTTCGTGATTTATTTTAATGAATATATAAAAAGTATATCATATTATTATTTTTTATTTTTCTTTTTTTTCTTTTGACCTTGACCTGTTTTTGTTACATTTTGTGTAGGCTTCATGTGTGTTTGCGCCCACTCAACAAGATTATTTTCTGCTTTACTAATTGATTCAGCAGGTAATTGATTTGTAGATGATTGATGCGGCACTCGAGGTGTTTGCACCATAGTTTCACCGGAAGAGGCAGAATAAACTGATGTTACGGGGCGTTGCTCTTGCTGCTCTTGCTGCTCTTGACGTTGTTGCAATTTTTGATGCATTCTTTCCTTCATTTTTGCAGTTTTAATATTTTGTTGAATGTGATTTTGCATTGCACCTATATTCACCTTCCCTCCTTTTCCTCCCAAACCACCCATCCCCTTCATTCCAAGTTGACTCAACATGCTTGACAAATCTCCCATACCTGGCATATTCTTCATATTGCTTAAAAGCTCGCTAGCTTCCTGCATAAGCTCGCTTTCTTTGATGTCACCTTTTTTAAACTTATCATCCAGTTTTTTACCAACATTTTTCACCATGTTCATAAGTTTTCCAGGATTTTTAAATAATTTCTGAAATACATTCCCCATATTAAGTTGCTCAGGATTTTCTAAATCAATTCCTAGGTCTAATTCACCGGCGGTTTCCTCGGCAATTTCTTTTGCAAGCGCGCCAATTTTGCCATTCAACAATTTAGAAATATGGTCATGAATTTCTTCAGGGTTAGGAATTTCTGGTTTTTTACCTGTTGCTTCTGAATCTGCGTTTTCTCCAGCTCCAGCTCCAGCTCCACTCTTATCTCCAAAATTGAATCCAGGAAACTTTGACATGTCTGCTCCCTCTGGCATAAAATTTTTAAATTGTTCTGCCATTTTTTCAAAGTCTTTCATGTGTTCACCTGCTTCTTTATCTGCACCTACACCCACACCCATGCCCATGCCACTAAATAAATCTTGCATATTCTTGAACGTCTCATCCAACTTACCTTTCAACTCGTCTTCATTAATTGCTTCAAACAATTTTGCAGTGTCTCCAAAAGAATTCTGGTCGGACACGTTTGTAATAATTGAAAAAAGAATTAATTGCAAATATTTCATAATAGTCTCACGCGTATTATCACTAATATCGGGTGTATTCCATACATTTACAAAGTCGATATCAGGCAAAAAGTGAACATCTATCTTAATGCTCGCCTCGCTACTAGTGCTATTGCTATCGCTATCGCGACTTGTAAACATTTCAGTATTTTTATATAATATGTCAAAAAAACGAACGGGGTATATTTTCTTGCAATGTTCATACAACGTAGTTATATTTTCATCAGTTAGTATGCGACGACCAGCGCTAGAACCATCTAGGGATGAATACTTATCCAATTTTTCAGAATACTCTGGAAATGTCAATCCAAAATCATTTATAAAATCACAAATAACTTTTTTAAATTCATCAGGAATAACTTCTACTTCACTCGATGCAGGTTTAGTATTTTCATGTGTATTTGTCTTTGTATTTTCTCCAGAATTATTATTTTTTTTACCCATTATATAATAGTAATTATAAGTTACTATTTAAATCAAAAATCATAAATAATATATTTAACATATATTGTTTATTTTTGTTTAATGGTATTTTTGTTTAATTTTTACACTTAATTAATTCAATGTCTTATTGATTTACAGAATCATTATATAACCTACAAAGAATGCAAAGATTTTTAATATACATGAAAGATTTTTGTTGATTACTTTCACCCATATTTCTGACTGGTTCGCGAAGCGTATCAATATGTTTTGCGATATCGTCAGATGAGCTTAAATATCTCAAATCACTCTTGTAATCTTTTTCTATAAAAAAATTAATGTTGTTACTATCTATTTCACTTTCATAATTTACAACTATGTATTTATACCATAATTTAATAATAAGAGTAGGATTCATTTTTTTTATCAAAATTAGTGAATTTTTTGCTCGTTTTATTGCACCATCATTCACAAAAACACTTTCAATGTCATCTAAAAAATCATAAAATTGAGTATTGAATGCATTTAATAATATACTTTTATCATCATACGTATTATTTTTTTGCATATTAAATTTTTAATATATACTTTATATTTGCAATACTACTATATTTAACATTATTTTTAAATCAATTTTGTTATTATTTTAATAGTAAAAATATTAGTAAAAATATTAGTAATAATATTAGTAAAAATATTAGTAATAATATTAATTAAACCTTACGTTTTTTTGTTGCGTAGGCTGTTGATTTGCATGTTGTTGCACCTGTTGTTGAAACATCTGTTGTTGTGAAAATTGTGCTTGATACTGCTGTTTTTGTTTTTGTAGTTGTTGTTGTTGTGATACTTGATCTATAGGGCAACCACCACCGCCACCACCACCACCACCGCCACCTTTTGCTTGTGCGTTCATATTTATTTGTATATCAGTATTACGTTTTTGTTGCAAATTTTCCAATGATACACTTCCTATTTTATCAGGTGTATAATCTTCCTTTGGTGCATCTATACGTATATCACTATCAATCGTCGCATAGTTATACAATTGTCGCATTCCACCATTTCCTTTTGCTGATAAGTCATCACTACTCTGGTCCCAAAAACTAAAAGTATCAGATGCAACGCCAAATCCGCCGATACAATCGTTGTTCAATGAAAACGGCGAAGGTTCTCCGTTGTTATTTGTAGCGGCCATATTGATAGCAGTATCCTTAGGCTGTAAATGCGATAAAATTTGGTCGCCATATAATACTTGATGCCCTTGTTTCATTAACAAAAGCGCAGGTACGCGGTTCACCTGCGGTGGCATAATAATATTCTCACCATTTTCAAGGACTATATACCATGATCCTGTTGGACTTTTGACGCGTTTATCAATACATAAATAATGTAACTCTTCTTTTATATTACTTTTCGCCAACGTTTGTAGAATTTTTTTAGATTTGTCGCAAAAGTTGCTATAATATAAAATGCTGCTCATAATATAATTTACTAGGAGTATATATCGTATATTTTAACTTATTTCATATATATTTAACTTGTTTATAACATTAAATAGTTATTCCTTAATATTTAGTTATCTATAATTTATTATTTATTATTTATTATTTATTATTTATTATAAAATTGATTTAATAAATAGTATATTAATAATATAATAAGATACTTTATCATCGCTACAAACAACACATATCAACACAAAATGGACCCGCGTATTTCAAACCTTATCGAAGAAGACGGCATCCTTAAATTTACATTGACAGAATGCAATATGAGTATTGCAAATGCATTGCGGCGTATTATAGTATCTGATATTCCAACATTCGTATTTAGAACATACCCGTATAGTGAAAATAAAGCCGAAATAATGCACAATACTACGAGATTTCACAATGAAATTATTAAACAACGCCTAAGTTGTATCCCGATTCATATCCAAGACATGAATTTTCCATATAAAGACTACGTGGTTGAACTAGACATTAAAAATGAAACCGACAATATTATTTATATTACTACAAAAGACTTCAAAATAAAAAATATAGTAACAGGGCACTACTCGAGCGAATCTGAAGTAAGACAAATATTTCCACCTTGTCCTATTACGGGAGACTATATCGAGTTTGCACGACTGCAGCCAAAGTTTTCTGAAAATATTGACGGCGAAAGATTGGCATTGCGTTGCGCGTTCGATATTGGAACTGCGGGACAGGATGGTGCATTCAATGTAATTAGCACATGTGCATACGAATGCACACCCGATGTCGAGAAGGCAAATCAAGCATGGGCTGAAAAGGAGAAAGTATTTAAGAAAGAAGAGATGAGCGAGGAAGATATCGAATTTGAAAAGAACAACTGGTTTATACTGGAGGCAAAACGATTCTATGTTGAAAATAGTTACGACTTTGTTGTCGAAAGTGTAGGCGTTTTTGACAATATGGAAATACTCGCAAAGGCGTGCGATATTATGATTAAAAAATGCGAAGCTTTCATGTATGACCTTGAGCATGGAAATGTTGTAATCGTTACATCAGAAACAACACTTAAAAATGGTTTTGATATTACACTTAAGAACGAGGATTACACCCTTGGAAAAGTGATCGAATTTTACTTGTATCAGAATAATTTCATTGGGGATAAAAGTGTTTCATTTTGTGGATTTAGGAAACCTCATCCTCATTCTGTTGATAGCCTTATTCGAATTGCATTTCATAATCCAATTGAGGTTGTTGGTGTTTCAGGATATTTGCAAGGTGCGACAGACTATGCTATTCAGGCATATAAACAAATCATGAGTCAACTTGGAGGCGATATTCAGAAATCTGAAAAGAAATCTAGAGAAAGTTCAGTGAGACCAGATACAAGTGAAAATCCCAAAAACAATCCTGAAAGCAAAAAAGAAGAAAAGTCTCTTGCTCTTGCTTCTGCTTCTAAAAAACTATCAAAGTTGCCGACTGCATCAACACCTGGTAAACCTAGTGGGAAATTGAAACCACTTTCGGTTGCAAGATCTGCAAGAAAACTACCATCTTCTCCTTCTGATGAAGAAGTTGAAGAAGATGAAGACTAGACCGCAAAATGCGCTAGCGCTAGCTATAGTGTAAAATATATTTTAATACATAATAATATTTTTTACAATATTATGTATAACATTTTTTATTATATATTATTATATTAATATATTAAGTATAATGTCATTTACACGTTTTCACGATGACCCATGTAGAATTACAAAACAACAACAGGAAGCAACCGATCCAGGAAAGTGGAGATTAAATGTTCCCGGGAATGGAGATAAACCTTGTTTTATGATTGACCCTTCTATTCGTCTTCAAAAATGGGGTGCAAATTTGATGACAAATACGACTAATCTCGAAAGTTCGTTATTTGGTCTTGATAGGACGTTAACACGTGACTGCAACCCTCAAAATAATTTTATGGATACAAATGTTAAAAGTGACTCAGTAAAATATCCTACATGCAATCCTTTCACGGATCAATCACGGGTAACAAATCCGGCATGGTGGTATAGAGATTTAGAACAACCTAACTGGGATTATCTGTTTTTAAACCCTCAAGAAAACACATGTTTATCGTTTCAAAATAATATTAGCACGCGCATTTTAGAAAAAGATAATTTTATACCTAAGCCATCTTTTTTTTGTTATAATACGATTGATACAACAAGTAAATTATTTAATAATAATGAATAAATAATAATGAATAAATAATAATGAATAAATAATAATGAATAAATAATAATGACTCAGAAATAAATATATTTAATATATAGTAAAAAATATATTACATATATATAAACACACATAACAACACACATAACAACACACATAACAACATACATAACAATATAAATAATAAAATATAAATGGAAGTAGTCATACCTATTTTAGCGGCTACAGGATTAATATTCGCAGGAAAAAGTGATAAAAACCAAAATAATAATATGTTAAATCGTGAAAGTATGATGCAACAAACAAAAGAATCAAAAAAAGAAGCCTTTACGAATATGGGTCAGAGTAGAATTAACCCTCAAAATCAGTTACCAAATACGAATAGTATTCGATATCAAACTTATCCAAATGTAACTATGGATGTTGAAAACAATAACAATGTATTTCCATCAGGTTCTGCAGTAACTGATAAATATTATAATGACACTATAGGTAAACGTATTTTATCAAAAAATACGCAATTTGGAAACCCATATAATACAAATAACATAGTCCCTAATGTAAATAGTCATAATTCGGGATCACAATCAGCAGTTATGTCTCTAACCGGAAAATCAATCAATGTTGATAATTTTGAACACAATAATATGGTTCCTTTTTTTGGGGCAAGAATTCGCGGAAGCACTTCCGGCGCAGATACACATGAGTCTATTTTAGATAGTTATAGTGGAACAGGTAGTCAAAAAATATGCAAAGAAGAACGTGCGCCTTTATTTGCACCTCAATCGAATATGCAATATCCAAATGGTATGCCCGATAATAGTGATTTTTTTAAATCACGTGTCAATCCAGGAACTCAAATGTCAAACGTCAAACCATGGGAAGAAGTAAGAGTTGCACCCGGATTAAATCAAGGTTTCACTTCATGTGGAAGCAACGGATTTAACTCTGGTATGGAAGCTCGTGATATGTGGGTGGACAGGAATGTTGACGAGCTGCGAACTACAAACAATCCCAAACTCACCTATAGTTTAGAAAATCATCAAGGTCCGTCTTATGCATGGAATGTCCAACAACCACCTGATGCAAAGACATATGGTCGTGTTGAAAAATTCTTACCTGATAAATTTTATTTAAATACCCCCGATAGATGGTTCACAACAACCGGTTTAGAAAAAGCGCAGTCTGGTCGCGCCCAAGAAATGCTGAAAGATCAAAGTCGTATATGCACAACTTCCGAATATTTTGGCACGGACTCAAATATAAATGGCACAAAACAATATGCGCCCGAATTTTATGAAGATAGTAGGCGCATAACAAATGATAATGGAAAAATTGAAAATGTTTCTTATAATGGAAAAAATGACCCTATAAAAATGGATCATCGAGGAGTGGGTCGTTTGCCAACTACAAATCGTTCTATTACAAAACCAGCCCCATTTTTAGGAACTATGATAAATGGCACACTTAAATCAATCGTTGCACCTATTTTGGAAGCAATACGTCCTTCTCGTAAAGAAAATGTTGTTGGCACTATTCGTCCATCAGGAAATGTTCAAAACCCAATTGGTTCCGTTGGTGTTGCATATAATCCCGCCGATAGAGCACCAACAACTATTCGTGAAACTACAGAGAATTTATTGGACTTTAATCATTTGAATACTACACCACTTACCGAAGGAACTGGTTACTTAGTTGCAGACCAACAACAAGTATATACCCAACGTATGACTACAGAACCTGAATACTTTGGCACAACAGGAGGTGCAACAAATCAAGGAGTTGTTTCAACTATGGCTGCAAAAAATCAACATAACAATATAAACAAATTTTCAAAAGAATATACACCATCAGGTAACTTGTCGTTATTTAATAATAATGAAAATATAAATGTTAGGCGACCTGATAAAAATAATATAATATGTCCATGGACTTCTGGTGCAAGCGCAGGTTCAGGTTTAGGCGTAGTGCCGCCATCGGTAAAACAATTCGGAGAATTAAGTAAGATGCCCCAAAATTATCATGAGTCTATTAATTGTGAGCGTATTCAACCGAATATATTAGACGCATTCCGTAATAATCCATATACACAAAGTTTACACAGCTATGTATTCCCGTAAAATCTTAAAATATATTAACCTATAATTAAAAATATACCCCTCAAAATAATATTTCCAAAATAACATTTCCAAAATAATATTTCCAAAATAATATATATAAAAATATATATTATATATATTATATACTATCTCCTCAATGAGAAATCTTTGTTTGATTACACTTCTTCCTGCACTTACATGTGCTTTTTTCTTACCGATTCCTCCACTATTCCAAAATAAATTACCTGTTTACTCTCATGGCGATGCAGACATGAATTCATTTGATATTGACCTGAAAGAAATATGCCCTGTTATCCAATTTGCAGAAACAGAATTATGTAATAATACAAGTTTAAGAACCAACACTATTCCTCCCCAACTTTGCACGCTTCTGTCACTTTTGAACCATACATTTTGTCAAGATGAAACTACTGAGAAAGGAGAGAATGGAGAGAAACACGTAAATACAAATACAAAATTCAATATTTCTAACTTAAGCAATACAACAGAAAAATATATGAAAAAAACTGAAGAAAAACTTTACAAGAAACTTGATGAACATGTAAAGATTTATATCATAAATTTTACCTACAAATATTCAAATTCTAACAATAATAACTATTATAACAAGATAAATTTCGATCCTAAGGACTTGTGTCCTATTTTTGACCTTGTGGATAAAACATTTTGCACTTCAGCGTCCAATAATAATAAACTCGATCCAAAAGAATTATGTCCTCTTCTTGAGTTTGTAGATAAAGAGTTATGTTCTTAATACACCTATTACAGATGAAGATACAGATGCAGATGCAGATGCAGATGCAGATGCAGATACAGATTCGCCTTTAATAATTATATTTTTTTATATAATATAATTATTATATAATACAAAAAAATATTATATAATACAAAAATAATATAATATATTATAACATAACTATATCAAGATAATAATAAACACATAATTAAGAAAAATTATGAAAATTTTTAGTTCAAAGTCATCATTTTCATTTTTAAAAAAAAATGAGTCTATCCCACTAATCATATTTATTTTCATTTTTTTAGGAGTTGGGTTATATTTTTGCATTAATAAATTAACTGAAAAACAGCAACAAAATATTGCAGATGCAAAGGCTGCAAAAGAAAACGATGAAGTAGAAATAAATATTATAAACTCGCAAAAAACCGATGATGTTACGAATGCAAATACGAAATCAAATGCGTTAGCGGGTGGAACAGGGACGGGACCAAACACTCTTATGAGTATGGATCCATTATATGCACCATCAACATCGTTTCACGAAGAAGTAAGACTATTTATAAAAAAAAACAATGATAGTCCAGAAGTACATTCTCATACACCCGTATATATTCCTCCTTTTGGTTCAGGAACAGAAACGCGATGCACAGGAAGACAAGTTATGCCTCCTAGCGCTACAAACTATGTTCAGTCATCTTTATTTTCTAATTTAGTAAAAACATCATCAGAAGCTTCACATTTATCATAAAATAATAATACTATAACAAATAATATAAATATATCTTTGAAAATAATAATAGATAATATTTTTGTTTATTATTATTAATTATTATTTTATGTCATACGATTTATATTCAACTAGTAGTAATAAAATTGCATTTATTACAGGTATAACCGGTCAAGATGGTTCTTATCTTGCAGATTTACTTTTATCAAAAGGTTATATCATTCACGGATTGATTCGCCGCTCATCAACTATGAATACGTCACGTATTGAGCATATATTCCACGATAAAAACTTGAAACTCCATTACGGGGACATCACCGATAGTTCGTGTTTAGAAAAGATTTTAAACCATATTAAAAATACGTATGTAAATATGCAACGTCTCGAAGTATATAACTTGGCAGCGCAGTCACATGTCAAAATATCATTCGAGATGCCGGAATATACCGCTGATACGTGCGCATTTGGAACATTGAAACTACTAGAGGCGATTCGCAATAGTAATTTGGAAAAAGTTGTGCGATTTTATCAGGCATCGACAAGTGAACTATATGGAAAAGCCGCCCCCGAACATATTCCCCAAAATGAAACCACGCCATTTTATCCTCGTTCGCCATATGCGATTGCAAAATTGTATTCCTATTGGATAGTAAAAAATTATCGCGAAGCTTACGGAATGTTCGCATGCAATGGTATTCTTTTTAATCACGGGGGAATACGGCGTGGCCACAACTTTGTGGAGCGAAAAATAACACTGGGTTTGGGTAAAATAATTAGGGGTGAAACAGACCGCATAGTTATGGGGAACTTGGATGCAAAACGTGATTTAGGAAATGCGCAAGATTATGTTGAAGGTATGTGGATGATGTTGCAGCATGATATCCCCGACGACTATGTATTGGCAACGGGAGAGACGCATACGATTCGCGAAATGATTGAAAAGGCGTTTGCACGATGTGGATTTGAAATAATGTGGGAGGGCTGTGGGTTGAATGAAATAGGGTATAATGCAAAAACGGGACAGGCGATGATTTTTATTAGTGAAAAATACTATCGGCCGACGGAAGTAGATGTATTGCAAGGAGACTCTACAAAAGCGATGATAACTTTAGGATGGGAACCAAAAACAACTTTTGATGAATTGATAAACATGATGGTGGATTATGATACTAAATACGTCTATGCGATATCGTAGGTTAGGTATAGATTTTTATATGTTAAAGTGGTAATACTATAAGACTATAAGACTATAATACTATAATAAATTTTATTATAGCATTGTGTATAAATACTATATTTTGTTTATACTATTATAGTAAAATCAGTTATATATTTTATATTATTTTTATGACTATAGTTAACAATTATGTTTCCAAATTCTGTTTTACTGATACTACGGAATCATTTTCTATAATATCTTATATAGACGTTGATGCTGTAGTTGAACTCAGTTTTATACAAGATTATATGAATAAATTAGTAGAAAAAAACTCTATTTTAAAAAAAACTATTAAAGAAAAAAATGGGTCTTTAATATTCAATACTTCAAATAATTTTAAAATAGAAGAACATTATTGTATTAAATATATAAAAAGTAAAAAGTTTAAATTTTATATCAACAAACTAATAAATGAAAAATTTAACATGGAAATAAAATGGAAATTTATATGGTGTATTGATAATGAATCTAAAAAATCTAGATGTTATTTTAAAATACATCATGCATATGCTGATGGATACAAAATAATAAATATTTTATTAAATCCCTTTAAGGAATATGATATTGACAATTCAAAAAAATTAAAAAGAAAAACTAATTTTTTAGATGCATTATATTACTATTTTGTTGGCACTATTATTTTAACTATATTAAACATAAAAATTATAGTTAACTTTCTATATAACAAAAAATATAATAACACTAGTAATGATGCTACCACTAACTCTATTAATACCGCTAGCAATGACTATGTTATATTGAAAAAAGTAAAAATACAAGAAGTAAAAGATTATACAAAAAAAAATAACATTACTATAAATGATTTTTTATATTTTCTCATGGTAAAAACTGATAAAATGTATAGAGGCTATGAAAAAGAATTGCATACTATATCATTAGTTAACGTTTCTGGTATAAAAGAAACAAATAATGTATGTCCTATGATTAATAAAATTAATAATTCAAAAAGTTCTATTTTTTTGAAAACCAGTATACATAATATTTTTAATAATTTAAAATATTCATTGTTTATTCCATTATTACACTATATTTTAAATAGTATATCAAAAAATTTTTGCACAGATAGTTTATCTTATATATATAATACTTTTATAAATGATACAGATTATGTATTTTCTAATGTTATTGGTCCTGATGTAAAAAATATTTTGGGTTATCCTATAAAAAGTCTACATTTTTTAACTACACCTAAAAATAATGAAGTAATGTATAATATAATATCTTTTGGTGACTATATTAGTATTATATGTAGTTTTAAAAAGAATAGTTTCATACAGGATAAAAAAAAATTTAAGAATTGTCTTTATAAAACGTATACGGACATTATGAATGAATATTGATAGTGCAATAATATTAATCCTTATTTAATATTAAATACAAAAATTATTTAATATTATACTATTACTATATTATTACTAGACAATTACATGACATCAATAGAAAATACACAACGCACGGATGATACTATCAAAAATAACTCCCAATTATTACAAATTCACACAGGTATACATGAGAAACTAAAATATTTCATAGAAATTAAAAAAATCCCCAATATTATTTTTCACGGCGTATCAGGCTGTGGTAAAAGAACTATCGTAAAATTATTTATACAGGATATTTATAAAAACAATAAAGAGTCAATAAAAAACTATGTAATGGAAGTGAACTGCGCGCACGGAAAGGGGATACGATTTATTCGCGAAGAGTTGAAACTATTTGCAAGAACAAATATTAATGTAAAAGATGCAGAAACATTTAAGACAATAATTTTATCAAATGCAGATAAGTTGACCATAGACGCACAATCTGCGCTACGTCGTTGCATTGAGTTGTTTAGCCATTCTACAAGATTTTTTATTATAGTTGAAGATAAATATAAATTATTGAAACCTATATTGTCGCGTTTTTGCGAGATATTTGTGCCTGAACCTATAGTAAACAACAAGGTAGTAAACTTACACAGGTATGCAATTAAGGAAATGTTTGGCCTTGATAAAGTTACAAAAAATAAATGCGAAAATATTAAGCGACATCTAGAGTGCGATGATAATGGTAGTGAAAATAAGGTGTATACACTTGTTGAACTAATTGAAATGTGCACAAAGTTTTATGAAAAGGGATATAATAGTTTAGACATTATTAAATATATAGAAATGTCTCCGTCACGTAGAATTAGTGACGAACAAAAATATGACTTCGTGATTACATTTAACAAGATAAGAAAAGAGTTTAGAAATGAGAAATTATTAATGTTATTTATTTTGCATTTTTTTCTTTTTCGTAACAATGTGGGTTTAGAAAATATTTCGTTTATGTAAAGTAATACTACAAACTATACGAACTATACTAAACCAAATGGATGACTTTTCATTAACTAGTTTACAAGAGTCGCGAAACGAATATTGTTCAAGACTGATTACATTGTTGACACCATGTATTATTGATGGAGTAAAGTCAATATTCGATGAGTCATGGAAATTATGTACTGAAAGTGATGAAAAATCAAAATATTTGATGACATTTCAAAATTTCTTGACAAGAGTTCCAAAATGGAATCCAAATATTATTTCGCAAGAATGTGCACGAATTAAAGAGAAAAGTAATTGCTCATATATTCCTGACCTTATAACATGTGTTCATATCAACCAACTTAAAATGTTGTCGTGTATGCGTGTCGGCACAAAACAAAAGAAAGTAAACATCAATATTCCAAATTTAGAAGAATTTATTCATAAAGTCTATATTAATGCAGCGAGAAAGATTTACACCAACGTGTATTTATTTGAGACGGGCATATCATCAATAAAATTACAAAAAAATGCAAGAGATCTTGAAATTATTATTCGCGAATGTATAGTACATACTATTCGAGAAAGTATTCCTGTTGAAGAGTTGTTAAAATTATACATGACTGAAACTATAGAAGATGCTATCGAGGTTCACGAAAAAGATGAAATCATTTCTCAGGAGCCTATTATTCAAGACCAAACAGGTGGAAATAGTGGAAGTGCAGCTGGTAGTATGACAAACCCCAGTTTAGAAGAATCAGAAAAACTATCTAAAGAAGAAAAAGAAAATCTCGAAATGATTAAAGCAGCGAGCGATAGCACCGGCAACACAATTTCAAACGTAAGTTTTAATATGGATAACAATGAAGTTATACCAATACCCTCGAATGAGAATAAAGATAGTTCGCATTATGATAACTATGACGACGATAATGATTATGGCGACGAAGACGACGATGACGACAACGATTATGGTGAAAATGTGAAACTAAAAATCGGTGGAAATGTTGAACTAAGTGTCGACCCCTTTCCGGTAGATAACGATAGTGTTTCGGGATTAGGAACCGACGACGAGGGCGGTGATAGCGATGTAGAACTTACTATTGATGAGATTCCTATGATCGGTGGGTATTAGTATTAATATTACACCGACCGAATAGACACATGAAATAATTATTTGATAGTATATAATAGTATATAATAGTATACTAGTATATACATCTTACACGCCATTTTTTAATCAATTATGGAAAAAAATGTGTTTAAGAAAATATATTTATTTTTATCATTAAAAATATCAGTTATAGTTCAAATTATAACTGCAATCATACAAGTATTTTCATTATTTATAAAAGTTCCACCATCCTATTTTATTTTAAAACAACTTTTGGTTTTAGAAAATATAGTTCAAGTTATTCAAGGGTCTTTTTATGCATGGTTGTTTTTTAATATACAAAGTGTAACAAATATAACATCAAAGAGATACATTGACTGGGTTATAACAACCCCTATTATGTTAATATCATTGATATGTTATATGATATTTTTAAGAGGAAGTAGTGAAAGTCATGTAAATATTTTTAGTATACTACGTGGTAACTATGCTATTATTTCTACTATAGTTATACTAAATGCACTAATGTTATTGTTTGGATACTTAGGAGAAGTAAATGTGATTCCTTTGATTTGGGGTGTTTTGATTGGTTTTATACCATTCATAATTTACTACTATATAATTTACGATAAATTTGTAAAGAGTGATAGTCATACCACTACTTATACCGATACCGATAACATGCAGTCAAATGTAAATTCTACTATACTTAAATTATTTTTATATTTTTTGTTTTTTTGGAGCTTATATGGAATAGTTGGTCTTTTACCATACTATATAAAAAATACTATTTATAATATTTTAGACCTTTTTTCTAAGAATTTTTTTGGATTATTATTATCCTATTTAATCATTACTAAGTCTATTACAAAGAATTAGTTAGTTATCTGTTTGTTATTTATTCGTATAAAAACGTAATAGATTATTCCTTTATAGATTAGAATAGTAAAAACATGGATAGTAATCTCTATATATCAGCCACAGCAGTCGCTTGTATTTTTCTTTTAGCAAAGTTTATCGACTTTCGTTTTATTTCAAAACCATCTAGTGAAGATAGTGCAGGAGGAAGTAGCGGCGTAATGAAAACTGCTTTGCGTGACGCAGTCCTCGTTTTTATTTGCTATATTTTAGGATATTATATCATAAAACAATTTTATGAAACACCTGCCATTTTAGGAAACACAAAACCGGAAATATTCACTGGTGATGCCGGATTTTAAGTGCATCTCACTTTGTATTATCTAGCTTATTTAGCTTATCTAGCTTATTAAATTATTTATACATGTCGTAAATAATTTAATACCAAACTTTGGACTAATCCATATAGCACGGCAGTTTATCAATATTCATAATACGATTTGTCGTTTTTATTTTCTTCTTAGGAACTTCGTAGTCTACAAATATAGGTTTCAAAAGCTGTGCTTGCGGTGTGTGTTTGTGGACACTTCGTGCAATCATTTTATACAATTTAAAATCCGGATACCTCTCTTCCCCATTCGTCTTATACAAAATATTCCTATTATGGTCATCAGTTACCCAATCAACTATTAGTTTTGCTACCGCATTTGTCTTGCATACTTTAGCAACGTCCCCTATATTGTCAATAAAATAATCAAAAATAGAACACCCTAAGCGACACAAATCAAAACTGAAATTCGGTTCTAATCTAGGCTTCTTATCGTTGAAATAGGGTTCGATATTGTATTGCGTAGCGGCATCGCCAGTAGCACTAAAACTATCACTGCATATTAGACGACCCTTGTATTTATAAATTGCGCGACCAAAGTCGATAATCTTGAAAATACGATGGTATGTAGGGACACGATAATACTTTTTATTAAAGAGATAATACACATACGCCTTGTCTGTGTGAACAAACATGACGTTGTTAGTATGAAGGTCATTGTGTGTAAATCCGAACACTTTTTGGTATGTAATAAGCGTCATAATGACTTGCATAAGCGCCGATTTCCATTCGCCGTCGCTCATTTCTTCCTCGCCCATCATAAGCGAGTCAAGTGTATTGTCACATTTTTCAAGCATGATAGCAGAAACAGGAAACTCTTTAATTACTGCCCATAATGTTTCATCTTCATCATAGTAAGTTTCATCTTCGTCATCTTCATCATCTTCATCTTCATCATCTTCATCATCTTCGTGATTTTTGTTATTAGCTTCTTTTACGTGTTTATTATTTTTCTCTCCTTTCTCTCCTTTCTCTCCTACATTATCTCCGTCACTATCGCTACAAGATGTATAAGAAGAACGCGACGAACAAGAATCATCATCAGTTACATCATCTACTCCTCCACTACCACTATCGCCATTATGACCCTTTCGCTCTATATAATTATCTCCATCACAAATAACGTTACTATCACCATCACTATCACCATCACTATCACCATCACTATCACTATCACTATGATAAGTTTTTAAATAAATATTTGAATCAACTATAGAAGTATTATTGTTACTACTATCACCAAGGTCATTTACCACTATCATTGACTCTATATTTATATCAGTTAAGCATACAGACTCGCATACGCTTATATGTGTAGTTGTATCAAAAACTGCGTTCAGTTCACTGCTTATATTATTAAAATCATCATGAATAATATATTGGTTGTCAGAGATATCGTCGCATCCACCATTACCTCCACCATTACTATTTACTATTTTTATTTTAGCGCGTCGATTACGTGTATTATTTTTAGGTTTTACTTTTCCCATTGAGTCTAAACTAATATGGTCATCGTTATCGCTATCACATTCGCTACTATTTTCACCATAATCATAGTCTTCATCTTCAATCGTAAATAGCGTGTCTTTATTTTTAATGAAAAAAGGGTTTTTATCTAAATAGTCAATATCGTCTATAACATTGTAGTAAAAATCGTTTTTAATACCATTAAAAGAACCATAAAAATCAAGCCCGTGAATAAACTGATGATGATTTAACAGCTGACTTGATAAATAAGAAAAAAAACCATCAACATATGATGAATTATTTTTGTCATTTACTTTTGGAATACCAGATAAGGGGACAATTTTGGATAGTTTTGGAATAGATATTATATCGTTGTAGGCACTGGCATCCGTTGTTGCATATTTGCCCGACAAGTATTTTAGTGGATCAAGTAAAGGTGAGAATTTTATATATATTGGTTTATGTTCAATCGTAAGCGAGTCATCCTTACTTTTGAAAGTATCTATAACTGCAGCTTGAATATTATTTCTGTCGACGATACCAGAAAGACATGATACATAGTAGCGCTGGTTTAAATTAAAAGAATTATAGTTGTTTTCATTCATATTAAAATAACTTTCATATATTGGTATATAATTTGTGGTATTTATCAATTTGATTTGAGATGTTTCTAAAGAATTAAAAAAATCTGCATAGTCTATTTTCCTATAGTTTAGTGAAAAGTAGTCGTCTCTTGAAGTTCCACTTTCAATTTCATTTCCGGTTTCTTTTCCCTCAATATCAATCTTCATCTTCATCTTCTATTATTTAATAAATTAAATACATAATTTTATTACATTTTAAACTAATAATAACTATTTTGGCTATTTGGATATTTGGATATTTGGCTATATATTGCGTTATATAATTTATATTTTTTAATTTGTATTATAATATATTATAATATACTACTATTTTAATTGCATCACACTCACACTTACACTCACACTCACTATCACAAATATATAAAACAAAATAGAAAAAAATAGAACAAAATAATGAGTGTTGGATTAGAACTAGCAAAATTTGATATGAGGTCAATTAGTTTTAGACCTGACGAAAATAAAGGCCCTGTTATCGTTCTTATTGGTCGTCGTGATACAGGTAAAAGTTTTTTAGTAAAAGATTTAATGTATTATCACCAAGATATTCCTATTGGTACTGTTATATCTGGCACAGAGGCAGGTAATGGATTCTTCGGTGAACACGTGCCCAAGCTTTTTATCCACGATGCATATAATACCGCTATTATTGAGAATATTTTAAAACGACAAAAAGCAGTTTTAAAACAAATGAAAAAAGAGATTGAGACATATAAAAGAAGCACTATCGACCCACGAACATTCGTCGTTTTGGATGATTGTCTCTTTGATAATAAATGGACAAAGGATGTTATGATGCGTCTCCTCTTTATGAATGGACGTCACTGGAAAATTATGCTTGTAATTACGATGCAGTATCCCTTAGGTATTCCACCAAATTTAAGAACCAATATTGACTATGTTTTTATTCTACGTGAACCCTACATCGGAAATCGCAAAAGAATATATGAAAACTATGCAGGTATGTTTCCGACATTTGAAAGCTTTTGTCAAGTCATGGACCAGTGCACGGAGAACTTTGAATGTTTGGTAATAAATAACAACGCAAAGTCGAATAAACTACACGACCAGATATTCTGGTATAAAGCACAAACACATGGACCATTTAAACTGGGAGCAAAAGAGTTCTGGGAAATGTCGAAAGATATTCATTCTGATGAGGAAGAGGAACAATATGACCCATCAAGTATTAAACGCAAAGGCCAGGGACCGAAGATTCAAGTGAAAAAAAATAAGTGGTAGTTATATCTAAAAAAGTGATGTAAAATTTGTAGCTAGTTTATTTATATTTTCTTTTTGTGATTTATTCAAATTATTATTTTTATTTACACTATTTATGATATTATTTATATTATTTATATTATTTATATTATCAGTGTTATCATTATAAGTAGTTGTGAGACATAAACATGGTATATTAAAATAATTTGAAAGTAAAATAGTTACATATATACTTTCAGAACCGATGAGTTTTTTATTAGTTTTATCATTTTTTACTATATCATACTTTTCATTTTTTAAATTTGTGCTATTATAGTTAGTTATCGTAATCGTATCATGAATTAAGTAATTTGTTTTTTTATATATATTATTTAGTTCAATATAATTTGGAAAAAAGTCATCATATTTATAGTTTTTAAAATCATTACTTATAATACATGACTTTATATGAAAAATGTTTTCTGATGGTAAGTAGTTACTATAAATAATAGATAAGTCTATAATACATGATGGATTTAATTTACTAATAGTTTCATTTATTTCATATAACATTTTTTTCTTATTTTTATATGTATTAAAACTATTTTTTGTCAAAAAATAATAGTTACCATCAATTATATAAATACTACCTTTTAATAGTTTTATTTTTTTATGATAAACTTTTATTTTTTCAAAAATGAAACGAAAATGATTTTCAATATGTAAATTATCTATAATTATAAAAGCATTTTGTATATTTATATTAAAATCAAATCCATCTAATTTTCTAAAAAAAGGTTTATTATTTTTTATTAAATCTAGTATCCACATATTTTCAGATAACTTTGCAGGTTTATGCGTAAAAATACTATTAATCCAATAGTAATTTTTACCTTCTATACATGAAGGAGACATAGTGACAAGAGAATCAATACCTAAAATATCTACTGAATATTTTTCACCATTTATATCCAGTTGAACATACGTGTGGATTGGGTTTCCTGTATCATTTTCAAAATAATAATGATAACCATTGGGTGTTTTTTCACAAGCAATATCTTTTGGAATTTTTTCAATTAAAAAATTTGCACTTTTAAGACTATCGTTTGTATCAATATCTAAAATTATATGCTTGTCTGGTATAAAACCGATCATTTTTTTATTCATAAATTCGCCTTGTTTTTTTTCAGTTACTATATTAAAACGTTTTGGAATATATTTTTTTTTAAGATGTTTACAATATTTTATGTTATAATTTTTTACATTTAACCCCATGTCTTTCAGTTTATAAAAATCCTTTTTTAAACGATACATATATGTTACCTTTTTTACACCAATATACAACCCATAAAGTATAACGATTGACAATGCAGTAATAAATAATATAGAAATTATTTTTAATACCATATAGTTTTTAAATGTTTTATTTTTTAATATACTGAAAATATTGAATTTTGTTAACGATTTTGACTTAGTCATTATGGCGTGTTCTGTTATGTTATGTTCCTAACACGGAAGTATAATATATATAAAACCAATATTAAAATTATACAACATACTGCAAAATATACACAAGAATATGTTATCTGTTATTTATTACAGATAAAATATACTAAAATATACTAAAAATGTTTATAGTTATGATATGCTATAGATATGCTATAGATATGAATATGTATTACTTACTACCCTCAGTATCTTCTACTGACATAGTAGATGGATCATAATGCGTAAGTTTTGAAAGACCATGGTCTCCGTTTTTATCAACGATGACATTCTCTGCTTCAAACATGTTCTTCTTAATGTCGTCTATCGTTGCATCCTCATCCAGTCCATCAAAGTTTCCAACATTTGCGACACCAACAAGCTCTCCTTCTGCATTAATTGTTTGCGTAAGTTTGTTTCCTGACTCTTCCGCCTTCTTCATATTCTCCTCAATTGCTTTCTGTTTTGCCTCTTTGACACGTTTCTCAAAGTCATGTTTAGCCATGTCCTCGTTCTTCTTCTTATCCGCCATCAACTGATTTAGCGTTTCTTCCATATACTCGACGCGTCCAGTCTTATAAGCATCTGGATGGAATGGCACCCACATACCAACTTGCCCAACGTAAATATCATGATTTGGGTCAACCTCGCGCAACAATTTGCAGCGGAGCTCGGCCTCGCCTTGGGTGGGAAAAACACCGCGAACTTTGATACCTCGTGTCGAAGTTTGGAACTGATGCAACTCGCCAAATTTCTGATCAAGTTGTTCCTCATTGTTGTCAATAAATGTTTTATAGTCGTCGCTAATGGATGATGCGAGTTTAAGAGAATCACCCTCTTCCTTGGTAAAGTCATTAAAATCCGCCATCAATTTGTCAAACGAAAGAGAAGGATACTTGAATGCAATAAAGTTTAGAAATTGTGTAAACTTCTCCATCGATTTTTTAAAGTCCCATAGTTTAATAAATTCTTCATACAAAAATTCTTCCTTTTGTTTAATAATTTTTTCTGGAGATACAAAGGATAAACACACAAACTTTTGTCCGGCAATTGGTTTATCTTCTTCCAATAAGTCGGCATATTTTGGATTTTCTTTTCCATCTGGTAAATATTTAGGAGTAACACCTTCGGGTAGTTTATTCATGAACGACATTTACTGACAATATTATACATATAATTATTTTATTATTTTAAGTTATTTTACACAACTATTATTTAAATAGTTTTTATCTACAAAAAAGTTTATAATAAAATATATTATATTTAGCAATATTGATTTTGGTAAAATATAAAAAATATAATAATTATAACTATTATAACAAATCTATAATATTTTTTTCTACATTATATTTATAATATGTACGGAACACTTGATTTTAGTGAGCTTTTTAAGCGTTTTATTAAGTATATAATTGAAGGTCTTTGTGTAGCTATCGTTGCCTACTCTATTCCTTCTCGCACTCTCAAATTGGATGAGATTGCGTTGATTTCTCTTGTTGCTGCTGCCACGTTTGCTATTTTGGACGTGTATGTTCCCAGCTTGGCAGTCTCTGCTAGAACTGGTGCTGGCTTCGGTATTGGTGCTAACCTTGTTGGCTTCCCTACTCCTCTCCGTGTTTAAAAATGCATCATGCATCATGCAGCATAACAAACAATTAATTTATATACACAACTATTCATATTAAACATATTGCCCGTTTATATTTTTTATTACTATATTATATAAAGTAATAAAAACATTATAAAAACGATAAATGAAAGTTTCTAGAAAAGCAGGGCGGCGTAGCCGTTCTTCCGTTTCTCGTAGAAGATTAAGGAATAAGAAAAGTAGAAGTGGTTATAGAAAAAAACATACCCAACGGGGTGGAAAATATGGAAAGCGAAGTCGCGGGCATAAGCGCGTTCGCACACATAAGCATGGAAGAAGGTTTCATAGAGGGGGTAAGGTTATAGGTTTATTCACAAAGCCTGGTCCTATTAGTTTTGAAGAAAAAACAGGAAAGATAAAAAATATTAGATATACAAAACTAACACCTGGTAAAAGACCAAGTGATAGATTTGATGATTTTGATATAATAGTAAATCCTACCCAGGATGGTATTACTATTGTTTTTAGAAGACCTAGAAGTGAAAATGAACGTTCACTTGAATTTATATTTGGACCTGACGGAGATATAGATGTTGTTATAGATAGCATGAAAAAATCATTTAATATGCAGAGTGAAATACATAATAGTAGTATAAATGGGAATGATAGTGCGTCATATAAACTTACATCCCTCGATAAATCCATAGTAGATGCGATTGACCAATATGTTAGGATAAAAAATTACGGCACTACTCCGGCGTCGAAACTGCAAACCATGGATCAATTTTTTAGTATTAAAAAAGCACAAGAACTCGATGCTCCTAGTGGAGATAAAGATTGAACAATGTATACCGATGAAAATGGCAAATCTTACTACCATAACAGAGCAACGAATGAGACTATATGGGAACGCCCCTTAAAATAGTGTTAATCTTCCTTTGCTGTCAACTATGATGATTAAAAAATATTAATATTTTATTAATATTTTATTACCATATTATATAGAGTAATAAAAACACGATAAAACGTAATATAATGAAAGTTACAAGAAAAGTAGGGCGTCGTAGCCGTTCTTCCGTTTCTCGTAGAAGATTAAGGAATAAAAAAATTAAAAGTGGTTATAAGAAAAAGTATGCAAAAACCCAAAAAGGAGGAAAACGTGGTCGTTCTTACAAGCGCGTGCGCACACATAAGCGTGGAAGAAGGTTTCATAGAGGGGGGTTTGATTGTAATAGTTTAAATAGTATAGATTATGGTGATCGTATAATGTATTATGGAGATACCCCTTTGATCACTTATAATAAAAAAGAATTCACCGAAGATACTTCAAAATTTGAGGTGTGTTTTGAGATTAAATTTATGCAAGAAAATTCTGATGTAAGAATAACTATAATTTTTACAAGAAAACCTACTCCTAGACAACCAAAATCAAAATCACCTACGTTTGTATTTGTACTAGAATGTGAATATTCACATGTAATCACTTTTTTAGATAATATTTTAGAACCTTTCACCATTGATCATATACCTGAAAGTGATACAGAATATAATTATAAATTAGGTATACTTCAACAAAAAACAAATGTTAAAAAACCTCTTAGAATATATAGATTTACATCAAAAAAAAATACAGAAATATTTAATGCCATCATTGGTTGCATTAAAACAAAACTTCAGAATTATTATGAGGATAAATATACTGGTACACCATTGGAAGAAACTTTTTCTGCTATACCACCTGAGGTTAATAGTGATAGTGATAGTGATAGTGGTTCTAGTGATAGTAATAGTGATAGTGGTTTTAGTGTTGAATATCCTTTCACCATCGATAACACTTAGTAGTCGTAGTTACCAATCTAAACTTAATCTATCACTGCGTCGGGATAAACACCCAGTTCAACTCCTCGCATATTTTCTTCCAAATATAGTCTTGTTCTATCCTCTTTTCTTTATCTTTCAACATAGGAAAATAGGATAAAAATTCATTCTTTTCCAGCAGTTCGCATAGTTTGTATACTGTATAGTAATAATTCAAAAAGTTCACCCTATCATGTGGGCAACATTTCGCATAAGGTCCTTGAATCTCCATAAAAAGATTGCACAATGTTTCTTCTAATTCCGGTGTCATAATTGGCGGCTTAATTCCCAGTTTATCTTTAATAAACGGAATATGCTCATAGTATTTATTATAATCCAGTTTTTTAAGCACTTCTTTCGCTTTGACGTTTGTAAATTTCGAAAGCGGGATTCTCTCCTTCTTAAGTTGTAGTTTAATATTCTCCAATACTTCTTCCGGAATTTGCGTCGTTTCTTTTGCCTGAAATTGTGCAAGGATTTCCTTAAAATGATTAATACGTTTATACGCGTAAAAACACGCCTCTTTCGGCGGCTCCTTATACGACGGCTTTTCATTTTCAATCAAATACGTCACTTGTTTCGCACATACATTGCAAACCATAATTCCCTCATGTTCGACCGGAATCATTTCACCACGATTGCACGATACGCATATATCCGTCGCAATAACATAGTCATTCACGTTGAAAAAACGTTGGTCTAAATTTGTAAAAAATTTTTGCACATTGTTTTCATTCACGCGATTTAGCTCGTTCTCGTTAACCGATTTATCAAGTTTGAAAAAAGAATTCAGTTTTTTGGTTTTATTTGTGCCATTTGTTATTTCCTTCTTATTCTCAAAATAGTCAAAAATATAACTACTATTATTTAAGTAATAGTCTCTTATTTTTCGCTTATTATCTGATATTTCTTTTTTTATATCATATAAGCGATCATTTAATTCAATTTGCTTCGTAATATTAAGAACACCTGTATTTTTGTTGTTTTTTAGCTTAACCAATATATCATTTTTTTCCTTATAGAGCGCGGGCAGTTTTTCCGTTTCAATCATATTGAATTCCACTTGTAACTCACGATGAACACCATCAAGTGTCATACTCTTTTTATTATCAACAAATAGTTTTTTGTTCGTCTTGTGTTTGAATGAAGGCATGTTAGTGTTATGTTAAAAAAAAACTACAGAAAAGCAAGTAAAGTAAAGTTAAATAAAATGAATATAGGAAAGTGATATAATATATATTTCTATATATTACAAGTCTATTATAATGTTATATGCATAAATTTTTTAATATTATATTTGGGAATATAATATTTAGAGTGTATAATATTATTATGTGTTATCTTTCAAAATAAAAAATAATTCATAATAATAATAATTCATAATACCGGAGGTTAAGGTTAGTATGATAATACCATCAAACACAAATACAAATACAAACGTGAATAAATACACTACTACACCTAAATATGATGTAGTTACAAAAATAAACTTGGATATTTTAAAAAATATGCAAGTAAAACGAGAAGTATACTATAAAATGAATTTTATTATGAAGTATTTAGAAAATTATTGGGCTATTAAAAAAAGAGGAAACGTATTCTTTTTAAAAAATTTAGAAACATCTAGCAAAGAAATTATAACAGAGGACTATTTAAATCGACGTATCATTGACAAGTTATATGCATTAGGACCGGCATCTCGCCATCATCAGCCTGAACCTTTAGATAGTGGAAAAACGAGAGAAACGAGAGAAACGAGAGAAACGAGAGAAATAAATAAAAATCAAAATCCACAAAAAACAAAAAAAGACATCATTCCTTTAGAAGATGGAATTAAGGCATTAAAACATATGATAGAGAATCAAGAAATAGATATGAATAGTGAAATAAAGAATAAAATATATGTCATGCATTTTGTAATGAATACTTTAGAAAATGGTTGGACGATTCGAAAAAAGAATGATAACTTTGTATTTAGGAAAAAACATAAAAATCGAAATGAAGTGTATTCAGACGACTATCTAATAAATTTTTTGAAAATAAATATTACTACAGATGGGCACGTGGACACCTAGTCAAGTAAGTATAAATCGATGAAATTGATGAAATAATCGGAATATGTAGAGTTGTCAAAATTAATAATTATAATCTATTTATAAAAACAATTAAGTTTTTTTATAAATTTTTTTTCTTTAGCAATATTATAATAATCATAAAATGGCAGGAGGTCTTATGCAACTCGTCGCTTATGGCGCCCAAGATGTCTATCTTACCGGCAACCCCCAGATTACTTTCTGGAAGGTGTCTTACAAACGTCACACCAACTTTGCTATGGAGTCTATCGAGCAAACTTTTAACGGACAGGCCGATTTTGGTCGTCGTGTGACTTGTACCATTTCTCGTAATGGTGATTTGGCTTACCGCACTTATCTTCAGGTTACTCTCCCCGAGGTTAACCAGTCCATGAGGGGAACCAACCAGGATGGTGTTTATGCTCGTTGGCTTGATTTCCCTGGTGAGCAGCTGATTTCCCAGGTTGAGATTGAGATCGGTGGTCAGCGTATTGACCGCCAGTATGGTGACTGGATGCACATCTGGAACAACCTTACTCTCCCTGTTGACCAGAAGAGGGGTTACTATGCTATGGTTGGAAACACCACCGAGCTCACTTTTATCACTGATCCCTCTTTTAACCCTATTGATGGTCCTTGCCAGGCTAACGCTCCTCGTCAGGTTTGCGCTCCCCGCAATGCCCTCCCTGAGACCACTCTCTATGTCCCCTTCCAGTTCTGGTATTGCCGTAACCCCGGTCTTGCTCTTCCTCTGATTGCTCTTCAGTATCACGAGGTCAAGATCAACCTTGATATCCGCCCCATTGATGAGTGCTTGTGGGCTGTCGGCTCTCTCAGCTGCGGTGGTGCCAATTCCATCTCTTCTTCTTCTGCTCGTGGTGGCCGTGTCAACACTGCTTACAACCAGTCTCTCGTCGCTGCCTCTCTCTATGTCGACTACGTCTTCTTGGACACCGATGAGCGCAGACGTATGGCTCAGAACCCCCACGAGTACCTTATTGAGCAGCTCCAGTTCACCGGCGATGAGTCTGTCGGCTCTTCTTCCAACAAGATCAAGCTCAACTTTAACCACCCCGTTAAGGAGCTCATCTGGATAGTCCAGCCCGATCAGAACGTCGACTACTGCTCTTCTCTTGAGTGCGGTCAGCTTCTTTACAGGCTTCTCGGTGCTCAGCCCTTCAACTACACCGACGCCGTCGATGCTCTTCCCAATGCCATCCACGCTTTCGGTGGACACGAGGCTATTGCCGAGACCAGCACTTCATTCATCAACGCTTCTGGTCTGTTTGCTGAGGCTGGTGCCATTGATGTTTCCAATGTTTATTGGTGGACTCAGGGCCAAAATTCAACTGGCACCAATGACTACTCTCAGCCGAACTTTGCTCCTGGTTATGGTCAGCCCAATCCCTTTGAGAACTCTGGTGTTTCTGATGCCGGTACTTTCGTCCTCACCGAGACTTCTCTTGACCTTCACTGCTGGGGTCAGAACCCTGTTGTCACCGCTAAGCTCCAGCTTAACGGCCAGGATCGTTTCTCTGAGCGTGAAGGCACTTACTTCGACCTTGTCCAGCCTTACCAGCACCACACTAAGACTCCTGACACTGGTGTCAACGTTTATTCGTTTGCGTTGAGACCTGAGGAGCATCAACCAAGTGGATCATGCAACTTCTCCCGCATTGACAATGCTACCCTTCAGCTCGTGTTGTCCAATGCTACAGTAGAGGGCACCAAGACCGCCAAGGTTCGTGTCTATGCCACCAATTACAACGTTCTCCGTATCATGTCTGGTATGGGAGGGCTTGCCTATAGCAACTAAACACCATTTTGTTACCATATATGGTCTTGTATTTTTACTAGTATTTTAATAATTAGCACTTGCTTGTTAATTATTAAAGCAACAAACAACTTAAAGACATCTATATAATAGGATATATAGCACACAATGAGCGTCGACATCGTAAATCTGATTGAATCCAACCCCATTACAAAATTTAATGGTAATTACCAGTCAAAATTGATTGAAAAAGTTAAAAATAATTTTACAAGTTATGAACAACAGCTATTTTTGTCAAGTTTTTATTGCTATTTGAAGTATAATAACAAAACTGATTTTGTTATTGATTTAGATAATATATGGAAATGGTTGGGATTCGGACAAAAAGTAAATGCAAAAAGAGTATTAGAAAAAAATTTTACAATAGATAATGATTATAAAATCTTGCTTTGCCAGTTGGCAAAGCAAGATGATAAGATTCATGGAGGTCATAATAAAGAAATGATTATGTTAAACGTAGATACATTTAAAAAATTTTGTTTAAAAGCTGAGACAAAAAAAGCAGATGAAATTCATGATTATTTTATTAAACTTGAAACTATTATGTTTGAAATAATGAACGAAGAATGCCAAGAACTTACACAACAATTAAAAAAAATAGAAACCACCAAAAATAAAGAAATGGAAGAAAAATTAATTAAACAAAAAGAACTAGACAATGAACTATTTCTACTCAAACAATTTAACAATGCCGGAAATATGGTTTATATTATTAAAGTTAAAACATACGAAAATGGTTCATATGTTGTAAAAATAGGAGAAAGTAGAATAGGAATTATGGGTAGATATAATGAACATAAAAGTAAATACGAAGAATGTATATTACTTGATTGTTTCTGTGTAAATAAAAGTAAAGACTTTGAGCATTTTCTTCATAGTCATAATATTATAAAACCAAATATAGTAAAAAATTTACAAAATCATACAAACGAAAATGAGTTATTTTTAGTTGGAGGTAATTTAACATATAAAATATTATTAAAAATAGTTAACGATAATATAGATAATTATAACTACAAAGTAAACGAGTTATTACTTGAAATTGAAAATTTAAAATTTAAAAATCAACAACAAAATACTAATACGGGTAACGATAATGAATTATTAAAAGAAATAATACATACTAATAAAATTTTGTTAAGTAAAGTTAATTCTTTAGAACAAACAAACAAAGAAATATTACATAAATTAAATACGCAACAAGATAAAAAAATAGTTACCGGCTTTAACCAACAACTACCTCACCTTGGACCAAGACTCCAAAAAATAAATCCCGAAACATTACAATTAGTTAAAGTTTATGAATCCGTTACAGAAGCAATGAATGAAAGTAAAAATATAAAGAGACCAAGTGTAATGAAAGCAATAACAGAATGCACTATATATTGCGGGTTTCGATGGTTACTTGTTGAACGAAATTTGGATCCAAGTATTATACATGAAATTCAACCTACAAAAAAAATAAAGGTTGTAAATATAGGTTATATAGCTCAACTAGATAAAGATAAAACCAAAATAGTAAATGTGTATATAGACAGAAAAACTGCAGCACATTTTAATGGTTATGCGTCTTCATCTGCATTAGATAATCCAGTAAAAAATAATAGTTTAGCAAATGGTTTTTACTACACGTTATATAATAATTGCGATGAAGAGGTAACCAGCAAATTTGAAGAAATAAATGGAACACCAATACTATACAAAAATGGTGTCGGACAATATGATACAAATAATAACTTGGTAAAAGAGTTTGAATGTAAATACGATTGCATTAAATCCTTAGCAATAAGCGACAAAACATTGACAAAAGCACTTACCAAAAATGTCCCATATAATGGACACCATTATAGAGAAATAGGTGAAAAATTAAAGATGATTTAAATATATTTTCTTCAAGCAAAACAAAAAACAATATAAAATTGAAACGTTTTATATAGTTTAATAGTGATATAGCTGAGACCACACCACAGAACACCACACTATGCGCCCTCTTCAACTCGTAAATCCTGTCGACCTTGTGCCTGGAAAGACATACCTGATTCAAGAAAAACGCCCCGAATATGCACATCAAAAATTCAAGGGTACGTTTTTTAAAAATCATTATACATTACTATGTACGATGACAAACTTTACAAATGTCATATGCGCAGGTAATCAAAGCCGTATGGAACTAAGAATCCCAGATATATATTGGAACTATTACGAAGCGGACGCATTGACGCGAGCATATACAAATCACATTCTTCGTCAAATTACTGGCGACCCGTCGTTTATTATTAACTAAGGTTAACTACTTTTTAAAAAAAATATTATATTAAAGTATATAGTTATTTTTCTATTGTTTATAGTCCATTTTGTTAATGTTAGGAAATATTCTCGAACCTTTTACAAACCCAAATGATATAAAAATACACCATGGAACATTTTCGATAGATTTAGTTATAATGTTAGTTGCTATAGTTGTTATTATTCCATATGTATTTTTTAATATACGTTCATATGTTCCTTATCCGGTAAAATCTAATTTAAAACTACAAGACTATTATATTTTAATTATACTATTAGTTTATCTTGTAATTGGTGTATATCAACAATATTTTGGACTAAAAAAAATAAATTAAGAAAAGAGAAGATTATACCAAAAACAGAAATAGATAAAATTTTTTATAGTATTTTTGGAGAAAATGATAACTGGGTTTATATTTATAACTTTATATACTATTTCATTTTTGGTTTAATCGTAATAAGTATTCGCGATTACAAACATTTTGCAATTATAGTCATTGGTGGAATAATTATGATGACAGGATTATCTATTATATGGTATTTATTCCCAAATGATGTATCATCGCGAATGAAAACAGATAAATATTTTTTAAAAAAAACTCAAGTTATAGATGACAAAGGAAATAATGCTTGTCCGTCAGCTCATGTTGCTTTTGCAATGTATTCGTTTTATTTATTAAAAAATGTAATAGGTTATATTCCAGCCATATTAATTCCTATTTTAATATCAATAAGTTGTATGACAACTACTCAACATGTTTTTACTGATATCATTTTGGGGGTTATATATTCTATGTTAGTTTATAATTTTATATTAAAAAATATATTCCCTACTATTTTTAAGTAGATTTAACTATTATTTTATTCAATAATAGTGAAAGTACTATCATAGTCATCAAAAATAGACGATGTCATAGTTTCAGAATTACTTGCATCCGTTTCATAATCAAATCCATTTTCTTTGAACCATTTTTTAAAATGATTGACCGCATTCCATTGTTTTACATACCCGCCAACTACTAATAATTTTAAAACATTTTTTACATATTTTTCGTTGATTGCGCTAGCACATACACCAGCATCCGCATCCGCTAGTGTCCCTGCCATTAGTAAATATTCAAAATCAACTTCCTTGTCAAATGTGTCTACAAATGTCATGATAATCCGATCACGAGAGAATCCTGCATTATGTCCACCAAATCCAAAAAAATATTCATACTCCCAACGATGAATTTGATTTATAGGACGATGCAGGTATACTTTAAATGGCTTTCCAAATATATTTATACGTATCTTAGCAGTTAATACTACTGCTTCCGCGTATTTATTATATTTTTCGCGCCATTTAAGATTTTGATGTTTTTGAAGAAATTGTTTTGAAAAATTGTCACTTAGTGTAGAAATCATACATCCACTTTCCGAATAGTACATAGTTTTCATTTCTTTGAATTTTGTAATAACATCTGTATAATTTATACTATCCGCGGCAGCATTAGTCAATGATTCCATTATTTGTGTTATTTGTGTGTGTGTGTGTGTGTGTGTGTGTGATTGCTAGATAATATCATAAGAATCTTTTTATATCATTTATATATATCATTTAGCATAAACAAAATAATATATAATATTACATAATGTTATATAGCCTAAACGCGGATTTTGGTGTTGGAGTAAAAAAACGAAAAAAAGCATATGGCGTAAAATGAAGCGTTCTTGTTGTAAAAAATAGTTTAAAAAAATAACAAAATAACAAAATAGATTTTTATATTATTTTCTAAAATTCACTAAATGTGCCGTCAGTATGAATCAAAAGCATAGTAACCTTTAATGAAGGAAATTTTTTATTTATTAAACTTTTAAATTTATTTAAATTTTTTTGATGTAGTTTATATTCTTCCTCTTTTGACATTGATTGGTTGTCATATAAAATTCTATACGCTCCGCAGTCCATATGGTCTACTACTATTACTTCATCTATTTTATGTAAATCTTTTGCTAACTCAATATGCTTATCAAATGATTTGCTCCATTCTGGAAAGCTGTCTTGGTTATAACCTAGACTTGAACCAGCCAACACAAATTTACTATAGTCGTCTTTATATCCTATATTATTAAGAAAATTTACTTTATCGGTTACAAATCTAAAATCCATACAGGATAAAACCATAGCTTTTGCTGTTTTTTCTGATAGTCTGTCTCTAAAATTTTTTTTTCTATTGATAAGTAAAAAAACTATTATTAATATAATAATTACTATTACTAAAATAGGTAGAATAGATAAATTTTTCTTAGGCATCTATAATATATAAATATACGTATAAAAAATATTTTTATATGTATAAATAATTCTATTTTATTATTTTATTTTATTATTTTATTATTTTATTATTTTATTATTTTATTATTTTATTATTTTATTATTTTATCGAGATAGTTTCAAATCTGTCCGCGCACAAACATGCTGATGAGTTCTGGCGTTGATGTGTCAAAACCAGCCAAGTTCAGCGTATTCTTATCTTTCGGGTCAGCAATTGACAAACAATTCGACGTCATTCCAACCACGATCAGTTTTGCGTCCACACCAGTTTGTTTGCGGTATTGCTCCAGCGCCACTTGTGGATGAATCGTTGGCGCGTATGTTTCGCTGTCCGTATACACACAAAATACATCAAATACTATTCCACTATGAACATACATTTTCAACGCCTCTGTCATTGGCAAAGCACAATCTGTCGCTCCGAAGGGCACATCCGTCGCCCTAATTGCATCCTGAATTGTCATCTCAGGGCGAATCTTCCCATTGAAGTTGTAAAATGTATTGCTGAATCCATAGACGTGGACGTTTTCTGCGCCCTCGGCATGTAGTGTCATCATCGCCATCGCAACAGAACCTTCGCGTGGTGTGATATTTTTTGCGCCCGCGCACATAAACGACGACATGCTTCCAGATACATCCAATCCAAGCATATATCGTTTTCCCGTTGATGTAATATTTCCAAATGCCTGGCGAAATGTTGTGGAAAGCGCAGTTGTGATGTATGAGTTTGGTGTCCATGTCATTGAACCAAGGTCGCCTTTTCCTTGTGAATACGTCTTCATTCCGACCAGAACTTGAAGTGGGTGAATCTTTGAATCTTTGACTGCTTTCGGATCCGTCAGCATTCGAACTATATCCTGTGACCTTGATGATGCGACTCCAACCTGCGACAACTTTCCAAGATTGCGAACAAGTGCAGTCATTCCCATTCCACTCAAAAGCGTATCCCAGATTTGCGGTGTATTCAGAAGCTCCGTTGGCAAATGTTCACGCTGTATTTTCTTGTTCTTTTCCATCAGCGTAATAGCAGTAGCAGTATCCTTCTTTTCGCCTGTCTTTGCCAGCTCAATCAATGCCTTCAGGAACCGCGCAGTTGCCACGAGAGGATCTTCGCATGGTTTCTTTGACTCAGGTTCTGAACCTGGGGGGGCTGCATCAGGTGCCACGACAGGTGCTGGTGCTGGTGCTGGTGCTTCCACTGCAACAACAGGTTCGACTCCTGCGCACAGGTAGATTTTCTTAGATGGGTCGTATGAGATGTCTCGCAAAGTTTTGGTCGAAGAAATGAGAGAGCCATAGTAGCGAAAGACGAAACTCGTTCCAATTCCAATGTCAATGAATGTTTGCCTGAGGTTTTGAAGTGGCTCTGTGTCTTGAATCATCAACTTCAATGGCCCGCAGATGGGGCTCTCGGGATGAACGATTTCAAACATCACGTCGAGTCTCCGCGATGGTGGTGTAGAGGTAACAGCTGCCGCCGCCGCCGAACCACCGCCACCACCCCCACCCCAAACAGACCCAATTGCATTCGTGATGGTTTTCATAAGTCCTTTGCTCTCCACTACTCCCGTTCCATCATTGGTCGGAATCGCCACCAATCGTTTCAGAAATTCAGTCCTCTCCATTTTTGCAGGCAGTGTTGTCGCCACTATTCCCTTTGCTGGATTCGCCGTAATCTTGCGCTCAGGTTTGTCCTTCTTCATGATCCATTCCAATACAAGTCGTCCTCCATCATCTTTCATTTCCGCTGGGTTGATGTGAAGCAGCGAAATCAAATCCTCATGTGTCCACCCTTCACGATTCTTATATTTTGTCACCAGCACCGCCAATTCGAGTCCATTGCGCGAAGTGTAGTATTCCGTAAGCGCGCGACGCACCCCTTTGCCGAATCCCTTACCTGGTTTGGGTTTGTCTTGCGAAAGGTCCCGAATATACTGCACAAGCATGAATAAGTGAGTTGGAATACGACATACCTGATTGATTGCTGCCAGCGCCTGTGCCTTGCACGCGTTGTCGGGTGGAAACACTATTGCCGCCGCGAGTGACATCATCGTCATTTCCTGTTTGGGTGCACGTGCGCTGACAGAGACGTCAACTATGTCGCGAATCAAATGCGCGCATGTAGCTGGCGATGAAACTGCTGCCATAATACACTTCGAAATCGTGGTTGCAATCGCGCCACCACATTGGTAGTAACTTCCATTGTCTGATTTGCTTCCGATGATCAAGTAACGCATCCATTCTTGTTCGAGGGGTAGAGGGAATGAGTATCCACCTGCGTTGTTGGCGATTTGTCCTGGAAGTCCAATAGTCTGCGGAATTCGAATACGCGCCGCCGCGCTATTTTGCGCAGACATTGCGGTCTTCATTGCGGAACCACCTTTGGCTCCTGATTTGCTCTTAGATCCTGACTTGCTTTTTCCGGCCATAGTTGTTATACAAAGACGATGTAGGGATTTCGGTGAGTTTTGTGTGTTGGTTGCTTATCTAATATATGGTCATTTATTTAAATCAATTTTCTAAACATTATATCTCCGGGCAATACTATACCCAACACAAAAACATAATGTGACAGATAGAAAAATAATTACTATTATACTTTCAATATAATACTTACTCGCAGGGTTGAAGTTTAAAGCCATGAAAATATAAATGGAAAATAGAAATGTAATAAAAAATTCAATTTATTTTAGAAACACAAAAAAATATTAATCAAAATACGGGTTATTATTTGTTCATTCTTGTATTATTTAATATACTTACAAATATAATATAATATAAAAATGGAAACTATTTTATCAAGCAAAGTGATACCATTGCATAGTATTGTGTCGCCTTCAGAAACAGGAGAAACGGGAGAAACCCAAAAATCAACCAAAATGAAAAAGAGAAATAGAAAACATAGTGCGCAATCTTTACCTAAAGGTTTAGAGCATCATATGATGAAGAAATATGTTGTATACTATCGCGAATGGATTGACAGACAACATTCACGAGAGCGCGAATATTTTAAAATAGAAAAGCATCCTGATTTAAAAAAGGGCTGGACATCAAGCAAGTCGTGCAAAATTACTATTTTCGATAAACTGATGAAGGCAAATAAAATAATTGACGATTTAGAAGAAAAAAAGAGAAAAGAAATGGAAGAAAAAGCGGCAGCAGAGGAAGATGCACACGCTAATGCTGCAGAAAATTGAAGTTCTCCATATTTTAATGAACTATATTATATCATTTCGTAACATACTTAGAAATAATATCTGTATAGAATATATAATCCAGTATAGACAATATACAAGTATAGTTAAGAGAATGAAACAAATCTTTATTAAAACTCTTACGGGTAAAACAATAACACTTGAGGTAGAAGATAGTGACACGATTGAAGCAGTCAAAATAAAAATTCAAGACAAGGAAGGTATACCACCAGAACAGCAACGTCTTGTGTACGCAGGAAAACAGCTAGAAGATGGTAGGACACTTGCTGATTTTAATATACCAGATTCTAGCACTTTGCATTTAGTACTGCGACTTCGAGGAGGTGTTTTTTTAAAAATGTAATCTACACTCTTTATATATTATATAAAATAATTTAGAGACTATTTATATAATATGTGTAAAATGAACAAGTGCAATAGGTGTAGAAAAGAAAAAGATATTGAATTATTTTTAAAAAATAATAAAGAATTAAAAACATGCATTGATTGTAGAGAAAAATCTTGTAAATCGAACGATAAATGGTATAAAAATAATAAAGAAATTGTTTCATTATACAACAAAATACGTATCGATAAAAAATATGATAATACAGAAGTTTTATATATTTATGCCAAAAAAAATAATAGCGAAGAAGAATGGATTAAATTTAATTCACAATTAGAAGCAGCGACAAAATTAGGTCTTTGTGCTCCTAATATAAATAAAGTTATTAATGGCAGTTTAAAAACTACAGGTGATTATATTTTTAAAAAAGAAAAAGAAATATATAAAGCAAATGAATCTACTTGGGAAGAAATTAAAAAACAAAATAATATTGTAAATAAATGTAAAGGGCAGCCATCAAAACATAGAACTTTGCATGAAACCATCGAAGGAGTTATTGGGAAGAAGTGTTGTACTTGTAAGTCATGGCAACCATTAATAGAATATAATCACTCTAAACCACACTGGGATAATTTGAGAAATGATTGTAAAAAATGTCTTACAAAATGGAGAAAGGTAAATAGAAAAATATTAAACAAAAATCATAAGGAATATGAAAAAAATCGAAAATTAACCGATGCTGAATTTAAACTTATTAAAACATTAAGAAGTAGATTAGGATGCGCTATTAAAAGACAACAATCAAATAAATGCGATACAACAATTGAATTATTAGGTTGTTCTATATTTTTTCTAAAAAGATTTTTGGAAGCCAAATTCAAAGAAGGAATGACTTGGGAGAATCACGGGGAATGGCATATAGACCATATTAAACCTTGTGCTTTATTTAACTTACTGAATGAAGAAGAACAGAAAAAATGTTTTCATTATACAAATTTACAGCCTTTATGGGCTTCAGAAAATATAAGTAAAGGTTGTAAATATGTTGATGAAAATTTATAGATACAAAAACAAACTTAAAATATAAATAATAGTTATTATAACGCTATTATTTATATTTAGTCCAATGGAAATACTAAAAAAACTACCATTTGATTTACAAGAACATATACTTGTCAAAGTTATGAAACGATATAAATTGCGAGATGGAAAATACGTGAAACAAATCGACAAAAGTAAATATACGTTCCTTGACTATATTATGCGGCCATCTGTAAATAAAAATTCATTTAACTACTATGAAGATATACATGAAGATATATTTAATAGGAACGAGGATAAACAATGTTTCCGTTATAAATTTTTCATCAAAAATTTGCACAATAGTCACCTTAGAAAAGAGTCACATGTTGATGACGACATAGTTGATATTCGCATAGAACACAAAAATAATACTTACTATTATGATGTTGGAATATATAAACTAAAAATGAAAAATATAGAAGGAAATAATTTCACACCTGAAAAATTGCAGAAAGATATATACCACAAAGGACCACTGGCAGATAATTACTTTTGGGATTTTTTAGAGTTTTCTTATGAAGTGAAATAACGCAATATTATCACAGACTTAGATGAAAACATGTATAAATATATATATAATATATATAATATATATTATATATATTAAAAAATCATAGATATGTCCAATAAAAAAAGTAGTATTCCTCTTATAGCAGTTTTAGAAGAGCACGAGTCAGGTGTTTGGTCAGTCGCATTTCATCCATTTGCACCCCTTATGGCAACAGCAGGCGGCGACAATAAAATTAAACTATGGGACACAGATTCGCATCAATGTCTAGCAACTCTCGAGGGTCACACAAGCAATGTTAATTCTGTTGCATTTCACCCAACTAAACCTATTCTGGTATCTGGTAGCGATGATAATACCATGAAATTGTGGGATATCACAACAGGTGAATGTTTATCAACTACCAAAGCACACCCTCATGGTGTTTCCTGTGTCGCATTTCATCCTAGCGAACCACTTATAGCGAGTGCTGGTTATATACATTTTCCAAAGTTGTGGAAACTATCATCTGACAATAGAAAAGTAACTCTTGTCAATGATGATTGGTCTAAAAATCATCGTCATCCTAGTGTTAACTCTGTTGTGTTTCATCCGACAGACCCACTTATTGCAACTACTGGTAGTGATGGTAATGCGATGTTGTGGTTACTTGCACCTAACAACAGAATACTATGGTTAGGAACTATGGTAGGTGAAGGAACTGATCCTGGTAGAGATATTTTGTCTGTTGCATTTCATCCAACAGAACCTTTTTTGGTAACTGGTGGCAAGGGCGAAGACGACAATCTCAAATTGTGGCAAATAATAGTTAGTCGACAACAAGTAAGTCGTATTGATAATATAGCAGTTCTTAAAGGACATAAAAATGATGTAACTTCTGTTGCATTTCATCCATCAGCCCCTGTTATTGTATCTGGAAGCAAAGACAAAACTATAAAGTTGTGGCGAATCTTACATGACAGAATTGTTTGTATGGAAACACTTCCTGGTAGAAGTCGTGTTTCATCTGTTGCATTTCATCCAAATGGTAGTCTTCTTGCATCAGGTAGTAGTGGCAATACTGCTCTTTTATGGGATAGTAGCGTATTAACCGAAGAAGGGCAACGCAGTATGGCTTTAATTCGCGGAGTAGAAACACCCTTAATTTCCAGATTTTTTTCCGGACGTATGCATACTATGCCTCATGCGGTGCAAATTCTACGTAATAAACTTAAACAAAGAGGTCCTAATTTTTTGGAAGAAATAGAAGAACCAGCAAGAACAGCAATGGAAAGAGCAAGAGCAATAGCGTCAAGAAGAAGGCCAATAGCACTGATAGAAGCTCCTAGACTACATACAAAACCACCTTCTGCAAGATCACCTTCTCCAAAGTCTTCTTCTGCAAGATCACCTTCTCCAAAGTCTTCTTCTCCAAAACCATCTTCCCCAAAGTCTCCAAAAGAAGATAAAAGTGGAGGTAGAGGTAGGACTTCAATAACATATCGTCGTAAAAGTCATTCATCACGAAAAATAAAATGTCATGCCTCAAAAACGCAACGTTATCGAAGATTTATAAAAATGTAACACGTCTAATGACGTCTAATAACAAGGTTATAAACAAAATATTATATAAAATATTATATATATATATATATTAAAAAATCATAGACATGTCCAATAAAAAAGGTAAAATTCGTATTGTAGCAAGTTTAGAAGGACATAGCGGTCCTGTTCAGTCAGTCGTATTTCACCCTACTGCACACCTTATGGCAACAGCAGGTGGTGACAATGTCGTGAAACTATGGGACACAGATTCGCATCAATGTCTAGCAACTCTTGTGGGTCACACTGCGCCTGTTTCATGCGTGGCATTTCATCCTACAGCAGACGTTCTGATATCTGGAAGTGCGGATAATATGTTAAAAGTATGGCATACGACAACACATCAATGTTTATCAACCACTTCACTACCAATTAATCGAAATGCAAGTCAGCATGGTGTTACTTGTATCGCAATTCATCCCATCATGTCATTTATAGTAACGGGTGAACGTGACTATGGCGAATCCCCAAAGTTGTGGAAACTATCAGATGACAACACGAAATTAGATTTTGTACGTAATATAAATTCTAGGTTAGGTAGCGCTAGCACTAGATGTGTTGCTGTTCATCCAACAGAACCACTTTTTGCAACTGGTAGAGAGCGCACTCGTGATGACAGTTCATCATTGTTATGGTCATATGAAGAAACCAGACAAGGCGTTAAAACAAATTTAGAGAAAGAAATAGAGAATGGACGTGAAAATCACAGTAAAAATGTTTTATCTATTGCACTTCATCCGACTAAACCTTTTATAGCAACTGGCAGCAATGATAATACTATCATGTTATGGAAGTTAGATAATAAAAACGGAAAAATAGGGAGGAGTGTATGTATGGCAATTCTTGAGGACCACGATGCCGCTGTAACTGGTTTGGCGTTTCATCCAACAGCACCAATTCTAGTATCGTGTAGCGCCGATACTAGCGTGATAGGGTGGGGATTCTCAGATGACATGATGACATTGGATAAAATTGGACAACTTTTCGGAAATCGAGGACCTGTTACATCTATTGCATTTCATTCAAATGGTAGACTTCTTGCAACAGGCAACCAAGACAATGCTGCTCTTTTATGGGATAGTAGTGTGTTAACTGGTAAAAAACAACGCAGTATGGCTTTAATGCGTGGATTAGAACTATCCCTAGTGCCCAAATTTTTTTCAAGATATATGACTCCGGGGCAGTTCGCAAGAAGCGATGCTGCAAGGTTTATGCGTAACACGCTTAAAAATCGAGGTCCTAATTTTTTAGGAAATTTAGAACAACCGGCAAGAGCAGCTATAGCAGCATTAGCGTCGAGAAGGGCAATGGCAGCAGCAAGAGCACCAATGAGAGCAATGGCGATGATAGCAGGTCCTATTCCTGAGTCATCGCACCCAAGATCATCTTCTCCAAAGTCTCCAAAACCACATTCAAGAACGCCTTCTCCAAAACCATCTTCTCCAAAGTCTCCAAAGTCTCCAAAGTCTGCAAAACCACATTCAAAAACGCCTTCTCCAAAGTCTCCAAAACCACATTCAAAAACGCCTTCTCCAAAGTCTCCAAAAGAAGATAAAAGTGGTGGTGGAGGTGGAACTTCAATAACTCATCGTCGTAGAAATCATTCATCACGAAAAATAAAACGTCATTCCTCAAAAACAAAACGTTATCGAAGATTTAGATGAAAAAACATATAAAATACTATAAAAAATAAAATAACACTATAAAATATATCATATATATCATATATATCACATGATGAATCTCGAAGAACGTTGTTATGTCGTTTATGGCAAGGGATTTAAACCACTAAAAATAAAAGGTTACTCCAATAAAAATAAATTATTAGAGTCTTTGAAGGTAAAGGGTTTTAAACCAAAAAGTTCCTTATTGAATAGTAATTCAGCAAATGGAAAGAAGTGTAAAACAACTCCAACTTTTTATTAGTTCATCTAACCCATAACTCATAACAATATTTCATAATTATTTAGATAAATAACTATAAGATATAATAACTACAAAAATCCATTATCGCCACCCCTCCCCCCAAAAATACTTTTCTCCATTTAGATAAATGAATAAATATAACCGAATTCATGTTTTGATTCCGTTTTTGTTGTATGTGGCCGCATTACCGATAGATACCGCACCAAAGTATACTCACATCCCCCAAGAAATACGCATTCTTTCAGTAGGCGACTGGGGGTCAGCCGCGCTCGGAGGGTATCATTTGCGAAACGCCGAAAATACAGCAAAAGCAATGTCGGTATACGTTGAAAAATATAAACCAAAACTTGTATTAAATACGGGCGATAATTTCTACTACTGCGGGATTCACAACACAAGTGACCCCCAAGTCAGCGCCGACTATGTCGAATTGTTTGGGAATATTGGTTTGCCTTGGTATAATACTTTGGGTAATCATGACTATGGTTTTAATCCTGATGCACAATTAGCACTGAACGAGACAATACCGACATGGATTATGGATGCACGATACTATCACAAGAGAGTTGTGCTTGATACCAACACCGACACCAACAACAACACCAACAACGAATCCGTAGTTCTTAATATTATCGTATTGGATACGAATCCATGTATTGCCGACTATAGAGGCGATGACCGAGCAAAGTGGGATCCGTGTAGTATACAATACCCGACATGTGCACCCATGGAAGGTGAATGCATGTTTCATCAAAATATTATTCAACAAGATTGCAAAACACAACTTGATTGGTTTAATGCGACATTGTCCAGTATAAATGCTGGTAATAGTAATAATACCGAATGGGTATTTGTATTAGGACACCATAAAGCAGACGAAATTGATGTGGAAGATTTTCAGGATTTATTGAGTAGTAACCAGGTTCATTTATACCTAAACGGACACAATCACAATTTAGAACATTATTCGATCGATGGACAAGCAAAGTATATGACGACGGGAGCAGGTGGAATGGTAATTATTGGTGGGGGTAGTGGAGGCGTAAAATTGCACAAGAGTTCGCCGAATTTTGCAAAATGGCATAATCATACTCATGGTCATGGTCGCGACCACACCCACCAGGTGAAAAGCGTCTGGAGTAAAGTAGTAACCGGGTTTACATCGCATACGTTTATGGAAAAGGGCACAAAAGTAAAGACAGAATATTGGGATACAAATCAAAATATGCTGTATGATTTTACGATTAGTATGAAAAGTTAGTCAAAGAATTAATTTGACTTAATACAATACTCACATAAAAATCCTCGTTCTTTCTTTTCTATCGTCATAGAAAGATGACTCTTGAATAGTCCACAGCTATCGCAGGTATAAACTACCAGAGAATTGTCGTCATTACCTGAAAAAAGGGCACGTTTATTTAAAGAACACTTCTTCATCGGATGAATATACTAAATACGCTAAATATGAAAAATAATATATATTATTTGCAATATATATTATCTATAGATGTATATTATTTGATTTTAAACTTATTTTATTTTGTTTAAGTTTATTTCATTTTATTTTAAAATTACGCCGAATTAAAAAGCTTATTCATATTTACAACCTCAGGTTTATTCAAACAAGGCATAAATATTTTCTTAATCAGTTCATCATCTCTAAATCGAATCGAATACGATAATTGCAACTTATTTCGCCCAATACGCCCCATTGCTTGAATTGTCTTTTCTTGTGTCATATCATTCAGATCCTTGCTAATATACCCATGACAAAACTGATAATTGGTTCCGTATATATAATCCGATGACGCAATAATCAAATACAACTTTTGGTTTTGCGCCAGTTCTTTCATGATTTCATTATATTTTACGTTTGTGTGATTTGTAATTACACCAATGCCCATAAGTAATAGTATTTTCCAATGCGTTTCCATTTGTAGCAACATAATATTTTCAACGATATGTTCATCCAGGTTTGCAGAAAATTCATTTTTATACTCTTCGCGTCCTGTCCATCGTCGCAAATGCGCCAGTTTATTTGGCACAAAAATATCATTCAGTGCAATTCGTCGAACATCGGTTCGTATAATATCAATCATTTGCTGCTTCTCACGTATCTCACGCGTATCTACGACTACACCTCCAGCACCACCACCCCCACTTTTATTCTTTCCATCATCTTTTCCACCTCCACTTCGCATTTTCTCTTTTTCTTCTTCGATATTTTGTATTTCTTTATCAAGCACGTCTATTTTATCCGACAGCATATTATTATGCTCAATATCGTGCATAAGGTCGTCTATTACTTGACTCGGTATTTTCGAATTTTGAATTGCAAATTTTGCTATTTTTTCCACGTCGCTAGTAAGAAAAATCGTTGGACCATCCGTCAGTGTATGTGCATCCGAAGTCGTGAAATAGATATTCGACTCAAATATCTTCTTGCGTTCCTCCTTCATTTTTGTATATATTTCGCCCCACGTTTCCGGTTTAATATTTTTCAAAAGTGTCAAATAGTAAATTTTTATACTCGTCATATTAATATTTGTAATATCGTCAAAGTATCGGTCACTTGCAAGACGTGCTGCGTTTGTATAATATCCACGCTCATTCACATACATTATAAATTTAACAATTTGTCCCAAGTCAAAATATCGCAACAATGTTTTATAGTTCAAGCAGTGTTCAGCAGATGTAACTACGTCTTCGTATTTTTCAAATAAAAAGTGTGGCAACTCGACATAATTGTCTTTATTCACGATAGGTATCGACTTGGTGCAGTCGTGACTAATAATCGATGTAACATATCCACCAGGAAAACGCGTTTTAAAGTCCAAAATCGTATCTTTTATTTCACTTTCACGTGGAAGTGTTGCAGAAGATAGTACTATGTTGGGTATTTGATTTTCGACCCAGTTGCGTTTGATTAGAGCATGAAATTCATGTTCGTCATAGTCGAGCGAAATAGTTGGTTCATCGAAGTATACTATAATATTATTCACATTGTTAAACGCCTTCATATAAAGCATTGCATGAATATATGACTTGATGTCGCTAATCATAATTTCTACTTCGTCACCAACACTATTATCAACCCTTCTAATCCTGCCGTTTTTGTCACGTGTTGCTTCTTTGGCGGAATAATAATGTAGGCGAATATCGCTTACGCTACCACATCCAAACGCAAATGCAATTTTTTTCATTGCACAGATTGCCGACTTTGCAAGGGCAAGACCAACGTGTCGTGCAGCACACACAAAAATAATCCTGTTTTGTTTTACTACTGACCCCGACCCCGAGATAGTAAAGGGCTCTGTTAATCCAATAGGTGTTAGCGTTTTACCAGTTCCTGTCGGTGCAATGTATAAAATAAGTTTAGGGGTACTTATTTTGCTCTCTGTGAATATTTTTTTTTGGTGTTCATACAAACTGCTATCTTGATACTTAAACAAATAATCATTTTTTTCAATGAACTGCACGGAATAACGTATAAATGTTTTTACTTTAAATTCATTTTCGTATTTATCCAGAACATTATTTACAAAAAGAATTACGTACTTGTTTATATTTTCAATATCGTTTTTCATCATAAGTTTGAGTGTATAATAGTAATAATACCAATTTGCTTGTTTGTCATTATAAAAACTTAAAAGATTATCAATAATTTCGAGTAAAATATATTCGTATACCTTGTCGTTATCTGTCGCAAAATTATTATTTGTGATACGCATTTCGTCTATTTTTTTAATTTTCAAGTTTTTATTTTTTCCAATTACTTGTTCGCAGTTAAAATCGGTATACTCAGCTTCTTCGCATATCTCTTCTAGTCGTGTTTTAAAATATTTATTAAAAAGAAATACCATGATTTCTTCGTTAATTGACGTTTTTAAAACACCAATAATTGACTTTGTAGTATTAAATCGTATATTCACATTATTAAAACCTGCTTTAATCATATTCAAAACTTCAATTTCTTCGCGTGATTCTGGAATTTCTGTGTAGTCCCATTCTGCTTTCGATAGCTTTTTTTGATGTAAGTCGACATGGGTTTCTGATCCACTAGACATTATAGTAACTTAATTTTAGATTGTGGTTTATAGGTTGTGATTTGTAATGATATACGTAGTGTTATTTATTATAAAATTTTATATTTAAACTTATTTCATATATAATATAACACATTTTTCTCATTTTCTTTATTCATATTTAGCCCTTATATAAAATTGAACCATATATTTATTATATAATCGTATAATAAAGAACATAGAATAATGTCTTCTGCATCTGCCTCTGCCGATACCTCTTCACGCACAACATCATCCATTCCATATGCACCCCATCCATACCCTCACCCCATCATAGTAAGCATTGACGGGAATATCGGTTCAGGAAAGTCAACAAACGTAAGTGATCTCCAGAAATATTTTAAAGACAAAGGCATAGAAGACATTATTTTCGTTCAAGAACCTGTTCATGAGTGGGCATCTGTAGTCGATGTCAACGGCACACCTATTCTTGCCAACTTTTATAAGGACCAAAAACAATACGCATTTCGGCTTCAAATGTTGGCATATATATCACGCCTTGCACTTTTGCGCGATGTTGCAAAGAAGGGGTATAAGTATATCATCACGGAAAGATGTGTCGGAACAGACCGAAATGTATTTTCAAAAATGCTTTACGACAAGGGGGATATTGCACACGACGAGTATACTATTTACAACAAGTGGCATGACGAGTTTTCAAAAGACGTGCCTGTTTCTGCAATCGTTTATATAAGGGCCACACCAGAAACGTGCCTATCACGCGTAAATATTCGCGCCAGAGAAGGCGAAAATATTCCAATCGAATACTTGGAGGAGTGTCACAGGTATCATGAAGAATGGATTGAAGGAGAAAATATACCGAAGCTTTACGTTGATGCTAATACAGACTTCAAAAAAAATCCAGATTACAAGGACAAAATACTTAAAAAGATTGACGACTTTATTCATTCGTTATAAGGTAGTTACAGGCACCAGTAACTGGTGCATCATCCATTTTGAATATACTTCACATCAAATACTTGTTGCGACTTATATTTTAATATATCTAACTCTTTACTCGTTGTAGGGAATAATTCATTGCCATATATGTCTTGCAGCAATAGCCACTCAAACATTCCACCAACGTATATGTTTACATTTATAAAACCTAATTTAATAAGTTGCTCATATTTTTTATATACTTTTTCGTCATTACTATTTTTTCCATAGACTATAATAGGAGAACTATTTGATTTTTTTATAATCGAGTTAATAAGCGCCTCTTCATTTTCTATTTTGGTTGTATTTGCAATAAGACAATTTTGCATCGTTGGTTCTAATGTGTTAATTATAATATAATTCTTTGTATTTTTACATGCTTTTTGCATATCTTCGCAGTTTATTTTTCTTATTGATGTATTATTTCCCATATATTATATATGCTATACGTTATATATAGTTTCAAATTAAATATAAATACAAATATGTTTTTATACTAAAATATAAAGACATCTTTATATATTTTATTTACGCTTTTATTTACGAACCAACATACATAATCCAAAATCCGTTGTTAGTTAAAGTTAACAACTATTTCAACTTTTTCTTTTTTAATACTTTTCGTAGCAGATATCGATAACTCTTCGCGCTTTTTTCTTGTTTTATTATTTGTATCGCTTGGTGGTGCTAGTGCTAGTGCTAGTGTTAGTGACCCATTATTAATAGAAGACACGCTATTTGTATTTTGAACATCGCATTCACTACTATTACCGCCATTGCCGTCACCATTGCCGCCGCCATCGCAACCATCAGCATCAGCATCATCACCCTCAGATGAAAAAGACGTGGTTGATGTAGTAGAAGCCATAGACATCTCTGATGCAATTGATGAACACATTGAATTCTTCTTTGCATTGCTATTTCTGTTATTCATATCTTTTTCAATATTGACATAGTTCTCTTCAATATAGCGAATCACATCGTTCTCGAGTGCCCATTTGAAAAAATTCAGTTGTCCAATCGTTGTTTGAATGTATTTGTCATCTTTATATGGAACATTGATTCTATCCCATCTGCAAAAAGGGTCGAATCTTTTTTTTGAATATGCTTTTAATTTCAACTTATAGTCTACGTATACTTTAAACCGCCTTCCCGTATTATGAATCGAATACAGCGTGTAATATTTCTTAGCATAGTTTGTAGCAAACCAGTCAATAATTCGAAGCGAAATCTTTGACTCTCCATTTATAATCCTAAGCATATAATCCATATTGTCGTCTTGTGCATAAAATTTTAACAGGTTGTTAAGAAGTAAATTATTTTGCGTACCATAAATAGAGTTTGTTGTAGAATTATTACCATCTGTATATATGTTTAAATTTGACATAATAATATTTACTTGTTATTTGCATTCTATTTATAAGTTCATTTTAAATTCTTTTTTCGTTATTTTATATTTTATATTTTATATTTTATATTTATGTTTTTATATTTTCCAAATCCGATTCTAATTTTTTAATACACTTCATTTGTTTTCCAAGTTTGTATCGTTCGCTATTCATAATCCCACGTCGCAAGTTACAATTCAAGCAAGCAATTACTATATTTCCCTTGTTATGCCCATGGTCATTATCAATTCTGTCAATCGTCCATTGTGTTTTTGACAACACTTCATTATATATGATATAACATTCCATACCACAATAGTGACACTTTATTCTACACGCAGTTAATTTTGATAACACTTCTTCCATATCTATGAATCTTTCTTTATCGTAGATTTCCTTTTCAATGTCTTGGCGCTTATATCCTTCTATTTTTTTTTGTATCTCTTTCTTAAAAATGTCACCATTCGGTAATGGTTTCACGTCCATATATAATTTATTCACTATATTCATTTGTTCGCTATGTTTTTCGTATAATTCTATGACTTCTTCTGGCCATTTTTTGACTATATTTCTTTCTAATATTAGTTCAGGATTATCAAGCGTTTTCATTTTATCTGTATTTCTTTTACCAGTGATTGATACAGATTTCATTCGTAATGTAAAAATATAGTATATAATATAGTATATAATATAGTATGTAATATAGTATATAACACATAGTATTAAAATAATTTTTCTAATATAACTAATAAAAACAAGTTAAACTTTACTATTTATATAATGTATAGTAAAGTTTACAATCATGAACAAAGAAGATAAACACAAAGAAGATAAGACCAAATACGAAAAAAATAAAGACAAGGATTTACATGAATTGAATCAAATAAAGTATAAGTCAATGATTTTATCCAATAATAGAAATGTCCACAATAATTTGAGTCCAAGAGAATCAAATGATTCAAATATCGCAAATATAAACGACTTTCTTGAAAAAGAAAAACAGCAACATGTCGGTGAACAATGGTGCAAATTAGATAAAACAAGCAAGATGCAAAAGATTCGCGTGTTTATTAACAAATACGTTGCCGACAATAGCTTGACTGCAAAAGATAGCAAAGCTCTTCTTGAATTTTTAACAACCAGTTTAAACCAGAAAAAATTATCAAAAACAAAAGATGTTGTTTATGATAAATCAACAGGTCTTATAAAATCTATTCCGTGTCTTTTATTCAATCAAACACAGCGAAAGTTTACTTTAAAACGTGTAGAAAAACGCCAGATAACTATGCGCGTAGTTGGTGCCAAACGCATAGCTGCAAATAAAACGCGCGACCATAAAACCGGCAAAACCACGTCGCGTTCAAATAGCGCGACACATTCAAAAAATAATTCCAATCATAACAGCGATGATGAGGGTGTGACATTAGTTGTTACGAATAAGTAAAACATGCAGAATGTTGTGAAATTATAGTATTGGCATAATATAAAATTGATACTATTTAAATATATCGTCACTATAACATATAACAAACTTTATTTACTGGCGTTACTATGACAGAAATTGGTATACAAACAGACGAGTTGTATATCAATGGAATACCACTCCGAGAATTCTTGCTTTTGGATGTTCCGCAAACACATTATTTGAAAATGCTTGACTATCTAGAGAATGACGTAGATGCTAGTGTTGACACTGATACAGACACTGACACCGAGGAAGAAACATTTACACAAGAAGAAGCCGAGGCGTTCTACGAAGCTATTTTCGGTTATATTGACTACATAGTCATGTCAAATATTTCATCATTTAGCGACCCCCATTTTCACAAAAAAGTGGAGTTAGGGGTCTATGAATTATTAGAAGCGACTTTTAGTAGTATGTGCGGAACTGACTTGTTTATGATAACTTATGACATGGAAATAGAACTCGAAAGTATCGTGGATAGTTGTATTGAAGACTATTTTACTAGCGTTGTTCCACTTCGTTCGTATTCCACTTCATTTATTCGCAGTAAGTGTGAGACAAATCATGTTCATCAAAATATCGAATATCTTCGATCTGTTCCTCAACATCAACAGCGCACACCTGAGTGGTATAAACGTCGCAGTGAGATGATTACTGCAAGTTCTGCGTGGAAGGTATTTAAAAGCGACTCCAATATAAATCAGATCGTATATGAGAAATGTAGTGCTGCTGCTGCTGCATCGGGATTGACAACAACGATCGAGTCTTTGTCGTCTGACGACAACGATGCAACTGGTGGTGGCGAAACAATAATATTGTCTGTTTCTGCGCCTGCATCGGCACCAACACCAACACCAACACCAACACCAACAAAAACGCAGTATGTGAACGTCAATTCGCCACTACACTGGGGGCAGAAATATGAAGAAATATCGCGCATGATATATGAGTCAAAAAATAATACACAAGTTGGTGAATTTGGCTGTATTCCTCATTCAGACTATCCATTCTTAGGTGCATCGCCTGATGGAATTAATATCAACCCTTCATCGCCTCTCTATGGTCGCATGGTTGAAATCAAAAATATCTTCAATCGCGAAATTGATGGTGTGCCATTAGAAGAATATTGGATTCAAATGCAGCTTCAAATGCAAGTATGCAAGTGCGATGAATGTGACTTTCTAGAGACACGATTTAAAGAGTATCCCGATGAAGAAGAGTTTTTGAAAGACTCAGCGAGTGATTTTGACAACGAATTCCATCTCACCAATGCAAGGACGCTAAAAGGTGTTTTCTCTTATTTTATAAAAGATGGCGGCACACCTGTATACTATTACGCGCCTCTATATTTGACACGAAAAGAATACGATACATGGTGCGAAGAAATTATCGATAAACACGCGGATTTAGTTTGGATAAAAAATATTTACTGGTATTTAGACCAATATAGTTGCGTCCTTGTTTTACGAAACGATATCTGGTTTCAAAACGCGATTCCCCAAATAGAAAAAGTATGGAATATTATACTCCGTGAGCGTGAAACCGGGTTTGCTCATAGGGCGCCTAAAAAGCGTGGTTCGTCGTCGTCTACAACAAATAATACAAAACTTAAAAATGCAACCGCAACCATGACCGCAGACTCAGCTCGGAAACCAAATAATGGATGTTTAATCATGATATCTGACCTAGAATTGAATTTATAAAATTTATATAGTTTAGTTTAGCTTTTACTTGCCCACCAGTTTACGCGCGTTACGCCAGATGCGCCAACAGGAAAACCAGGAGTCACTTTATCTATTTTTATATCTGTATCATAATAAGGCGTCCCGCAAAACTCGGCGGTTGAACACTTTCCGTTATCAGGTGTCTTCCAGTATCTTCTATTGTTTGTTTGCTGTTTAAATGAACTTGGATATACGGGATAGTCTTTCCATATATCACTTCTATTATTTTTAGTAACACCCGTATCTTCTTTTACGTTATAGTCACCATATAATATTGGTTCATCACTAGAATTCGGATATTGACCTGGGCTTAACCTATAATAGTTATTCATACCTGGTCCGAATGCTTCGAAAGATGTAAATTTGGATATACCAAGATAACAAACTAATAATATTATCAATAAAATGAATAATATACTATTTATACAAGTTGACGATTTTTTCATTATTGTTAAATGTTAAATAATACTATATATAATAAAATATATTTTATTGTGGCATAAATATAGTAAAACATATTAAACAAAACTTATATATACATATATATTTATTACACTATCCTTATTTAGATAGTTTCATGTCGATTCAAAATAAATCTCCGTTGCTTGCACAGGCACCGGCAGAACAAGAAATGCGTGTAAAGAAGCGCGATGGCTCTTTCCAAGAAGTCCAGTTTGATAAAATTCTAACACGCGTCAAGAAAATTGGCCAGCAAGCCAATGTTACTATTAATTTTTCCGCACTCGTTATGAAAATTATTGACCAATTATATGACGGCATTCCCACCACAAAAATCGACGAACTTACTGCCGAACAATGTGCAACCCAGTCTTCTCAACATCCTGACTACGCTACACTCGCGTCATATATTATTATTTCCAACCATCACAAAAATACCGACCCTTCATTCACAGGTGTTATGCGACGATTATACGAGTTCTGCGACAATGAAGGCAAGCACACACCCCTTATTTCCCAGTCCACATGGAGCATCATCGAAAAAAACGCCGATTTCCTCGAAAAGTTTGTGGCGAACCACTTGCGCAACGATTTTTTATTCGACTATTTCGGTTTTAAAACACTAGAGCGGGCATACCTTATGAGAATCAATGGAGTCATTCAGGAGCGTCCGCAGTATATGTGGATGCGTGTGTCGATAGGAATACACGGCACGGATTTGAAGAAAGCTTGCGAAACGTTTATTCTCATGTCCGAGAAATATTTCACACATGCTACGCCGACGCTATTCAATGCAGGGACACCGCGTCCACAGCTTAGTTCTTGTTACTTGATTGCGATGGAAGATGATTCACTGGACGGCATTTTCAATACACTAAAAGAGTGCGCCAATATTTCAAAATGGGCAGGTGGTATTGGCTTGCATATTCACAATATTCGCGCGGCTGGGAGCCTTATTCGCGGCACAAATGGGTCGTCGACAGGAATCGTGCCGATGTTGCGTGTGTTTAATAATACGGCGCGCTATATTGACCAGGGCGGACGTCGCAACGGAAGTTTCGCCATTTATCTTGAACCATGGCACGCCGATATTGTCGAGTTCCTTGAACTGAAGAAAAATCAGGGCGATGAAGAACAAAAAGCGCGTGACCTTTTCTACGCATTATGGATGCCCGATCTTCTTATGGAAAAGATAAAAACGAATGAAGATTGGTGCCTTTTTTGTCCCGATGAGTGTCCCGGATTGGCGGATGTATATGGCGCCGAATTCAAAGCACTTTATGAGAAATATGAATCACAAGGTCGCCAAAAGCGTAAAATCAAGTCGCGCGAATTATGGTTTAAAATACTCGATAGTCAAATGGAAACAGGCACACCTTATTTATGCTACAAAGATGCCGCGAATTCGAAAAGTAACCAGAAAAATTTGGGCACGATTAAGAGCTCCAATTTGTGTTCGGAAATCATCGAATACTCAGATAAGGACGAAACTGCGGTTTGTAATCTTGCAAGCATTGCTCTGAATAAATTTGTAAGGGGTAGTGGTAGTGGTAGTATAGACGCGGACCCTGTGAAACCATTTTTTGACTATAGTCATCTGCACGATGTGGTGCGTGTTATTACGCGAAACTTGAATCGCGTTATTGATGTAAACTACTATCCAACAACTAAGACACGTGTTAGCAATCTGCGGCATCGTCCGATTGGAATTGGAGTGCAAGGATTGGCAGACGTGTTTTTCATGCTTGATTTGGCATTTCAAAGCGACGAGGCGCGCACGATTAATCGTCTCATTTTTGAAACGATTTATCATGCCGCGTTAATGGAGTCAAACGAGATGGCAAAAGAACGTGCAAATTACTTCGCGGCGAATCCGACCATAGTTACGACAATAACAGATGATACGACGGATATGGTAGATATATCTAAAGACACTAAATACTTACTTACTTGCCAAGAATATGACAAACTATGTAAACATTCCGACTCCGACTCCGACTTGATGGGCGCGTATTCTTCGTTTATTGGATCGCCTGCATCCGAAGGAATATTTCAATTTGATATGTGGAATGTGCAGCCTACGCCTGGACGATATGACTGGGACCATTTGCGCAAACAAGTGGTAAGATATGGTCTACGCAATTCTCTGCTTCTAGCGCCCATGCCTACCGCAAGCACGTCACAGATTTTGGGCAACAATGAATGCTTTGAACCGATAACTAGTAATATTTATATGCGGCGGACACTGGCAGGTGAATTTATCATGGTGAATAAATATTTGATGAAGGAATTTATCGATTTAGGAATCTGGAATGAACGCGTGAAAAATAATATTATTGCGAATCGTGGAAGTGTTCAACAATTGTCGGAAACGTTGTTTCCTGCTGGGAAGGCGGAACATATTAAAAATAAATATAAAATCGTTTGGGAAATGCCGATGAAACATTTGATAGATATGGCGGCAGAAAGGGGGGCATTTATTTGCCAAAGCCAGAGTTTAAATCTATGGCTGGAAGAGCCGAATTATAATACATTGACGTCGATGCATTTTTATTCATGGGTGCGTGGATTAAAGACGGGGATTTACTATTTGCGTAGAAAAGCGAAACACCAGGCACAACAATTCACGATTGAACCTGACGGGGATATTGTTGGGAACGGAGGAAGCGGTGGAAGAGGTGGAAATGAAGGGCTTGGTAATATTAACAACGAAAATGATATTTGTGAAATGTGTTCTTCGTAGGTATCCAAGCCTAAGCATCGTACCAAGGCTAAATCAAAAACGATTAAAAAGAATAAACGGGTATATCATAAATTTGATAAAAAATATACTCGAAAACATTAAATATCTGCTACTACAACTCTAGCAACAATTCTCCCGATAAAGCACGCGGAATTCACGCGAGTCCAGTGACAAGTTCACGTCATGTGCCATTTTGCAGTAGCATTTCAGTGTAATAATTGTATCCGCAAAAGAGTTGTGTAAATTCAGGGGCGCGGGAATCCCCGGAAATAGGTGTTCATACAGCTCCATCAGTTTAGGAAACTTGAACCCTTTCTCGCCATTCGAAAATGTGAAATCAATTTTGCATACTTCTTTGCCGTTTTTCATCGTGCAATAATCCGCCGGAAAATTCATGCGAATGCTATTGCGGATACCTTCCACGATGAGAAACCTCTTGTCAAATGACACATTGTGTCCCACACAAATATCCACCTTCCCAAGTGCATCGCGCACCCGCACAAGCGCTTCCTGAATCGGTATACCTTTTGTCTCCATGATTTCGCGCGTAATTCCGTGTATTCCTTCCGAAACTGGGTCAACTATCACCCACGTGTTCAGTTTAATATATGCGTCGTATTTTTCGTCAATTTCGCCCGTCTCCGTATTGTAAATAATATAACTAACTTGCATCACATGCGGCCATTTGTCTGTATCATATATGGATGGATTGCGCTCTTTGGGCAAGCCGGATGTTTCAGTGTCAAATACGAATACTTTCATTTTGTTGGTTGTTTGTTTTTTCAGACTTTTCTTGCTTTTTCTATTTAATATAGAGTTGCGTATATACGATATAGTATACTATTTCTATTTCAATTTAATGTTTATTTTATTCAATGTAATAATATAATCAAAAATAATATAATCAAAAATAATATAATAAAAAATATATATAATCAAAAGTAATAATAAGAAATAGTATATAAATCATGTCAACGATGTCAATGACACCAATGACACCAATGACACCAATGACACCAATGACACCAATGAGGTGTTCATCTAGAACATCAAAAAATATTTCAATATGGATTTCAGCACATGGATATGAAGCCGTATCTCAACAAGAACAAACAATTTCAATGAGAACAAGAGCACATAACACAATTAAATACGACGGAACCTTAAAGGTGTTTCACCTTAGTATGGCTGGGTTGGCTAATGTTACGACAGAGATGGGTGTTCTATATAAGAAATATAATAAGTTTACAGAACAAAGCGAATTCCTTGACCCTGACATAGTGAAACTATTACATCACCGCTCAACAGAATATGCCACACTTACATCGTTAGTAAATAAAGTTTATGGTAAAAAATATGTTAAGTATGATGAATGTAAAGAAGATATAAGTATAGTCGATTTAAAATTAAAGAAATTAAAAAAAGAAATGTTAGCTTTAGAAGAACTAGCTGGCATTAAATATTCAAAATTTTCACCCCCAACTATAAAAGAAAACCCATATTCTAATAAAGTTTATTCATTAAAACCAAATCCTGGCGAAAATATCCGCAACGATAGCAGTAGTCGTAGCAATCCCGTTAGATTGAGCGGATACGCACCACATAACCTATTTTGGGCGTTTTATGGATTATATATTTTGGATACATCCGACCCTGAACATGAAGGCTTTTCAATATCAAATCTACCAGTCGATGAAAATGGTTTTGTAGACCCTCGAGAAATTATAAAAAAGAATATATTAACACGAGAAAACTATACAAACTGGAAGCGTTATCTAGATGCCAGGGATTTTAGCGGCGTTCCTGATTCTCATGTTAGTGATATAGGCGACGATCTCCAAGCTAGTATTGCTATATTTAAGAAATTTTGTAAAAATACTGGTATTGTGAATCCTGTACGTAGGCGGAAAGTTGTACTGAAGCAATTGGACCCCATCATTGCAACACATATCGAAACATTGCGGGGAGCTGTGACACTAGCGGCAGACACAATAATACGTGCTATCAGACAACTACATGAGTCTGCTGATATAGTGTCTGATGCTAGGGCTGAATTTAAACGCACGACAGATTTGGCTAATACAGCTGAAAAAAAATATGAGGCGTTGAAAAGTCGTTATGCAACTACTGCAACTACAACTAGACTCGTTTCCACTACTATTGAACCCACGTTACGCACCGAATATAATAATGCTGAAGACAAATGGCAAAAAGCAAAAACTGCTCTTGAACAAGCCAAAGCGAATGATACGCTCGCTAGTGAAACCGCACAGCAAGTAGAAAAACTCGCATCTGAAGATATTATTGATGCTATTAAAAAATGTATTGATAATATTATTTCTTCTTCATCTTCAGAACAACACACTGAATTAAAAAGAATATTAAAAAATATAATAATGAGTAACAAGCTAAAAAATATATTAAAAACGGCAATCTTTTATAAAAAAATATCATTAAAACAGATTATATTATTTTTTAGCGGTTTAGAATATAAAGAATTGGGTATAGCTGATCCTGCATGTTTTGTTGCTAAGCCACAACAAAATCCATTGGATGCGGATAAGATTATACAATTTGATACACAAGAACTCGACGATTCATCATTCACACCACCACCCTTGTTTCAAGATATTCTTGATTTTATTAAAAAAAAAATTTACCCCCCAATGGGATCTCCTAAACGTATGCGTTCTAGTGTCGCTAGTCGTACTACTCATTGGAGTGGTGGTTCAAAACGAAAACGCCACGTGCGTAGATATTCGCGAAAACGCCGCACGCGTAGACGAAGATACACAAGACGACGTGCTTCATGAAACTGCGTTTATAATACACTTATAATACACTTATAACACAACTAAGAAAACTCTTTGCACAATCCAAAGCTTCTCCTGTGCCATTGTGTTATTCCGTGTTCACGAATCCCGTCCATATGTTTTTTTGTCCCGTATCCCTTATTGTTCGCCAAGTCATATTTTTCGGCCAAATCCGTGTGTTGTTTGCACATTTCGCCAATATATTCATCCCGCGAGACTTTTGCAAGAATCGAAGCTGCCGCAATTGCCGCGTATGTGTTATCGCCGCTTTCCACGCAAATATGCGGTATTTGCACATATGATTCACCATTTATCAGCTCCATCATTGGTATGAAGTCGTTCCCATCGATGAGTAAATACGCTTTGTCGCCAGTTGTCCTCAATTTGTCAGCAATAATTTCACGCACTGCGCGATGCATGCAGTCAATCGTCGCGCGACGTATATTTACGCGGTCTATTTCGTCGTGTTCCGCGTAGACTACGCTCCATGCAATTGCGTTCTTTTTGATATATTCCGCCGCTTCTTTTATTTTAGCATCAGATGTGAATTTTTTGCTATCTTTCATTTTAGAGAAATCGAATAATTTTGCATCTTTAGGTAAAACAACGGCGCCGACATAAACACGTCCAAACATAGGTC